GGTGGGGGGGGGGGTATTTTAACCCTCAGATAAGGAGGGGGTATGTTTAGGCGCAGGACTTCTTCTTCCGGTAAGATCCACTACCGTGTTAATATAAACAAGAATATGTGTCTTAGCGTTGTAGATATATATATTGATGGAGATACATATCAACGTGGTTTTAACGGATCTTATCTTGATATATATTGCGATAAGAAGATAAAAACTATAAGCATAAGAGGACAGATAGAATATCTAAATCCGAAAAATGAGTACAATGTTATTTTAGGCATAAGTGGAGGTGTTATAGATGGAACCCTTACGTATCAATATAATTCGGGTATGCATTGCGAGTTGGCTAATATGGTGACATACGGGAATAGGATAACTAATTTTGTTCCTGTAACGGTGATAACCGATCCTGGGGAGATTATTAATTTCACTTACAGACCTGAATTAAAGACTCAGGTTTTAGATGAAAGTTATGTAACTTGGGATGGTGATTATGTATTAAACGATAATTGTATAGTAACTGATCTTTGTTCGAGATGTGAATCTTATGCCTATGGGAAAAGTTCTCATGGTAACTATCGAGTGACGGTAAGGATAGTGTAGTACCAAGGGAAGGAAGGAGACCCTCATCCCTCCGGGCCTCCCCCGTCCTCCCACCGCCTCCCGTTCTTTTTGGCTTCCTTCTGGTTTTATCCTCAAATTTTCATATCTTTGGAACAAAACTAAAATCATGTTTAGAAACATACTTCATAAGCTTAAGATCTTCTTCTGCGACGATGACGTTGAGAAGATATATGTAAGGGACAGTACGGTTATCCGCAACAACGAGATCCATAGGATGTATAATGAGATACTGGACGAGTTAGGCGATTTGGCTACGGTCGTATCAAGGAACTACGTATATGGTAAGATAAAGGACAGGACTGGATTAAGTATCCGTCATATCAGTAGGATAATAAACCATACTAAAGTTGAGGAGATATGATTAAGGATACGATGGAGTGGGATATGATAAATGAGATATCAGCGTTATTCGTGATGATATTCACGGCCGGGTTGATGTTTGTCATGCCGATGTTAGATATAGAGTGTGATGATATTACTATTATAATAGGATCAGGGATAATACTATCTTTTATACTAACCATAATACCGATCTTGCTTTCTTATGATATAAGGGATGAGATCATTGAGTTGATTGAGGATATGGATAATCAGATCGTGGTAGATACTTCGGTATATAAAACGAACCTGCCCTAGTTAATTCCTAGGGCAGATATTAATATCAATTTGACTTCAAATACGATTCTATTCTATCAGCGACCTCTTTAGGCGTATGTCCATCCCATTCCCATGCCGTATCAAGTTCAGGGATATTAAACAACTCCCAATACCGGTTCTCATAATGATTGGATATCTGTCCCGTTGGCAGTTCTGCCATTACGATAAACCACAATCCGCCGAAGCATTCCTCTCCATCATAATGCTTATGTGATTTACAGATCTTTATATCGCCTTTCTTAGCAAGCTCATTGAAGAAAGCGGCATTGTAAAGCATTCGATATCTATATAGTTCGTTAAATGTATGATACCCATCGGATATATTACTCATCATATCATCTTCATGTAAATATGTTTTCTCAAAAATGTCCTGCTTGCAAGGATAAAACTCCCCGTTTACTCCCTTGATGATGTAATCACCTACATTGGCTTTCATAACACCTTCAAGGGTTTCTATACTACAATCAACAGAAGGAGGTATCCCATTATCAGCGTCACCTTCCCTAATAACTTCTATTTTAACGCTATCACCAGCGAAATCCTTGATCTCATCATTATTAAAGCCTTTCCATTTTACGGCTTCTATCGCAATTGGTTTCTTTACATATCTATTCATAATTTTACGATTTAATATATTATTATCTTTTGATATACCTTTCTATAAGATCTATGGATAATTTAGCGCCCAGCTCTTCCTCCAACAGGTTAAGGTAGTTCCGGTGCAGGCACCCGCCCCGCTCCACCTCTCTGAAGCCTGCCCCGTCCCGGATTCTGACCAGCCCTTTCCTTGGATCCATGTCGATCAGATCCCGAAGCTCGTTCATATTCTTGAACCGGTTCTCTATTACCTTAAATACATCGATCTTAGGTCTCTTATCCTTATCCTTGGGCTTTATTTTAATTCTTCCACTCATATCAATTATCCAGTAACTTTACATGTAATATGATTCATATTATTATTACCGCAATAAGCGCACATAGATACGTAGGGAGAATATACTCTTCCACATACCGGACATCTCCATCCATACATAACAGGATTTGTTTGTTTGTCAATTTCTTTCAAGCCCTCATTAGTAGTGGATGATGTATTTTTATTTTCCATATCATTCATTACCACGGTGGTTTCCTAACCGACGTTCGCTGGTCATGAAGCCATCCTTATTTATCTTATCTGTACTACCAAACCCATTATCCCCTCTATCAGATTTTCCAAGATCTTCTAATGACTCCACTTCTTCCCATACGATACGTTCCCTCCTACGGATAAGCAATTGAGCTACCTTGTCCCCAACCGAATAAGAAGGATCATCATAACAATCCACACGTCTACATACTACCATAATCTCGCCTCTATATCCTTCGTCAACGGTTCCCGGGGCGTTTTGGATAACAGACTTTGTTTTGGTGATGCTACTACGAGGGCGTATTTCCATCTCATAATCCTCCGGCAATGCTACATGTACACCGGTATGATATATGGTCCTGCCTCCGTCAAGTTCTACATCCTTGACGAACAGATCCATGCAAGCGTCCTCCTTATGGGCGTACTTAGGCAATATCGCTCCTTCTTCCAGCCATATCTTGACCTTACAAGCATCTATATCTTCAAGTAATGATTCTACCTCATTATAACTCATTGGTTGTTCTGACGCCAATGAAATGGCTCTTGCCAATAAATCTTTAATCTTACTCATCGTATCTTGTTTTTAAATTCCTTTCCTTTCGGACATTGTAATTTACATTCCTCGCCACAAGCGGAACAGTTGGGTCTCATTCCGGGTACCCCTCTTCCCCCGTACGGCCAGTAGGCGTAATCGCAGACGCTCCAGAACGCCTCCATCGCCTTGATCTTGGCATCGACGGTTATCTTCTCCTTCACCTTTTTCATGCTTTTCCTGAACTCATCTTTCATATCCTTCCCTTCTATCTGTCTGGCCTTACGTCTCTCGTTCCACCAATTGTAGTAGAATTTATCTGCCATCTTATAAGCTTCGGGGTCAAATTTATCACGATGCAGGATAGGTGCGTCCTTGATCTTTCTCAAATTCCTGCCACAAACATAAGCAAGCCCGGCGTAAGGAGGTATGTCCTTAGGATCAACCAACCCATCCGGAACGCAGTAGTAGAAGTAATTGGGGCGGCCGTACCTGACCCAGTCACCGGTCTCGTATAGGGCTTGCTTTCGCGCCTCGAACCAGCCTTGCATTACTTGGTGCTTACCCTCCTTCTCGAAATCCTTGTTATAGTCAGCCAACGAGATCTTCACCTCAACCTCATAAGCGTACATGGATCTGGTTATAGCCAGATAATCAGACTCCCAGTTATAGACATACAAGTTGTTTATAATCCATCTAGGAGATACCAAGAACTGTCTGTTAAGGATATCCAATATCCCTCTTTCAGTGTATTCCGTGCCTTTATTTGATTGCCGTGTTCCCATCTCCTGTCATAGGATTATTCCTTAACCCAACCGCCATTATAGCGTTCGATACCAATCTCCGTAATCCACCCATATCCTTATCATGGAACGAGAAAGTAGTTAAGTTATGTGATTCAGTAATCTTATCATAAGACTTTATCATCAACACAGCCACATACTCACCAATCATCTTCTCATTTATGATATCAAGATCGATTATGCCGTGATCTATTAGATCAACCACATCCCATCCTGATGGTAGATACGTTTTTATCTGATTAATGTCCATAGCAAATAGTATTTATAAAAAGGAGGGTCGTGCTACCCTCCTATAGATTACACACGAAAAATAGAACTGAAAGCGATCTTAAGCACGTAAGATTTTATTAATTCCCGTAGGCTGTCTACCGGTTATCGTTAATTACCGACCTACGGGAATATGTTTAAGAAAACACCATGTACCCCAATCCGGAATCGAACCGAAATTTCATCGTTAGGACCGACGTGTTCTATCCATTGAACTATTAGGGCATATGTCCTTATTCTCACGAACCAGGACATCAAACGTCTAAACTTTAAAAAACCTAATGACAAAACTCTATGCTAGTTTTTCCCCAAAAAATAGCGTGGACCCGGCCGGGCTTGAACCGACAACCTTCTGGTTATGAGCCAGTTGCTCTTACCAATTGAGCTACGGGTCCTAAATACACCACATCGGCTTTCACAAGAGGATGTGGATAGGAATTTCTCGAAGTTTATATAGTAACTTTATGAAACTATTGTCCAACATTCTAGCATATAGCACCAATCCTCGAACGGGAACGTCTCCACGCCAGACCTACCCCATCCCGTCCCCCAACTGTTCTGTAGGACGAAGCCGGCCTTGTCCCAGCCGGTGAGGATAACGGCATGACCTCCCAAGTTCTGCCCTTGGCCTTGCCAGAATCGATTACCATAATTATAGCAATACAGACCTATAACCAAAGGCCCATTCAGCATCAAAGCTACCTTAGCCGATACCGGATCTATGATCCTAGCGTAACTGTTTATTTTCTCCCCATCTACGCCTACGTTCTTGATAGACTTGATAGCGTCACGAAGAACCATCCCGTCTTGATCCTTATCCTCTCTCAGATCATATATATCGTAGGGAGAGATCTTAGCCGGTCTTTTAATAGCCCTTATACTCTTTCTCCAGTTAAGTATCTCAGCTAAGCTTACCGCAGCGCAAATAGGAGAAGATCCTTGATCCACTACGCTATCAACGTTATTGACCTTATACTCATCAGGGACAGCCTCATGCTGCATATTCATAATAGCGTCCCTGTCATCCGCTGGTGATGGTATGTAACCTAGCCCGTATTTCATTGCTTATCTTTTTTATGGTAATCAATTATCTTGATATTAAACGTATCGGATCTTTGCCTTACCTGTATAGACCCCCTAGCCTTCCCCTTGGCGTCGTACAGGGCGGTAAAGCCAAAGTTATCGACCCGGCCGTCGTCCAGCGTAAACCGCCACTCCTTCCATTGGCCCATCACGGTCCCGGAAGACACTATAGAATCCACTACATAAGATATGTCAGTAGTATCATATTCCGTATAATAGGTTCTTGACGTACTGCATCCGACAACCGCTAAGGTAAATAACGTTAACAAGAAAAACAAGATCTTATTCACTTTTCTTAGATTTTTTACGTTTCTTAGATTTCTTCTTATCCTCCGCCTTATTCTCGACATTTACGTCAATACCGGCATCAGCGACCTCAGGGGCGTTATTTTCAGGTATATCAATATGACCTGAGTTAGGATCCATCTTATCCTCATCAACAACAACCTCATTAGGAACATCGATGTCTAAAATCTCTGCCTCCATATACTTGATACGATCTGACATGATTTTATTCTGATCCTCAAGTTCCTTATATCTTCTTCTAGCCTCATCGAGTAATTTAGATGATAGTTTATGTTTCTTCTCGATATCCATATAAGCCCGTTTAAGAGTCTCTTTATCTTTTACCGACTCATTATATATCTCTCTTGATTTACTAAGCTCATTACCCATCTTAATTATAATAGAATCCTTTTGTTCTATATCCATATTAAGGGAATCGGAAAGAGTTTCAAGATACCCTACTTTCTCTTCTAATTCCGTTATCTTCTTGCGGGAATCCTCATAATCTCTTTTTAATCTACTTGAATAGCTAATAGCCTCATCAAGATCCTGTTTTAGAGTATTTATATAGCTACTCTTTACTATCTTCAATCCGAACATGTTCATTACTTTTATAAGTTCTAAAAATATCGGCTTTTATCTTGCCGACTATAATTAACTCAGCTATATGTTTGTCTTTCTCGACTATAGCCATATCCTTACGGACATTAGTGACCCTGATCATGATATTCCCGTTATTAGACGAGACGAACGGTGATCCTACCAAAGTAAGTCCCGTATCTCCGGTAAACGACGGCAGCATCATCAACACCCCTATGGTATTATCCGGAAACGACGCCCATACCCCTGTGTCTATATCAAGGACATCACCCTGTCCTAATGGGAAAGCATTACCCTGCTTGATAGGAATATCCTTACCCAACGAGTTCCATGCTTTCGAGAATCTTACGGAGTTAAGGAAGATCTTCCCCTCTTCCTCCATCATCCCTACCATAGGGTCGCAATTCAATCTAACCTCGTTTTGTTTATCATCCGGCTTCTCCTCAAGCTCATCAAGGTCTCTGGCTGATGTAAACGACTTGCTTTCCAGAAGCTTTTTAATATCCTCAATACTGGCCATTATAATTTGATTATTAAATAAACGATCTTCAATCCTAACTTCAAATCAGATGTCTTCTCGAACATCTCCCTAAGAGGTAAGATAGTAGCGTCAAGATCTGACGCTACCCATTCTCCATCCTTATAATACATATCCTTTTCCTCGGAATACGCTATACAAGATCGATGCCCTAGGTTCTTCATAACCGTATCTACCTTATTTTGGGTAGGCATCGAGACACGATTCACTTTAGTAGATATATTGAAATTACTCTCCATTAACTTTCTGATTTTTAATTAGTTAATTAAAATGGAAGATCACTGTCGTCTCCAAAAGGAGGATATTGAGGAGGTTGTTGTTGACCTCCAAACAAAGAGGCTTGCGCTTGCTGCGGAGCCTGCTGGTATGATGGAGGAGGCGTTTGCGATGGAGCCTGCGTTGCATATGACGGTGGGGGCGTCTGTGCGGTTGGCGTAGCGCCCATGCTTTGGCTTCTATCCTGTTCCGATTTTTCGTTTTCAGCCTTAAACTTTTCAAGATATTGTTTAAATACTTGAAAAGCGAAAGTGTCTTGAGCCGTATAATCGAATTTCTTGTTACCCATTATATCCGTGCTCTCTACCCTATCAGGCCATCCGTTCTGTCCGTTCTTATAATATTGCTGGATAAGCTCGTCCCTTCCATCTGGAGTTTCCCTAGCGTATGAAATGAAAAAATTACCGGGAGCATATTGATCCCCTTTCTTAGCATGAGCAGGATTTATTACCACCTTACGTTTCAGGTCGATATTAGGCAAGTACCTTACCAGTGACTTCACGTAATTATTAATACCTCCTTTTTGAGTCATCAAAGGAACGTTTATGAAATAATTACCATCCTCATCACTTATCTTTATGGACACGTATTTGGCTTTTATCCCATTGAACTCCACTTCTCGCACATTGATATCAGACAAATAACCTTCGATACCGTTCCAGAATACCCTCCAATAAGAAACGGCTCCGGTCTTCTCGTTTATATGCTCCTCGAAACCTTCCTTTGGCTCTCTCGATGACTGATATAATAATCCGCTACCACTTACTTTAAAGTAATGGTTATTACCACCTGATGAATTTTCTCTAACTCCCATTTTATATATTTTTAAATATTAAACAATAACTGATGATGACAAGAAATACTCGTTCTTATTATCCTCCCCATAAACCTTATTGAAATGAGATTTATGATCATGCTCGATAACTACCCTATTACACGATATGCTTTTTATGATACCCAGATATCTTCCACATAACACGTTGCATACAATATCTTCACCATAATGAGACAAAGGGGTAAGTCTTTCCTTACATGATTTACCTGAAGACGGGTTCTCTGACATAATACCACATCCTTTATCGGTAAATATCAACTTACAATGATCAAACTCATTTACTTTAAGATTATTTTGGAGGGCTTGGACGAGTAGATCCTTATCAAAGACATAGGTACTTGTTTTGACAAAATGCTCGTCCACGAACCTCCAATTTGGATAATTACCCTCAAAATGGGTCTCATACATATCCATATCAGGCGTAGAGAAATAAGTCTTAGTATCGTCCACTTTTATAGACAACATATCTGATGACTTATCGATATGCTTATCAAGCAATATCGCGGATTCGTTCGATACTGGGATAAACATCTTATCTACCTTATCCTTATTAGGGACAAAATACCTGTAAATAGTATTTCTATCCGTACTTACTATATTAATATTAATATCATCAATATCAATGACCACATTATCGATGCATGGATAAAAGTCATCTACCTCCGTATAATCGCTGGCTTTGTTAAGAACCGAAACATAATCGCTCATCTTAACCTTAATTCCTCCATCAAGTATCTTATGTACCTGCGGGAATGTATTGATATCAAAAGCCGGACAACTATACTCACCAGAAGCATAGCGGATCGTTATCTGATCTTTTTTATCTGAAAGCAGTATCGTAATCTCGCAATTCTTCTGTTTTTTCATGAACTTAATAAAAGAGCTTGCCTCTACCAAGAAAGAGAAGTTAGAGTCAGCCTCGACCTCCAATCGCTCTATAACACATACCTTGGCATTTACGGAAGTGATATAAGCCAGATTATTGACAACATCTATCTTAAGATCCTTATAAAGGGAGTTGGAACCGGCGTTCTTAACCACCGTCTCCAGTTTACCCAACTTCTCATTTAATGACTTCGACAAGCACTTTATCAACATAATAAACAACTTTTACATGACATTGCAAATATAATCATAATTATATTAATACAAATATAATAAATACTTAATAGTATTAAAATAATTTAAACTTACGTCTAATATACTCGGCTATAAGCGTAGCGTCACACATTCCGTCTTGTATCTTAGTAGATTGTACTCCTTTCCCTGACCATGGCTTCACGAAAGAGACCAAAGGGAAAAGGCGCATGGCGCATCGGATGGAGGTAGCCTTCGTGTCCAGCTTCGCCGCCGTATACACCCGATCGGCTGTCGTATGAAGCTCCTTCTGCCAGGTCTTTGGTTGCACCTCCTCGAACATGAACCTAACATCCGGGTGAGATCCGTATCGCTCCATCATCTCCACCATCATAGCGAATAGGGCGTTCGGTTCCCTGCGTCTCCCGCCAAAGGTGAAGTTGCTGGCGGCCGAGCTGTTGTGGATGCTGTGGACGTCCTCGACGGCGATCGCCAGCGTCCCGCCTCCCTTTTCTTGGATCTTGTCAGCGGCATCGAGGAAGAAGCTTGATATAGCCCTAAGATCTATATCCCCCTTAACCGATATCCTTGGAGTCATAATTACCTTAATATCCCCGTTCTCCGGGATCATGGACAATCCTCCGGTGTCTATACCCGGATCTATACCTATTGATATATTCATAACTTCAACGTATATAATGAATGGAAATCCTCCGGTCTAAACACCTGTATTGAGTTATCCGGATACATACCTATATAATAACCGTAAAAAGCCCGTAGAATGCCATTTTCTAGCCTTATATCCAATGCCTTTACCTTATTCCCTTCAACCATAACATCAACCTCATCAGTCTTGTTAGATATCTTATCGAACCATTCAGGTATAGGATCAATACCGTACCTGAATGCGTTTACTGTTGATTTTATCGAGATATATGTTCCCATATTAGATAAGATTACAATCGTCTCGTTTAACAACCTTAAAATCGCCATTTCTAAGTAATATCGCTACATCAGATCTCGTATACGTAAGAGGTGTATACGACACCAAATGATAAGAAGCCTGCCCTGTCGCTGGCCGAACTGGTCTTAATACGGCTATGGCTATATCGCCGCCAAGTTCCGTACCACCGGTAACACCCTGTAGGCACATGTATATGAATCCCTCATACTCATATCTCTTTCCGATAAACTCACTCATGGGAATACCTACGAACAGATAGTTCTTCACATCCCCTTTCTTAACCTCGACAGCGTTCTCTACACTGGACGGTATTACGTCTACAAATTTTACTCCTATTGCCATGATTACAAATTCAATTTAGTTCTTAATTCTTGACACAATTCTTGATTATCCCTCATGATACTTAACGTATTATCGACTCCGTTCCCTACACGAACATCCCCGTACCAGTACCATGATCCTTTACGGATAAAGATACCAGTTTCCTCGCATAACTTCAAAAGTTCAAGTTCCTTGTCGAACCCAACTCCATAATACAAGGCCGTCTCGGCTATCTGGAACGGTACGGCTGTCTTATTCTTCAGCACCTTTATCCTAACCTCATGACCTACTGAAGATCCGTCCTCGCCTACTATAACCTTCTTTCTCGCCATCTCCATACGGATAGATGCATAGAACTTAAGGGCGTTACCTCCGGTCGTTACCTTAGGATCGCCGTATATAACACCGATCTTCTCCCGATATTGGTTGATGAATACCAGAACGCAATCGCTTTTGTTCACGATACCAGTAAGGACTCTCATGGCCTTTGACATTAACCTAGCTTGCAATCCCATGTTACTGTCCTCCATATCACCCTCTATCTCCTTCTTCGGCACCAGATTGGCTACAGAATCTACGACAATAAATCCAACCTTCCCGGACTCGACTAACTTGGCTGTAATGTCAATAGCCAGCTCACCGTAGCTTGGTTGGGAGATCAAAAACCGGTTTATATCCAACCCCATTTTCCTAGCGTACTCAATATCGAAAGCATTCTCCACGTCTATTATAGCTACCAGCTTATCGGGGTGCTTTTTCTGGAACTCGATCATACTTAACGTACACATCATGGTCTTGCCACAAGATTCCATCCCGACCAGCTCATGGATCCGGCCTACCGCCCATCCGCCGCCGAGGGCCTTGTCCACCACCAGAGAACCAGTGCTTTCCCTTGGTATGGATATTATAGGCTTATCATCGCCGAAGTTCATTATCGAGCCTTCTCCAAGCTCTTTATTTAAAGATGATACTAACTCATCTACGTCTGAAAAAAGTTCTTTCTTAGCCATATACTTAAACTTATTAAAATCAATCTATCTCAACAGATATCAATCCATGACTGATATATCTTAGTTTCTTGTAATAAATGTCTTTCTTGTTCTCTTTATTAATGTCTCGAATATCAAAAACACCACGAACTCTCCTTGCATAAATGAAATAAACCTTATTTTGAAATATCACCTTATCAAATAATCTAAATCCAAATACCTTAAAAGGAGCTTGATTCATTTTCCTTATTCCTCCTTTCATGATTTTCATTTTATGGATCTGTCTATTATGACGACGAACTAATTTCCGTTTGTAATAATATCCAAGTCTCTCGGAGTCAAAATTCCTTGAAATCACAAAAGCGTCGGATACATGGGATTTTTCAATTCCATGATTTATACGATTATATTTTGTTATGTACCCGAAAGTCATTTTTACGTTTGGATACAAAGATTTCAACTTGTCATATAATTTCCATTTCATGATTCCCATTACGGCTGCGTCGCGAAGCGAGTCAGATCTTTTCACTTTCAATTTGATATTCCCTTTATGAAACTCCTTATGGCATGTCTCGCAAAGTGTTATAAGATTTGAAGGAGAATTTCCTCCGGTCTTTCTTGATTCAATATGATGGACATTAAGGATAGGATCTTTTGACTTACCCTTACAATGCTGACATTTGTGATTGTCTCTTGCAAGGACATATTCCCTTACATTCCAAAATCCTAATTGTTCACCTTTTTGATACTCTTTACCCGATATCTCTGGATTCTTGATCTTTTGAGTATCAAATTGAGCAACCTCTATAATAAGTTTTGAGACAGGTAGTATAGAATATACAAAACCGATAATCCTAATATGAGAATCAATCTTCTGCCGGACTGATGGAGCGACCCATCCTCTCTTCTTTGATTTAATTCTATTCATAAATCTTGGCTTTCTATACCTAAGCCTATTTCTTCTTATCCTCCTCAATTCCCTTCTTGTTGATAGAAGATCAACAACATCACTTCTTAGAATAACCTCACTTGCGTAAAGTTCCTTACTTTTCGTTGTTGCCGACAAACCTACATGCTTTGTGCCTGCGTCAACACCTAATACAATTTCTTGGTTGTAACTAGTTGTATCATACAAAAGCCTGATCGTAAAAGGACAAAGATTCACTACAGCTGCTTTCTTTGATTTAAGCAATCTCCTAACCTTCCCATGCCTTGTTGTTGGCATTAAAGGACTACCATCTATGCCCTGTACATAAACCATTTACAATAAATAATTTAATAAAATGTTTATTCAACATAAGTCAGGGTAAAACCCTGTTAGTACCCATCGCCAATGTTATTGAAGGTTTTATATAGGCAACACTGGAACCCAAATACGATCCCTGTTTAATCACCTACCTTAGAGCTACGGACTTGGATAAACATCCGTAGGTAACTATATATTCTTCAATAACGTAGCCTCTATTTCAAGACTTAGGCTAATAACCCGACCATTTCTGGTATATGTAATACATTAATAAATTTTAATGATTTACATATTATTAGAGGTTATATTCCTCGAAATTAAACAAATCCTGTTGTTTCTTGATCATATCCTTACCGATATCAGATATCTTTTCTGGATTCAAAACACCCTCATTCTCATCCACCTTCTCTATAAAGTCAGATATCTTATCGCTTAGCAGTACCATATCTTCCTTAGGCACTGATTTCAGATAAAGCCCGTCTATAGACCTACATCTTGAAAGAGCGGTATATATCTGTCCTATTTCGAAGGCTCTGCTGATGTCTACGAATATATTATCTAAAGTCATTCCCTGAGATTTATGAACGGTTATAGCGTATCCTAACCTCAATGGATATTGTATTATATAGCCGCAAGAAATGCCTTCAAGGGAATCATCTACCTGCTTATACTTCATCTTCTCCCACTTCTCTTTGGTTATCTCCACCTCAGTATCGTTATCTAGATGAACATATATCGTCTCATCAACAGTATCTATGCTGGTTATGATACCCATCGAGCCATTGACATACCCGTTGCCGTTTCTGGTTATTATGACCTTAGCCCCTACCTTTACTATAAGCTCATCCTCGCAAGGCGCTACAGGCTTCTCCCCGAATACAGTAGCATCGAACTTAAATACCTTATTATTGATCTTATCAAGATTAGTCTTATTTATCTCATAAGCTTCTTTATTAGTTGAGCATATAATTATAGTATTATCCATATTATCCGGATACTTGACCCTACTATCCAATATCTGTCTTGACTCATCGGTAATAACCCCACATCTTATATCCTCAAGTACGGAAAGAAGCTGAGGATCTTTTTGACGGAATACGTTCTCGAAGGTAATGACCGAGAATCCTGACGCTCTTAATGCCTTTGATGAGAAAAAGAACCGGCTCTCATAATATTTGTCGATAAAATCATCCGCCGTCACCACAGGCGGTAGTTGTGATAGATCTCCAAACATAATCAACCTAACACCACCGAAAGGTTCCTTGCTACGCCTGCATTGTCTAAGTATATCAGCCACCTCATCAAGCAAATCAGGTCTTACCATACTGATCTCGTCGATAACGATAGTATCAAGGTTTCTGATCTTCTTCTTCATAAACGGACTTACATCCACCTTATTAGACAACATACCTCTCTCGATAGAAGGGATATAAGGATCGTTCTTTATAGAGAAAAACGAATGGATGGTCTGCCCTCCTGCGTTCAACGCAGCCACGCCAGTAGGAGCTACAATAACACATTTACCCAAGAACTTTACGATACGTCTCATGAACGTACTTTTACCACTACCGGCTCTACCGGTAATAAACAGATTCTCCCTAGTGGTGAAAATCTTCTTCAAGGCACGACCCTGCTCTACGTTTTTATCCACCGTCATAATATGACGAAGGAGGTCGTTTTCATTTCTAAAATCCTCTTTTACCATATCTTTTAAGTTTATGGTACAAAGATACGAATAGTTATAATTAACTATTAAAAATAAATGTGAATAATATGTAAATATTAAATTTTATATCTGATACTCAAATCATCCAGCTTTACTCATCTCAGAAGATTTTTCTCCTAAAAATACATCTCTTATGTATTCTGTCGATATAAGGATATGCATATATTTCCCCTTGTATAATAGTCTTAAGCATCCGATAGTTACGTTCTTTCTGTCTTTGGTATTCACCACTCCATTGTTTTTTTTTACCTCGTCATACAAATCGGATATACTCTTCTTACACATGTCTAAGAACATGCTTATGTATCTGTATATAGTGGATTGAGATATTTCACGCATACCTATGCCTATGAGCTTCTTATTCAACTCATTAAGAAGGTATGCTACATTGAACTTAACTGTCTTTCTTTTAGTTACCTTGTATATGTGATGTACGTTTCTGGTTCTGGCTCTGAATATTATTTTGGAAAGGATTCTCACCCTATCAAGCTTCCGGCTTTTGTTAGCCATTCTTCGCCTAGAATCCGAATCAAGATTCTTATCAATGCAAGTGTATATGGATTCTCCTTTCTTTACAAACATATCCTTTATCCTTGGGACCTTACTAGCCTTATGCTTGTATTTTATGATATCTGACAATGCTATTCTGATCTCTCCTTCAGCCCAAGCCTTTAGACTTATAAGTTGGTAGTTTATATCTTCGTGAGAATCTCTTAATACATGTCGGTAGCAGAAATAAGCGCATCCATCCGATAGAATATCAATAAAATCATTGGTATTGATCTCTATCTGATCTCTGTTTCCATCTTGCATCCTTTTTCTTAGAAACACATGTTTGAGTACGTTTATGATAATAAGATATATCATTGCCATCTTACATTCATCGCTGATCCGGATTCCCGATCCATGATACTCCTCATGTTTCAATGAATATTTTATGGCTGTCACTTTCTTGCCTTCCTTATTAGTAACAGGCTTAAAATCAACTGGACATATAAGTGATCCGGCTGGAAGTTTTACACATCCTAGCTCATCTTTCTTGGTCTGAATATTACGTGGAATATACTTTTCGGTAAGAATCTTATCGAAATTTGATTTCATTTTCTGTAAAAGTGCTATCTTTGTTCCAGACATTTTTTTAAAGTTTTTGCTGCGAATATACAAGTTTCATCAATACGAAACAAGTTATTCGGATGGATGGGTAGCCTGTGAAGGTCGCCCATTTGTTGTTTAAGGAGGGTAGGTTATGTCCGTAAAACGTTGAGCGCGTGAACGATGTTTTTTCTCAACCTACTTGTTACGCGCGCGTTAATAGGTATATTTATTAAATATAATTAACTCTATAAACATATACTACTTACTAATATCTCTATCCGTACACAGAACCTCTCCTTGCGTCGAGTTCCTGTGTACTCTACTTAAAGTTTTTATTTAATAAAACATTGCTTTTTACCGCCAAGGTATGGTGCCGCCAGGCAGGATACCGCAGGATAAACATGGTAGAAGCCGTATCTTATACCGGAAGCCGGAACCCCGGTAGGGGAATCGGGTGGAGCAAAAGCCAAAGAAGAAAAAGCGAGGTCATGTGCGGTCGCTCACGCTCCGGCCGTCCGTATCTTCTACGGCAGGCCCCATGCCCTAAGGCCTCCCATTTCCCCTTGGCTTTATATCCCATAGCTTGGGGAGGAAGGATCCAAAGGGAAAAAAGTAAGGTCGTATGCGGTCGCTCACGCTCCGGCAGGCTAACATAACTCTACCGCCGTCCATGTCAATAGCGAACCTCTGGCGGCATTGTCCGGTATGACGTCGGTAGCCTTACCTTGGGTGTCCCAGCGTGTCCCCCACCAACCTTTCCCCTTTGGATGCCTTGGGCTATGTCATGGGACGATAAGAAGCCAAAAAGAAAAAGGAGTGGTCGCATACTGTGAGGCAGGATAAGGCTGTCCTCCGCCGTCTACGTGCGTAGCGTACGTGAACTTCACTGTCCTCGCCATCGTAGCCTGCCGTAGACATACATGGCTTCGTTCGCCCTACCCCACCAGCTTTTCCTTTTGGATTCTCGTAAATACATGCTAGTCAGCATATATTATGTCGATTATGGCAAAATTTCTTGACAACGATATTTTTTTTAAGTAGTTTTGTCGAAAACTAATTCTATTATTAGAAATGAGATTGGTTGATAGACATATTATAAAAGATAATCGATTTGAGGATATTTGCCTTAAATCCGGATTGCTGTACAATTACGTACTGTATCTGGTAAGGCAGGGTATTTTCAATAAGGAGTATTTAAAGGAATATGATCTCTCGACTAAATTAGGCAGGGAAAATCAATTTGATTTTAGACAGCTACCTGCATCTGTATCACAACAAGTGGTTGGTCAGGTATTCAAGAGCGTTAATTCATGGATCAAGTTGAAGAGTGATTTTGACAGGAATCCGGATAAGTATAACAATCATCGACCTCATCTTCCGAAGTACAAGAAAGGTAAGAAGCAGAATATGGTTGTATTTACGACTTTCTCTTGTCGGGTAAAGGATGATGGTTATATTCATTTTGTTAAGAATGTTATTGAACCGATAAAAACTAACGTAAAGAAAGATGAGTTAAAACAGGTAAGGATAGTGCCTCAAGCAACATGTTATGTGGTAGAGGTAATTTATGAAAGAAAGGAGACGGATCTAAACTTGGATAAGGATAATTTCCTTTCGATCGATTTAGGATTGAATAATTTATGCTCATGTATCAGTAATGTAGGCATCAAGCCTTTCATTATAAACGGGAAAGTTATCAAATCATTGAATCGGTGGTATAATAAGAAGAAAGCCAGATTGATGTCGTATGTTGGCGATAAGGGAACTTCTAGGAGAATAAGAAGGATTTCTTTGTATCGTAATTGTTGGATCGATGATAAGATGCATAAGATTAGCAAGTATATCGTGAACTTTTGTGTATCAAATAATATAGGTCGTATCATTATCGGTCTTAACAAGGAGTGGAAGCAGGAGATAAATATTGGCAGGAGAAATAACCAGCATTTTGTCTCTATCCCTCATTCTAAGTTAATTGATAAGATAATGTACAAAGCTAAGTTGCTAGGTATAGAGGTTGTTACTCATGAGGAATCTTATACTTCAAAGATCGATCATCTGGCTTTTGAGGAGATGAAATATCAAGATAATTATCTAGGTAAAAGAAAACGCAGGGGATTATTTCAAAGCTCTATCGGCAAATTGATAAATGCGGATATTAACGGGGCTATTGGGATAGCTAGAAAAGTAGTTGGCGATTCGTGCATTAATACGATAGTCAGTAGTGGGTTTGCGTTTAACCCAATTAGATTGAATATCTTGTGATATAAATATTAATCTAATAAATAAAATTTAAAATTTTAATAACGTGCCGGAACAGAGGAAAGCTTTCGTATTCGCATTGCCTTATGATACTAGACTGGATATGATCCAGCAGTTCTTAAGGATATACAACGGCTATCTGGATTCTAAGGGTAGAAGCTTGATTACCGAAAGGACGATAAACTTACTTTCTTTCTACATCAACTACGGATACTCGGATGATACCAGGGCTAAGTACATGGATTGTCATGGACAGAAGGAATCTTACGTCGCTGTCCTGAACAACGAGCTTAAACGTGGGGGTTTTCTGGTGGACAAGAAGAACGGGAACTTCCGTACCCGTGAGCTGTCTATTGAGATGAGAAGCTTACGTAACTATTTTATTCTTGACGGGGAGGGTGATGATACCCGTGTAATGGGGTTTGTGTTCAAGAGAAACAAATTGGATATTGATGGGTAGGAATCTTATTTCATTCGATAGGGATATCGTGGATGAGGTGGTAAGAAGATCTGATGGGAAGTTTACCAAACAACAGGTAGAGTGGTGCATGAAAGCATCCGTATCTTATATCCATCATCTCGCCAGATATACCGATAATATATCTATCAGGATCCCGTTTATCGGATACGTTATATGCAATCTTCGCGAGATGCGGGTAAGACGTGATAAGATACGTCGGATATTTGTCAAGGAAGGTAATCGTTATCCGGATGAAAGGATGCCTATTGAGCTTGATTGTCTGGATAAGAAGATTAAGGCGATAGAGGATATGGAGGGGTTGAAGAACGGAGATCCTCTTATACGTGATAACCATGAGGCCATGTATCAATGTCGGTATGGAATGACATGGGAACAATTACAGGATTTTCAACAAAAACAGTTTAAAAAATAATTATCGTGCAAACAATTGGTAAAGCCCAAGTAATAGCCCAGGCTTGGGAAGACAGTTTATTGGGCAGGATTCCTAAGGATAAGAAAGATTATCCCGAATGGTATAAGAATCGTCTTGAATTATGCAAGAAATGTCCTAAGAACTCTTCTAATATCAGGTTCTTTAAATTGCCGCCTAAGGTATTATTCCATAGATTGATTGGAAGACCGGGATGCTCGTTGTGTGGTTGTTTTATCAAGGAGAAGGCTTGGATGAAGACCGAGGTATGCCCATTGAAGTTCGTGGAAGGAGAGAAAGCTAAATGGAATGCTATGGAGGTGATAACAGCCGATCATAACGATTTTAATATCGAGTGCCCTAACGATTCCTTTGATATAGGACTAACGGATGACGAGAGCGAGTTTTATCTAAATATTTTTGATCAGAAAATAGGTGATAAGATAGAAATCGTGTTATTTATCACCCATAAAGATGGTTTCCATGTCAAGGAGCATCATCTTGGATGTGGATGTATGGGAGACGTGTCATATAACAAACATCCTGACAATGAGAATAGAACTATATTTAGGATGACGTTGGATACCTCAAAATATACGGAAGGTCATTTTGAGAAACATCTATCTCTCATGGGTTATACGAAAGATGATCCTGAACGTAATTTCAAACATTTCCCGTTACGTATTATAGGGGAAGCTTATAAGTAATAGCGATGAGAAGTCCCGTAAGAAGTAAGATAGATGATCGTATCCATGCTCTTATTGTTATGGAAGTCGGTTGCCGTGAGTTACCCGAATATTCGCTGGGTGATATACTTTACTCCGCTTTAAGGAGAGTTGCTAGGGCTAATGGTGGTAATGTACGCTTCTTGCGGGATATTAGTACCAGAGATCTATTGAGGTCTATAGACCAAAGTATTAGTGATGAGATTGAGTTAAATAATAACGATTACAACGCGTAATGGAAGAGGATAAGGATATTAAGAAAGAGATCAGGGATTATCTTAAAGAAGAAGCAGATACTCATATAAGACATTGGATGGCTATAAAACGTGAGAGCAAGCGTCTTTATAGTGAGATTGAGGATAGAACCAAGAAGATAGCCCTTAAATCATCATCGTTGATAAAGGAGGAGGATTTCGTCTCTCTTCATGAGATGACTCATAAGATACAGATGTTGAATATAGAGGCTGTAAAAGTCAATTCTAGGTTGATGTTCATAATCCAGTTGGCTACCAGCTTCGGTATGGATCTGGATTTCGATACGACATATGCGTCTACCGCAAAGAGCATTATGGAAGACAGAACGTCTGGATTTGTGTTTTATGATGACAAGGAACGTCTGAGATATGCTGATAAGGAGCTTGAGGATATGTTCCATGATATGAGCGTGACGGAAGTAAGTAAGATAGGGGTTGTTCAATCTTATGAGCTTCTTATGAAACAGTATAACGAGTTTAAGGATATGAAAGCCAATGCCACAGGGAAGACGAAAGCCGACGAGTAAGGATGTTGATCGGGTTAATGATAATCTTGAGGTCATATCCAAGGCCGTGGATGACGCCAAGACGTATATCGCCAAGCATCCATGGGATAAGGAGAAGCCTGAGGATATGGCTAGGGCGTTCGATTTCATATCCAAGCTGATCGATAAGATCAACGTATGGAATGACTCGTATATGGAGAAGAGTGGGATCATGGATGTATACAGGAGTGTCAGCAATGTCCAGAAGAAGGAACGTAAGGGACAGGTTTCCGGTGGTATAGAATCCGTATTAAAAAATATGCGATCATGAGTTTAAGCACGAGTCCAGAATTTTATGTAAACATGAAGAATCCTCCAGTGTGGAACGATTTGTTTGGCTGGGAGGATCAAGATGATGATGTTAAGCAGTTTTTCACGGAGGAGGCTTATAAGGTCAAGAACGGGGTGACTATCAATGGTACGTTCATCCCTCCATGGCTTTATTGGCATGTTAATTTCTTTCCCGTATTCCAGGATCTTCCAAACGGGGAACGTGTGCCAGCGATCAGTCGTTTGCGTGATAACGAATGGTTTTTCGCCGAGATGTACCAACGTGCCCGTCAGGAGAAGAAAGGGTTGGGGATGTTTGGTACTCGTCGTTTTGGCAAGGCTCTTCTGGACTCGGAGCTGATATATACTCCTTATGGACCTAAGAAGATAGGGTTCGCTGATATCGGGGATATCATATATGGCGATGATGGTAAGCTTACGACTGTAGTAGGCGTATATCCTCAAGGGTTCGTTGATATGTATAAGGTTACGTTTGAGGACGGGCGCAGTATAGTATGTTGCGGTCAACATCAGTGGAAGGTTAAATATCATGGTGATTATAAAGTCATGAGCACCATGGGTATCATCCACTCTGACTTCCATAAGATGACCATAGACATAGGGGAGGCCGTGGATTTCCCCGAGCGGCGGTGGCTGATGTCGCCCCAGCTCCTTGGGTCTCTGACCGCCTCTTTCCTTTGTGGATCTACCGACAGGATCTTCGAGTTAAGCAATAAGGAGATGGATGATATTATTTATTCATCCAAAAAACAGAAAGAGTTGTTTATAAGCTCATTCATGAAGATAGCTTGCGGCATAAGTACTGGTGACGATCGTTTTAAGGTCGTTTACAAAAGTGAGTATATTATATCCTTCGTAAGGAAAATATTTTGGTCTATGGGATATTATTGCGTTATGGATGGTGATGATATGTATATATCCAAGACCCATAACAGGCTTAGGATATCCGATATAGATTATTACGGGAAGTATAAAGCTACTTGTATTGAGGTCGATAATAAGTCTCACCAGTTCCTTACCACTAATTTTGTCGTATCCCATAATACGACTATCATGTCATCCCTTCTTCAGATGAACGCTACCATGACGATCGGGCTTAGTCATTCCGTGGTAGGTTTCAGCGATAGCGATTTGTCTAATATAGGTGAGTATTGTGAGTATGGGCTTGATCATGTGCATCCTTTTTTCAGAATTAACAGGACCAAGACCGATTGGAGTTCTGGTGTCACCTTAGGCAAGCGTATGTCCAACGGGGTTCGTGATGTTCATGCCATAATATCCATAGCCAATATCAACATGGGTAGGAAGACATCCACGCAGAAGACTGCCGGTCTGACCCCAGCCACGGCTATTTTCGACGAGGTAGGTAAGGGACCTATCAAGAAACCGTACACGGCCGCCATGCCGTCCTACGACACTCCTTATGGCTGGCGTCTTAGCCCTATCTTGGCCGGTACTGGTGGTGAGGTAGAATTATCCAAGGACGCTCAAGAAATGTTTTCTGATCCCGAGACATATAACCTTCTGGTCATGGACTGGGATATCCTAAACCGTAGAGCCATGAAAGGAAAAACATGGAAAGAACGGAAATGGGCGATGTTTGTTCCGGGACAAATGGCAAACTCCGGTGTCAAGGTAACTATAGGTTTGGGTGATTATTTAGGAAAACCTGATGATAAGAAGCTTAATAAGATCAAGATTGACGCCACAGACTTCGAGGCTAGCACCAATAAGCTTAATGAGGAGCGGAAGAAACTATCTACAAAGGACAGGGTAGCCTATACCTCTCATACCATGTTCTATCCTTTTACGATTGATGACTGTTTTTTAAGCTCTTCTCAAAATCTGTTCCCGGTTGAGTACGCTATCAAGCATAAGAACGATCTTCTTGAGTCGGGTCAATATAGCGGCATGCTGTGTGATGTTTTTCTTGAATCGGGCAATAAGCTTGGTACTACTAAATCTAATAAACAGCTAGCTGGTTTCCCGTTTAGTGGAGGTGTTATTGACGCTCCTGTTCAGATATTTGAGATGCCTCAATCTAATAGGTTTGATGATTTTATATACGTAAGCTCGCTCGATCCGTATAAGCAAGCGAAGTCTGATACCCCTTCATTAGGAGCTTTTTATGTATTCAAAAGGCGTGTTGGTATTCGAGATCCTTATGCCTATAGAATAGTGGCTTCATACGTATCCCGCCCATCATCCATAGATCAGTTTTGCCGTACTTGTGAGGTGCTTCAGAAGGGATATGGTGCTATATGTCTTATGGAGAACGCTGACCAGATGTATGAGCAGTATCTTAATCGGAAGAGTGGTATGCCGGCATCTTTCTTCCTGTTTGCTGGTGAGGCAATAGCCAATAAGTATGTGAAGGCCGGCTCCCGGCAGAATAGCAAGTTAGGTCTATACCCTACCCCCGGTAACCAGAACCTGCTATTCTCGTGTGTCGTGGATTACTGTTGGCAGGATTTCGTTATCGGATATGACGATAATACCGGTCTTGATATAACGGTGAAGGGCATTGAGTTGATCGATGACATAGCTCTACTGGATGAAATAATACAGTACAAGCCCGGATTGAACGTCGATAGAATTATATCGTTTGGTCATGCTTTAGCTTTAGCTAGGTATTTTGACGATAACAATTACATGCCTAAATCGAAGATCGAGGAGATGAATAACGCCCGTAAGGAAGACGCTTATAAGCACCATGAGATATATGCCTCTGCCTTTGGATCGGTATCTATAGGTGCGTTTCGGTAGTTTAGTGTTGCTTAATAACTTATCTTTGCTAAAAACAAATTAGATTGACATGGAGATTTTCAATAGAGATCATTCGTTTCCTGCAAAAGGGGCGCTATTAGGATTACCTCCTCAGGCTATTTCCACGAAGAAAAAGAACAGGAAATGGAAAGAGGATTGTATGGACGCTCTTGAGGTGATAGGATTAAAACAATATGATCGTAACCAAATGTACCGTGACTATTATCTGATGGCGGATGGTAAGTTATCTTTTATGGAGATGGCGGATGTTATCCCACAGTTAAGAAACGTACAGAAGTTAAGGAGTGATATAAGGATACCCTCTTTCTTGAAGCATTATGATATCATAGGTGGTATCGTGAATGCCTTTGAGGGATGGTTGACGAACCTACAGGATAAATATACTGTTAACGAGGTAGGGGATCTGGCTATAAGCGAGTACGAGGATACGATGTCAAACTTACTTCATCGTCATATACAAGAACAGTGGGATATTATCGTTAATCAGCGTCTTGTGGAGGCCGGTCTTGATCCTACGTACAATGAGTTTAATTCCGAGGAGGAGCGTCAGGCTTATGTTCAGCAAATCCAACAGGCCAAAGCGTCTATGACCCCTGATGATATCCAGAGGTTCATGAGTACAAGATGGAAGACGCAGGCGGCGGTATGGGGGGATCATACGATCGAGGCTGACCGTAGCCGGTTTTATATGGATGAGCTTGACAGGGAGAATTTCCGGGACCGTCTTCTTAGCGGAAAGATGTTCCGTAATCATTTCGTTGGCTTCGACTACTATCGTCCGGAGGTATGGAGCCCGATGGAGGTATTCCATCCTGACGTGAAATACCCGCAATACGGATCTTATGTGGGCCGTATTCATTATTACGAGGGTGTTGAGCTGATATCAAGATACGGCCATAAGATGACGGCCAAGGACAAGCGTCGTATTATGGGCGGTGATGATGATTATGAGGGATGGGTATCTAATGACGGTACTAGGTATGACTGGAAGAAAAAGAAGCCGTCTATTACCGGTATGTACGAGAATGAGGTTGTCCCATGGAAGGGATACCATGACTATGAATCTATAGTCGCCGCTGAGGATTACTACGGCGTTCCGATGGGTGAGTACCACACCTTCGGGCCGGACGGGGAGGAGCACACCCAGCCCCGCTTCTTGCCCCGCTTCCATCCCTTTGGCTATTTTAACTCTGACATGTCCAATGGTAAGAGATATGAGATAGATTCCCGCCTTTTTAGGGTCATGGAGGGATATTGGGTATCCATGAAACCGGTATTCTTAATAACTTACATGACGGAGACCGGGATGGTGGATCAGGAGCTTGTTACCGACGAGCTATTGCCTGAGTTTTTGGAGAAGAACGGGATAAAGAAAGTGAAGAGGGTTATGGCCGAAGCCGTCAGTGATCCTGAGGTGAACACCTACATCTTGGAGTATGTTCCTGAGGTTAGGTTTGGCGTTAAGATCACCGGAGGTAATTTAATGGATAAGCCTATATATATTGGTGGGGATCCAATACCTCATCAGATACATGGTGACAGCAGTCTGTATGATTATGTCATTCCGGTTTCTGGATTTATAGGGGCCAGTCTCGCTGATCGCATACAACCGTTCCAGATGATGTATAACCTTGCTATGAATCAGCTATACAATAACGCCGAGAAGGAGATCGGTAAGTTCTTCTTAGGCGACCTTGGATTCTTGCCTACTGAATATAAGGATATGATGGACAAGAAGGGTGCTTTAGCTACTTTCATGCAGATCGTTAAGTCTGTATCGTTTATGGGTGTAGGTGGTAATGATACGAATAATCCTTACCAGAATCCGCAGATGAGTAGCATATATAACCAGTTTGGTGTATATGATCTTACTAATACGGATCAGATAAGATCCCGTATGGAAATGGCTTCTTACGCCTATATGATGGCTTATAGGATGATAGGTATATCCGAGCAGGCAATGGGTCAGTCAACCAGATACGAGAGTTCTACGGGCGTAAAACAGGGGGTTAACGCTACTATGCTACAGACCCAGACTTACTTTAATGATTTCGATGACTTCAAGAAACGGACATTGGATATTCATCTAGCCGTGGCTCAAGTATGCCAGAAGGAAGGATACGATTGGACCGTGATGTACAGGAACAGCGATCTTTCCTTGGCTTACATCAGTCTTACGGATAATAGCTTGTCGTTACGTCATCTTAATGTTATGGCTGTCTCTAATTCCAAGAAACGTCTGGAATTGGAGAATTTGAAACAATATATATTACAGACAAATACGTTAGGTAATGACTTACTTGATATCACTAGGATGATGAGCGCCAACTCAACGGCTGAGATGAATCAGATCGGAAGGGATGCTAGATCTTACGCCGATCGTGTAAGGCAAGAAGAATACCAGAATCAACAGCGACTTGTCCAGCAGCAAGCCGAGGCCGAGCAACAGGCACGTAATGATGAGCATGAGAAGGATAAGGAGCTGGCTTATATCAAGGGCAACTTCGACTTAAGGGGTAAGAGCATAATGGCCGCCGGTCAAGCGGCTAGGACCGAGAACAACTCTGAAGGCATGGATTATGTCGAGGCTATGGCTGATAGGGCTTTAAGGGAAAGAGATCTTGATATCAAGGAAGAGGAGATGAGAACCAGACAGGCTAACGCCGAGGCTGAGCGAAGATCTCGTGAGGAGATAGAGAAAAGGAAGTTGGAATTAAAAGAAAAGGAGATAGACGCTAGAAACAAACGTTCTGATACAGATAGGTTTACGTCAATAATAAACAAGAATTGATTACAAGTTTTGTAAATATTTTTACAAAATCTGTAATCATTTTGGCGTAAAATTCTGTCATATACTATAATGGGTTTGATTTAATTGGTAATTGGATTAATAATACTTTTGTAAAAAGCAAAAAAGGAAATTGTATGAATGACATGGGTGATTTCGCTAAGGGTTTTAAGACCATGAGTGTCGAGGAACTTTTTTACCGTGGTGACGGTGATGGCGATAAGAATAATATTGAGGGCAAATATGATAAGGATGGTAATCTTATAGATGGTACCAAGAAAGAACCTACCGAAGAAGATACGGCTGACGGTGGAGGTGATAATGGCGGGGGTGTCTCCAAGCCCGATCCTGATTCTGTTGGCGAAGGTAGTGTTGATAACAATAGTGTGGTATCAGGATTTAACGGAAAATCTTTCTTGGAGAAGATGGCTGCCAGAGGTATCATAGACAGTATCGAGAACCTAGATATTATGGTAGATGATAAACCGGTTGATCTTTCTACTATCACGAAAGAGGATGATTTACTCGATATAGTGGAGGGATTGATCAAGGACAAGGCTGATGAGTTGTTGAAAGACAAGGTTGATACCGGGTCGATGTCTGATTTCATGAAGAAGATGATAGAGGTGGATAAGGCCGGTGGTAACGTTGGTCAACTATTAAGCCAATATCAGAGTATTCAGGCTCCGTTGGATAACCTTGATATGAGTAATAAAAATGATCAGCTTGCGGTTATCCAGCATTATTATAAGATGCTGGGTATGCCGGAAGACGAGATAAAGGATAATATGGAGATGATGATTGGTAAAGGCGATGAGTTTATCGAGTCTAAGGCCAATAAGTTTCATGATATCCTGAAAAAGGAGATGGATAACCTTATCGAGGAGGAGAAAAAGAAGTCCGAGAAAAGGAGACAGGAGTTAGTTGAGCAGATGAAAGTCTATAAGAAAGGTCTAAAGACATCTATAAGCTCAGGATTTCAGTTGACTGACACGATGATAGGTAAGGCTGTCGATTTCGTTACAAAGCCGATAGACAATCAAGGTCATACGGCTATAGATAAAGCCTATTCCGAGGCTATTAAAAATCCGGATATGGCCGCTGATTTGGCCTTGTTCTTGATGAATAAGGACGAGTTCCTTAAACAGAAAACCAACAAGGCTAAGATGGAGGTTAATAAGAAGACCATCACTCTTCTTTCTGGCAATAAGGGAGGAAAGCAGAATAAGACTAATATCGATAACGATACTATAGAAGCTAACTTCCTTGATCTGAGTGGATCAAAGAGTGTATAACATTAAAAGATAGATAATTATGAACCCTTTTTTGACAAAAAGTTTCCCGGCTACCGTGAATGGTGATAACGTTATTGCCTTCACCGACGCCAAGAACTATAAGACTTCGCTCGTAGAGCATAACTTAGGCTCATTGGCGAGCTGGTATTATGAGGATCCGGATAAGAATCATTTGGGTCTTTTGAATCTGTTCTCTAATATCGCTAATTACCCTGTACCGATGTATATGGGTATGATTAATAACGGAGCTACGATATCCGTTAACGGTATTGGAGCTTCTTTCCGTTATGATCTTCCTGTTACAAAGACATTTGCTGTCGTTACGGCTGAGGATACTTCAGGTCATCACCTGAAACCTGGTATTGATGGTAGCTTATTTGATATCGTTTTGAATACATCTGAGTTTACGGCTTATGATGTTATTACCTACGATGCTGCTAACGGTTGTAATATCCTTATCTCAGGTGAGATCCCGTCTAAGACCGAAGGTGATTTGACACGTTATTGGTGTCGTGTTATCGGTGGTAAGGCTAAATACTTCCCTAAAGAGAAATTACGTCCTGGTATCCGTTATTGGAAGATCGGTCATGCTCTTGGTGAGTACAGTACTCAGTTCTCTAAAGTATCTGGAGCTGACAAGGCCGGTTCTATGACTTGTGAGTTCCGTTTAGGTAACCACCGTGGTGTTGAGGGCGAGACAACTATGTACGCTGGTATGAAGTCCATGCAGGCCGCCCAGAACAGCACTTCAGAGTTCGTGGAGACCGCTCTTCGTCGTATGAATGCCATGAGAAGTGAGTATGAGGGTAATATTCCTGATCTGGCTATTATCGGTAAGACTGTTAATGGTAGACTTGATTTGCGTACAGCCAAAGTAGCCTCTACGTTGGAGGTATTCTGTATGGCTGAGTTGGTTAAGCTGGAAGCTAGACAGTTGATGTGGCAAGAAGGTGGTATTATCATGGATCAAAATGGCCCTATCCATTTGAATGAAGGTATCTACCGTCAGCTTCGCCGTGGTTACACTATCTACTATAGCCGTCCGATGGGTATTACTAAGGACACGCTTATGGCTGCCGCAGCTTATATTTTCCGTGGCCGTCAGGATCTTCCTATTACGGAACGTAAGATTAAGTTCAAGGTAGGAGCTATGGCTATGATTAACTTAGAGAAGTTGATTAGGGAATCGTTCTTCACTACCTTGCAGAATTTAAGCTGGGGTATGGGAAGCGATAGGATGTTGCCTTCTAATCCTATCTCTGGTACTAATGACGCCATGATCTTAGGCCCGGTTCAGGTTAAGGGAGCTTTCATCCCTGGAATCGGTAATGTTGAGTTCGAGCATGATCCTTCTTTGGATTACGCTGACATGACAGATCGTAGTGAGTTAGTGAATGGTATGTATCCTAGATCCTCTTATTCTTGTATTATTGAGAATATCACTGACGCTGGATCAACTAACGCGTATTCCGCTATTCCTAATACGGCTAACGCTAAGTTAGGTAATATGAATAACAACGTATTCTATATCAAGCCAGAAGGCGTAAGCATGTGGTGGGGTTATGAGTACGGTCGTTGGGCGCACAAAGCCAACGGTAATGAGATCGTATCATCCTTGCCGGGCATGAAAGAACAATTCTGGTGCCACTCCGCTTCCGCAGCATGGGTTATGGATAACAGTAAGTTCTTGATTATCGAGCTTCAACCGAACTACTTCGGCTAAGTTTTTTCATATATGTAATTTGGTTTTTAGAGGGGAGGATATTCCTCTCCTCTTTTTTTTAAAAAGTAACGCAAAAAAAGGAAATGAAAGAAATTTTAAAATCAAGGAAGGTATTGGCCGAGGTAAACGGTTTCAATATCATGTCAGATACCTTATATGAGGTTGTAGGCAAACACGATGGAAGTGCTCCTCAGGCCTTTCAAGACGCTAATATAGCTAAAGCTCCGTTCCCGGAGAACGCCACTCACGTATGTTGCCCTTGGGATGATTTCTCCAAGGCCTATAACACCGGTTTTTATCCAAGATCAAGATGCTATAATGGTCTTGACAAGAATGAGATCGATAAGCTCGTCAAACAGCGGGTAGATAATATCATGAAGCCTTTCGAGGAAATGTCGCAGATGGATCTATCTCAAACCAATTTAGAATTTTGGGATGACGCTAAGGATAAGATATTCATGGGTAAGGTCTATAACACGGCTAATACCGTTGAGTTATTTTATTTATATCTGGCTGTATTTTCCGGCATGTTGACTCCTCAGGAAATGGATGGCGATCCTGTCTTCATGAACTCCATGTTCTGTTTCGTGGAGAAAGACAATATGAAGGATTTCGTTCAGCAGCGTGAGATCAATAAGATGAACATCAGCTATAAGTTTATCAGCGCTCTTAAGAAAGGCGGCGACGATCGTCAGGCTGTCATAGATCTTCTTCTTTACATCGGTATCGTAACTCGCCCGGATTTCACGGAGGATGAGTATTATACAGGATCTCTATCAAACTGGATGAATGAGAAGAAGACCAATGTCGATTATCTGCTTGATATCTGGGATCGGTCATTGGAAGGTGATTTCAAGGAAGTTCTTGAGTTTTACCGTATCGTAAACGTCCTTCAACGAAATGGTCGTATCAATATGACTCCATCCGGATTACAATATAATGGCCAGATCATAGGACCTGACGTTCGGACATCCGCTGAGTTCTTGGCTACCAAGAAAGACTTTATTAACATAAAGGCTAATGTATTGGATGAGTATGAGGAGATCATGTCTATGTCTAATATCGATGATAAGTCCAAGACCAAGAAGGTTAAGGATATTAAGAAGAAGGATGACGTAGAGGAAGGTGATAAGGTTAAGGAGGAATAACGATGACAATCCAAGAAGCATATTTAAGGTCTTTGCAGAAGAACGAGCAGAATCTGGCCAATGGCGGGATTAAGCTGGATCCGGGAAGGTTCGTGCTGTTGTTCAACGAGGCCCAAGACCGGTTAGTTAAGTACTATCTAAATAGGAAGGATGACGAGACTATACGCTCCATCCAAAACCTTCTTGTTTATTGGATGTCGTTGGATAATGCGGGTAGGATGGATGACCCTGAGTCTACGTCCTTTAACTTACCTGACGACTATCTATGGTTTTCTAACATAAAAGGCGTTTTCTCGTACAAAGGATGTGAGGCCGCTGATTTCGTTATGTGGGAGGCTAAGAACGAGAATATCCATGAGCTTCTTGGAGACGAGAATAACCGCCCTTCTTACGACTATCGGGAGACATTCTATTCCATAGGGAACGGGAAGGTCGTGGTCTACGAGTCAGGCTTCCGTACCGAGGAGGTTAAGATGACGTACTACCGCCGTCCTGTCAGGGTAGACCTATCGGGGTATATCAACGCCGCCGGTATCCAATCCACGGACATCGACCCGGAGCTGCCCGATTATCTTGTGGAGGAGATTCTGGATATGGTAGCTAAACAATTCAACCTTAATGAGAATGAATTGTATAGATATAGAATGGATAAGGATAATGTGGCTTCTTTTAAGTGAACAACGTTAGTTTGATAGAAAGACCTGCCTAGAAATAGGCGGGTCTTTTTTTATTTCATGGTATGTGTGTTTTTGCTTTTTTTATTTCTATATTTGCATAATATTTAATTGTGTAAAATATTATGATATGATTTCAAGTAGTAAAATTTTATTCGGTGTACCTATTAGATGTGATGAAGAAACATCATTTATGTCTTTGACTGACTTACAAGAGGCTTATTTAAGAAAGAGAATCGTAGAAGGATGGAGTGATAAGAGGATAGAGGGAATTTTATCCAATAGGAATAGTTCTGAGCGTATATATTATGTTATAAAAGACAAGTATATAAGAGGTATATCTTTATCAAGTTTTATTAACGACGTAAACAACACATCTCTTGTCAAGACATTAAAATCGCTTGGGGTGTATAAATCTACCGGTAGAGGATCGAATAGGTTGGTTATGTGTGCTAAAGAGATATGGATGATGGTCGCCATGGAATTACATCCATCTATATATAATGAATGTATAAAAATGTTTGGAAGATCAGATATAAGCAATGACGCTATTATATATATAAGGGGAGGAAACGAGTATAGTGATATGTATAGATATCTGTCTTCATTTTTTAGTTCTGATGATATTGAGAGAATAATTTTTGCTATAAATAAGACTGTTACCGGTGAATGTGATAAGTTTTTATACACCAAGCAAGAATCGGAAAGGATTGTTTGTATTCAAAAAGATATATGCAAGTTTATAAAAATGGGTATATTCGAATCTGTCGATGATATAATTGATATATTGGTAAATGATGTAGATGATGATCATGATTGTAATATATTCACCTATTTGGCTGTCGATGGTTTAAGTAAGGATATTAAAATAGGTAAGACGTTTAATGTAAAGAAGAGAGAGAGGGATTTAAGATGCGCTAATCCAAGGTTAAGTATCATAGCTTGTGTAAAAGGTGATATAGAGAGATGTTTGCATGATAAGTTTTCCGACAAGAGGATTTCAGGAGAGTGGTTTTCATTGTCATCTAATGATGTTGATAATATTATAAATGAATATGGATTTGTTTTAATAGAGTAGCTTTACAAAAAATGTAATCCGCATTAATATATATACACTCATGACCGTACTTTATTGTCGTAAACTCGTTTATTGTTATGTTTGCGTTAGGTAAATGATTTTTAAACTAAAATATTAATTATATGTTGCACAGACCGCAAGATCGGGTACTTTTCGTATCCCCACACGCTAAGATGGTGGATGTTGATTCCATCTTCTTGAAGGAAGGACAGATCGGTATTTACGATACTAAAGATACTTCCGAGAACGGTTGTAAGGCCGTGATTGATTTTACCGGTAAGCCTCGTAACGACAAGCGTTATGAGATCCGTATCGGTCGTAATGAACAAGCGGCTTCCCGCTCTATCTATGATAAGGATTTTTCCACGCCGTTATTCTCTTTGAACGAGATCACGGAGATCTACGCTTCTTGGCCGAAGAAAGATCATGCTTATGTCGATGATGTTATCTTAGGATACAATGGTGTTTCTGATGACACGGCATTCTCAGTTTCCAAAGGAGACCGTATCGCTATTCGCTTGGTCCTCGCTGGTCGTGCCTTCGAGCTTCTTGGCTATGAGGAGGGTCGTGTAGAGATCAATGACGCCATTCTTTTGGATGATTGTGATAATACGCCAAATCAATGCGAGGAGTGCGATCCTTGCGAGGAGGTTGATTTGTTGCCCGCCGTATTGAAGTGTATTGAGCGGATGAAGAATCAACCTATTGCTGGTGGTGGTAAGTTATCTGATTATATCGATATTACTCCTGTTACAAGATGCACCAACGAGGCTACGGAGCCTGAGACGGAGGACGTGAACTTCTATTGTATGGAGGTATGTGATACTGGTGATGATTTGGCCTTGGCTGAGGTTCGCGCCCAATATCCGGGGTTGAAGATCGTACGAGATACTATTGAGGGTAGCATGTCACGTTATAAGGTTATGAAGAAGGGGGCTAAACCTGCTGACTATACTCAACGTCTTATCTCTATCATGAAAGGATGTACAGACTGTCCTCCTAGCTATACGGAAGTTAAGGGTGGTTATCTTTATTCTATTTCTTTGGAGGATGATGGTGTTGATATGTCTACTACAGTAGAATCTTTACCTAACGTGGTAGCTGATACGGTTAATAAGATGAGCCAGATCAAGGGATCGGGTTTGTATATTGCGGCCACTTCTAAGAAATTGACGAGTGATGAGATTTCTGCTTTTGTGGAAGCTAATCCTACAGCTATCATCTATTACGTTGCTAAGACATCTGATATGTGTGAGAATCCTACGGTTCGTACCGCTTCTTGGTCAGCTTGTGGTTCTTGCAAGGTATCTACAGAAAAGTATTATATCACTATACCGGATGACGAGTGCGGAAACAGTGCTTTGGAGGAAATTCAACAGGCTTTCCCGGAACTGGAGATCACTGATTACGGCACTCCTGCGGCTTGCCAGCATAGCTTCCAGACAACGGTATATACCAATATGTTGTGCGATGAGTGTGACAAGGTATTTGAAGGATTCTTCACCAGCAATGCTCCGGCTTCCTATCGTAACCGTATGTGGAAGAAATTGGAGTCGGCTCAGGAACTTGGCTCTAACTGTAAGTGCGGTATCCGTTTCCGTGGCAAGGAAATGTTATTATCTCCGTCAGAGTGCTTGATGGATCAAATGACATATATCGAGGATAGTGTTGAGATCGTTGGCGCTAGCGGCGGTTATCCTGATTCTCTTGACGAGGGGTCTCCTATCTGGTGGGATCAACTTCATTTCGAGAGACTGTCCAGCAAAGCGCCACGTACTCATGTCGGCGGTAATATGATGGATGACGAGTTGAAGGGCTACGCTCATTTCAATGGATTCCCGAAACATCAGGATTTCATGGGGCGGACGTTCATGAACGAATATAGTCGTGTAGAGCAAACGGCTCAGTACGTTGACTTCCAGATTACGCTCAATCCTCATAGATACGCTCAGGGATTCGGAAAGGTTATCGCTGATGATCCTATCAACTTGATCTTACGTGTACGTTACGGCGCTCATGAGGGCGTTCAGGAGATGATTAACATGATCGGTGCTGCCGCTGGTCTTGGCCCGGCTATCGTAACCGAACCGAAATAAAGAACCTTTTTTGCGTTCATATATTTCCTAAAGGGGAGAGATTCATTTCTCTCCCCTTTTTTAATCTATAATAAATGGTTGTGATGGAGGAGTGAAGTTTGTCGTGTATCTAGGTATGTTTGATATTCTCATCTCGTCTATAATACCGCCTGTCATATTATCGCTAGACCCTGTTCTTCCTCCTATACATATATCATAGTCTTGTTTTGATATGTTTTTTTTCTTGTTAAATTTATTTACACCATTAATATATAATCCGCATGATTTGTTATTAGATGATAATGCTATGTGATTCCATCCTATCTCTAAGACAGAAGAGCTTACGCTTTCATAATTGTCGAAATTTCCATATATGATATTATCATACCCTATATAGAAGGCAAATCCTGTAGGGCTTCCTGCTATATCAGATGTTATAAATCCTTGTTTTGAGCTTTTATTCGTACAATAATACCATAGTTCTATGGTATAGTTCCCTTCGGATATAATATCCCAGAACCATTGTGATTGGTCGAATATTATAGGGGCGCTGTCGAATTTAGCGGCTTGATCAAATTTTCCTGAGACATATGATCCCCCCCCCCCCCCCATGTGACAGGACCTACGTTCTTTCCGATATATTTGAAATCATTGTTAAAATGAAATAACAATATCGTGTTGTTGGCTTTTTTGTTAAAGAACATTCTTCTTCTCATACATCTTATGTTTTTAATTACGTTCAAAAATAATTATATATATCTTTGAGGTGAATAATTAAACGATATAATATGTCCGCTATTAATGAGTATTTAAAGAGACTGGCTTCTATATTCGGAAGCATGGGTTTCTCCGTTCCGCCAGATGACTTCTCAGGTGTTGTTATAGACGGAAAGACGTATCCGGTCATGATGAGGAATGACGGATGTTACGTGTACTTCGATGATAAAGGAGTAAAGAGACTTGTAAGCGATGTCCCTAGAAAGGACTATCAGTTCATTAACATCAAGGACGCCCGTGTGTCGATCGTCAACCAATGCTATCGGACACCGGGTGGTCAGGTAGAGGCTCGTATCCATACCTATATGAATAATAAGGGTGAGATATTGGCCGAGAAGATATTTATCATCAACTCCTCGGATGTCGATACTCCTATCGGTACGGAATTAGATAAGGTTCCTGCCGAATGGGTGGCTATAGATTGTAGCATAGCCGAGATGACCGATCGGGAGTTGATATTCGTAAGTAAATGTTACGCCACGGAGGGGGGCAAGGTCCAGATCGAGGGCGTTGAGTCAGTAGACCCCCGCCTGAACCCGGAGGTATCCCATTATGAGGTGGTGAATACGACCGACGATAGTAATCCTATCGGTACGGAGTATGATAAGATACCCGATACATGGAGTCGTATAGTATGTGATTTCCCTGACATGACCCAAAGGGAGATAATACCGGTGCTTAAATGCTTTGATACTGGGACCGGAAGGGTGCAGATAGAGGGATATAAGATATTTGATTACGAGATGGGTACCAGAAAGGAATGGTATCGCATCAAGCAAAGTATCGATCCTGAGAACCCGGTAGGTAAGTTTATCACCAGCATAAGCGATGACTGGGTTGAGGTCGTTTGTGACTTCACGGATATGGAGGACCGGGATATTGAGGTAACTGTAGAATGTTATAAGACACCGGCCGGTAAGGTGAAGCTGGAGGTTCTCACGTCATGGGACGGGAATATAGGAGTTAGGGATAAGAGCTATAAAGTCCTGGAGACTACCGATCCGTCACAACCTGAGGGCGCCAGCTTCAGTTCCTTGCCAGATACGTGGGTAAGGACTGTCTGTGATTTCGACGATATGGAGGAGCGTGACATCCGGTCTTATGTCGAGTGTTATGACGGAGGCAATGGCAATGTCAAGCTTCGTAGGCTGGTTTCTTATGACTCCAAGATAAAGGCAAGATACGTCCGCTTCGAGGTGCTTGAATCGGATGACGCCGGCTTCGTTCCGGGGGCCGAACTGGCTACCCTCCCGGACGGATTCTCTTTGGTGTCTTGTGATTTCACGGATATGGAAGATAGGATGCCTATTGATATCGAGGAGTGTTACAAGACATCAGCCGGAAGCGTACGCATGAGACATGTGGTGTCTTATGACGGTGATCTTGGGAAAAGAAACCAGTTCTGGGAGATTGTGGACTCGTCTGATAATAGGTATGGGCTAGGAAATAGGATAAATAATATCCCTGCGGATTTTATCCGTGAAAGGTGTGCTCTAGAAAGGTTGGATGATCGTATTACCAGAAATGCGGTAGAATGTTACTCGACACCGGGAGGATCGGTAAGGATTAAATCCACTTACGTTATCAACCCTTTAAATCATGTTAGGTCGTATAATCATCATGTATTGAGTTCTACAGACAATGATATCCATGTTGGTACTCAATATACCTCTTTGCCATCTAATTTCACTCGTATCGAATGCGAGGAGCCGGATTATATGGATCGACTTATAGATACCACTGAGACTTGTTATGATACCGGAAAGGGTACGGTGAAGATCAGGAGACAGGAGTCGTTGAACGGAAATCTGGATGTAAAGACTTTCGACTATAAGATCGTTGAGTCCACCGACACCGATCATCCTATCAATACTACCCCTACGCAGACGGTTATTAACGGCTGGACGGTTATCAGTTGTGATCTTAATATCATGGACGTGGATGATTGTTATGAGATCGGTGGTCATAAGATACATTTGAAGGGATTCAGGACAGTCAATCCGGCATTGCAGGATATTAAGTCCAAGTTATACGTCGTATATTCCGATCATCCTGATTATAATGTAGGTGATGAGCTTACGTCTATACCGGATGGGGCTAAGGTGACGATCTGCGATTACGCGGATAAGAGCCAAAGACATATGGTCCCGGTGCGCGAGTGCTATGAGGTGGCCGATGGCCGGTTCTATGTAGAGGGAAGCAGGTTGGTGGATAACGATATGGTCGTAGAGCGGATGTCGTTGATGGTGATGGAGTCATCCTCCCCGACCTACCCGGTAGGGACTACGCTGACCTCCATCCCCGATGGCGCTACTATCGTGGCTTGTTTATGTCAAACCTGTTAATATCAAGGTCATGGTTAAGGTATGTAATGATTATTATATGATTGACGCCCTAGCCGGCGGTGAGGTCATAAGGAAAAGGAAATATCGTCGTGAGAATACGATGATCGGATATAAGTGGTATGATTATAATGGGGTCGAGGTAACTGACCCCATTGAGATATCACGTCTTGACGGATTGGCTACTAAGCATCAACGTGTTGATGAGGCTTATGATGATCATGCCATTTTCATGTCGTCAACCAATTACGTTAACAGCGTTTCCGGTATACCTATGGATAAGCATATGGTTGTCGTTGAATGGAGACCGGATAGCGAGCAAGGTTTTGTCACCATGGCTCATAATGAGGGTCTTGACGGGGACAGCTATTATATAGTTGTTATCAATGCCGGAGATAAGCAGGCTACGATCTACACCCCCGTGGATCCTGAGGATCCAAAGGATGGGACTTCCCGTGCGGTTGATGGCGATAACGTTTCTGTTGGCGGATCATATGTCTCTATATCCCCCAAGCAAGTAGAGAGGATAAGGGTTACTTTCCGTGATGGTAAATGGTATTATGAGTTAGTCACAAAAACATATCCTAGTAATACCGGAGGCATTAAGATCGGGGATGTTGATTTTGTGACGTTCAGATATTTATGGGAATCAAGTTCCGGAAGGGACTTGGACACGATGACGGAAGCCCTTAATTCTAATGTTCCCACCATAGATAATCTTGCTGTAGGTTGGTCTGGTCCCGGAAATGGAGATAGCTCTGTTAGAGAAGTTCTTAAATGGGGTGGTGATAATACCGGTTCTGGTAAGGAATGTGTTTGGATGTCGGTGAAGGATTTAAGGGCTAAATATTATGATATCCTACCTGAAGAGACGTATTTCATGGCCTACGCTACATGGTTTGGATCTAAAGGTACGGGTAAATGTTCTTTTGAACTTGTTGGATACAAGGGAGGTACGATGAGCCAAGATGGATATAATTTCATCAATACCGGTGGATCTGTGGTGTATCAAAATACGTATGATTTTGTTTGTCATACCAGTAAGGGTTCATCTACGTATAAGACATCCTACGAGAAGGTGGCTCGTGTTACCTACAATAAGCTCACTAACGAGGTTTATATGTCCATCGGTGACGCTATAGATCAGGAGGATAATTATGATAAGTTAGAGCGAGAGATCAATAATATAAAGGAAAGACTTAGCGATGTCGAGAGCGAGTTGGCTGTCGTAAGACGTATAGCTGAGGGCAAGAACACGGCGTATATCTTTGATACGGTCGATGCCATGAATGAGTGGCTGGCGGTCCCGGAGAACACGGCTAAGCTCCGTGTGGGGGACAGCTTCTGGATCAGGGAGCAGGAGGTACCTGATTATTGGTGGGATGGAACTCAGGCTTTAGAGCAGGAAGGTCCGAAGGTTGATTTATCCCCTTATTATACGAAAGACGAGATTAATAATATTGTCAATGATATCAATCAGAAGATAGAGGATAAGAGTACGTCTATTATCTTCGATACTTATATCCAGATGAAGTCTTTCGTGGATGATCCAACTAACGCCGATAAGCTTAAGGAAGGTACCATCTTGTTGATACGAGAGAAGAACGTACCTGATTATTATTACGATGGTGCTGGGATAGTTAAGATGGAGGCCGATGTAGAGCAATGTCTTTACGTTACTTTGGCTAACAAGCCTACGGAAAGCACTATAAGTTATACTCAAGATCGGGAGGTGACTAATTTCGCTCCGGGTGCTATAGCTAGATGGGTTGACGCTGACGGCAATAACGTTTTTTATAAGCTTGTAGAGATAGTAGGTGGTAAGGCTAAGTGGATTACGTTGATTGATACAAGATATGGTAATGTTACGTTGCAAAGCACTTATGACAAGAACTATGAGATCGTGAATATCGTATCTGGATCACGTTTACAAGCTATAAATAGCGATAAGGATGAGATCAAGTTCGTTAATAGCGCTACCGGTAATGTTACTGTCGTGTTTAACGCTACGGTATCAGGAGGAGCCAAGAAACTTACGAGCCTGTTGGCCGTGAATGAGGTGGTCCTTACGCCTGGGGCGGCGGCGTCCTTCACCCGTACCGGCGAGACCTTCACCCTCTCCGATCTTTTTGGCGTTACGATCTTCCCGGATCTGGCTGATTCCAACCGTGAGGGAGAATGGGTGATGAGCGTAGGCGTAACCGGAAAACCGATCCTTATGGAGGTAAAGGAGATGAGGAAATGGGATGAGAGTATTGTCAGGGAACTTACTATTGATGAGCTTAACGAGAAGTTCCCTAACGTGGATATTGGATTCGCTGTCGTATGCAAGACCATCAACAAAGTATATGAGATGGTTAATGGATATAAGGAATGGGTGTCTTATGATATAACCTCAATAAATTAATGGTATGGCTTTTTTGGCAGGATACGACACGGTAGCGTCCTATGTCACGTTTATAGTGAATGAGGACAGGTTCCCTTGTTATGATGGTAAGGGCGCTGATTATATACCCGATCCGATAATATCAGCGGATGCTTTTAATCGCAGTCTTAGGTTCTCGACAAGAAAGCCAGGATTCGTGGACGTTGATTGGGGGGACGGGACAAAGGATCAATATCCTTTAGTTAAGGTATCTGATGGTAGTTATAGGATTGTATTCAGGTCTCTTGACATTGAGTATAAGAAGAATCCGGATGATACCGTATGGTGGTATAAGAAAGAGGATGGCTCACAATACATACCGGTTCCCCCACATAAGTATAGCGATATCAGGCGTAGGGAGGTTACGATGAGGTTCTCTAACGTAATTGATGGGGAATTTAATATGGATGGTATTGTCCTTCATGAGTTCCCTATAATTAATCTTCCCGATATAACTTATTTTACTGTGGTTAGATCCGTTTTAAAAAATGGCGATATCCCATATGACAGGATAAGCAAGAGCGTTAATCTTCGTAATATACAGATGGGAGCTTTTTCTCATTCTGGTGTATGGAGTAATTGGCCAGAAGGTTTTTTAAATATGAAAAACCTGAGGTATTTCGGATGCAATAGCGTTTTTAATTTCGGGGATGATCCTGATTCTAATTGGAGAAGGTTCTCTGAATGGAAGAATCTTACCGAGTTTAATTTCAATTGGTGTAACATCCCTTCTTATGATCCGGCTTTTAATTCTATTCCGGCTGTGGGTATAAATATTATAAGCGATAGGAATAATATACCTGTATTTGATGAGGTGGATAAGGTGGGGGATGATAAGGCAGGCGTTGATTTTATGGGTAATGGTAGCTCATGGAAACAAGATCTGGTAGGAGGGAAGTTGAACAAGATTCAGCGGGCATATTGTTCTTCAAGTACGGTGCCGGTAGACGATCTTCCGGATTACTTGTATGAGATAAGGGAATTTAGGGTATGGAATTTGCGTGATGGTGGTAGATTTATAAATACGCAGGAGAGGGCTGATACGTTCGTTAACACGTTTTATGATAAGATGATGTCCTGGGATTATATAACGATGTCACAGATGGCTTCTGACGGTAACAGGAATCAGTTTTATAAACTTACCTTAGATTTATATGCTGCCGTATCTCCTACTAATAAGAGACCGTCTGGCGTTTATCAGGCTCCTGATGGGTTTGTCAAGGGGGTTAGTAATGGTAATCCTACGACGCCTATGGAGAAGGTGTATGTACTTACCAACAACTATGGGCAGACGTGGATCTTGGCACCTGCCCCGGCTTCTAAGGCTGCCCTTACGAGGGCACGGCGGGCTGGGAAGGCTAGGATTACCCCGTTCGTCCTTGGCGTAAAGGACGGCCATGTATCCGTGTTCAGCGGAGACGTGTTGGATGATAATATGAGTAAGTATAATTTCGCCGACAAATACGAGGCCATAGATATCTGTAACGATCTAGGATTGGACAGCTCACCGGTTGTCGAGTATTTCAGGAGAATAGAGGAGGGAGAGGTATGAAGTTGATGTGCAAGGATACGAATAACGGATCTATAACCTTTTTTACTAAAGGCAAATATGCTTTTAGGGGCGTTAATAGGAATGATACTATTGATGACGTGCCTGATCCTATATTGGATGTTAATAATTATAATGAGAGTATACAGTTTTATTCCAAGACCCCCGGCATGTGCGAGGTCGATTGGGGTGACGGGAATAAAGAGCAATTTCCTTTCGTGAAGGATAGGAGCGAATCCATATACGGGCGATATAGGTTGATGTTCAGGAGAAGGGATATAAGTTATCGTAAGAATCCGGATAGCCATCCATGGTGGTTTTATAAGGAAGATGGGAGTGAGTATATTCCCGCCCCCAATCATGCTTACGCTGATGGGCTAGATAAAGATCGGGTCATTACCATGACTTTTACGAATGATATTACATTCGTTCAAACAACAAGGATAATGATGGTAGGATTCCCGATATTAGACGCCCCAAGTATTATCAACTTAACCTTATCCATTACCGGCGATGGGAATATAACCGATATCCCTAAAGACAGGATACGTAGATCGGTAAATATAGAGTATATAACACTTAACGAATTGGGTGTAGGGACATTGACATCCATACCAGACGATTGGGATAGGCTCACTAAGTTAAAAGGCATTAATCTAAGTCGAACGGCTGATTTTAATGATACGGAGTCTTCTAATATAAGGAAATTCCCCTCTATGTGGCCTAATCTTGTAACATTAGCTTTGGCAGGTTGCAGGGTTAGGGTATATCCAAGGGAATGGCTGTCTTTTAGCAAGCTAAGAGAATTATATATATCCCCGGGAGTGGCTATGCCATCGTTTGACCCTAATACATGCCCGGCTATGGATGAGGTGGATAAGATAAATCCTAGCTTAAGGACCTTCGATCATATAAATAGATGGTATGGGTCTGTCGTGAGCTGGCATCCGTATATGATCGGCAAGGGGCTGGAAAATATCACTAGCCTTATCGCCTCATATGGCTATAGTAATATAGATGTAAGTAATCTACCGGATTATATATATGAGATGAGATCTATGAGTAGTTTTTATATGCAGATCTCCTTGTCAACCCAAAGTCGATGTGATACGTTTATATCAACATTATATGAGAAGGTGATGGGGTTTGATTATCTCACTATGTCTTCCTCTGCTTCCGATGGCAAAAGGAATCAGTTTTATGGATTGTATCTAAGTATGTATTTGGCTGCCAAACCTGTTGATAAAAGGCCTAGTGGCGTATTACAGGCACCTTCTGGTTTTATAAAGGGTCAGTCTAATGGCTCTCCGTCGACTCCTATGGAGATGGTTTATGTGCTTATGAATAATTATGGATGGAGGTTTAGTATGGCGCCAGAGGCTTCGGTGTTAAGGTCAATACGATCTTCTGATATTGACACGAGGTCGTATAAGCCATATAAGCTTATCGTATTTGACGATGGACGTACCTTTGTAGGCAATGGAGATGTTTTAGCTCATGATACGGATAAGGTATTATCGTTTGGGGGTCAACCAGAAGGGGAGTTTTTATGTGATTCTATGGGATTGGACAGGAATGTTATTGTAGAATATTTTAACAAGATAGGTAATGGCTAAGACATTATATAAATATGAGGCTTCATCAAATAAGTTCGTGTGGTTCACCACATGGGATAGGGCACTTAGAAATTATTATACCGATGATTATAATTATGTACCTGATCCTGTCGTTGGTAATCCTTATAATACGTTTGTCGAGTTTAGATCCAGAAAGCCCGGTATGGCTAATGTGGATTGGGGGGATGGAATAAAGGAGCAGTTTCCTATGACCAAGGTTCAAGGGGAGGATAATTATCGTATTATATTCCGTTCTTTAGCGATACAACATAAGAAAAATCCCAATACTACGTGGTGGTTCAGGAAGGAGGATGGATCGCAATACGTACCTATAGATAATCATGCTTACGCTGATGGGAGGAGGGACGTACAACGGGCTGTGTCGATAGATTTTACTTGTGATATTTATTATGCCAATATCCAAGTTTGTAAGATGACGGCTTTCCCGATTGTGGATATACCAGGACTTGAGTTTTTGGTCGTATCCCATACGCTGTATGTTAATGACGGTATACCTGTAGACAAGTTGTCAAGATCCAAAAAGTTAATTTATATCGATCTTCAAAATATAGGGCAAAGAATGACCGTAATTCCTGAGGCTATAACCAGCAAGACAGAGGTATATTATTTAAATATGTTTAATATGCTTGATCTTAGGGATATAGAATCTAGCGGAATAAGGAATATAAAGAATATGAAAAATCTTCAAACCCTTGAATTGTCTTCATGTTATTTGGATAGGTATATAAAGGAGTTTAATGATCTTCCTAAATTAACTTCGTTGAGAATACATCCTGGCCCTTCTGATATGTGGAATTATTTTGATATAAATACCCTCCCTTTTTTCGAGGTAGATAAGATAAATCCTAACATTACTAATTTTGATTTTTTAAATGACTGGGTAAGTGGAGAAAGGAGGACGGGTTGGAATGATGATAATATGTCGGGTAGAGGATTGGATCATCTTACAGGTTTTTTCGTCTATCATAGTAATAGTATTAGAGTGGATAAGCTGCCAGATTATATTTATGAGATGAGGTCTATTACATGGTTTGTGATGGATTATTCTACTCATAGCCAAAAAAGATCAGATGATTTCGTAAACTCCTTCTACGACCTTGTGGTGGGATGGGATCAGATTACCATGACATCTGTGGCCAAGGACGGGAAAAGGAATCAGTTTTACGGGCTTAGTGTATCTATGTACGGCAGTACTTATCCTGACGAGAACCAACGTCCTACGGGGCAGGAACAGGCTCCGGAGGGGTTCGTGAAAGGCCAGTCCAACGGATCTCCCGCTACGCCTATGGAGAAAATATATGTATTAAAAAATAATTACGCCCAGAAATGGACGATAAAACCGGCTTGAAATGGATAGAAATAATATTATAAAAGAACTAGGTTCGTATTTTGATATAGTTGAATTGGTGTGTCCTCATACTTACAATAAGTGGAAGGAAAGATCGTGGCAGTTCCTTGACACAGAGTTTCTCCATAATTTACTTATATTACGTAGGGATATAATCAAACAGCCTATGTATTGTAATAACTGGGATAAGCAAGGACAGTTTTCCCAACGTGGTCTTAGATGCAACATCTGCCAGATAGTTAAGGATAAGAAAGATGTTTATCTATCCGCTCATGTGTTGGGTAAGGCTGGGGATTTCGATGTCAAGTCGATGACGGCGGAACAGGCTAGAGGCTTGATCTTGGATCATCAAGATATGTTACCATATCCTTTCCGGCTTGAAGGGAAGGTGGGTTGGTTGCATTTTGACAGCCTTGATACGAGGAACGGTATACACGCCGTGGTGTTTTAGGTACTTAACGGTATAGTGGTTAACTTTGCGTATAGGGTATAAAATGAAAGACAAAGACATGATAGAGCGAGTGGGGGCTTTATGGAATATAGCGCTTGCGTATGGTGCTTCTTGTTGGGCTTACTTCCAGCCAGTGCATCATTTATTGACTGTATTACTTATAGTATTAATAGCGAATTTTTTGGCTAGGTTAGCGCAAAGCGTAAGGGGCTGGAAGCTCCGTAGAAGCCGTAGGAGGAGGTTTAGTTTCAAGAGATGGCTTAGGGAGGTCAGGTTCACTGATATTCTTAAGGAGTTCGCTTTGTCTTGTTTTATAGTAATGACATTATGTGTTATATATAAGACGTTATACCCGATCGAGGAGGAGGCTAGCATGATACTTGCCGTTACCAAATATGGGGTGTATATAGCCCTTGTTGGATATGTGATGCTTTTCTTGAATACGATAGGGGATGCTTTCTCTGACGCTTATTTGGTGAAGGTATTCAAGGCCGTGTTTAAGAGGATAAACGTATTCAAGATGTTTAGTTTTTCCAAGAACATACCTGACGAGACGTTTGACGATATAAAGAAGATTGCTGATGATGAGGTTAAGGATAAGTCTTAGGGCGATTTTTTGTTTAGGTCTGTCGCTGTCCCTGTCCTCTTGCGGAAGCAGGAGGCAGGTTAGCGAAACGTCTATTGATAGCCGGTTGATCAGCAGGATAGAGACGATGATAGATGAGGTCATGGATCGGAAGATCGTAGAGATCAAGACATCTGATCTTAATGCCGATATTGTTATAACGGAGAGAGAGTTCGATACGGACAAGGATGTTGATCCTACCACGGGGGAACGGCCGGTGTCCTCGCAGACAGATACCCATATCGTCATTGGCCGGCGGGACAGCACGGTGACGGCTGATTCCCTTGGCATTGATAAGACGATTACCGGTGTTAAGGATATTGACAAGAAGACAGACATCAAGCATAAGGACGTAGATGATAAGAAAGAATCAAAATGGCCAATAGCTGTCACATCAATTAGCGTGTTGTTGATATTATTGGGCTTAATATATTTACTAAAAAAGATGAAGGTTTTATGAGACGAAGAATGATTGAATATACTAGGGGGGGGGGGATTGACGATCATACTAGATTCTTAATGAGATTCAATGGTAATTTTAAGGTAGAGGGGAATCCTACTCCCTCTGGCGACCTCTTTATAGCCAATAATGGCAATCTTATCACCGATGGCTCAATACAATGTGTCCAATATAACGAAAAGGATCCTTTTCTTTATACTATCATAAACACCAAAGAATCGTTATTGCCTGAGCTATTTTATGACGGTCATCCATTTACTATAGACTTTTGGTATAAGTCAACCAATCTTGTTACAAGTTGTTTGGTTGAGCATGAATATCCTAATGGTATTTTTTATTTTGGTGTAGTTTTAACAGGTACTGGTTTTTATTTTTTATTTCAAGCTCAACAAGCTGGTTGGCATGTTGATAGAGTTGAGGCAAACAAATGGTATCATATAGCTATAGTCAGAAGCAGTAATGAATATGACATATTAAGATGTTTTGTTAATGGTATACTTATTATTAATACGAAAACCAATAATACGCTTTCCCTTAGGTCTTATAACCTAGGTATTAATACACGAGGTGATGGTATGGATAACGGAAATTTTATGATGGACGATTTCAGGATAAGTGATATAGCTAGATGGGAGTCAGATTTTGAACCTCCAAAAAGAAAGGGATTATGATCTACCATAATCCCCTACATTCATCCTTACCCACGTATCAACCAAAACCAAAATGAGGTCAGTCCCGGATTCGAACCGGGGTATATGGTTTTGCAGACCACCGACTAAACCACTCATCCAACCGACCGTGACGCGAATATAAAGATTTTATTTGACCAGATAACTTAATTGACCATCTTTTTAACTAACAACTTTCCTTAAAGCCAAATAGTTCTTATTTAACTTCTGGAACCGTAGAGATAATTGTATAGACAAGTATTGTTTTTAGGTGACTCTTGCTGGAAGCCAATAAACAAGGTGGCGGCGTCATGGCGTGGGGCTGGTGGCTGCCTTCCATGGCCGGCCAGGAGCGGAGCGACTCACGACCAACCCTGCCGATTCCCTTTGGCACTTCACGCTTTAGCGCAGAAAAGAAGTAAACATATAGGATCATTATGTTTAAAGATAGTAGTCATCTGCCAAATAAGATCGAATGTAAGGATATAGTAAATATCTCAATAATACAATCATAAAGAGTCTTGAGTGGGATTATTAAGATCTTTATCTGCCAACATACTACTCATTTTTAAATTAATGTTTTTTGGATGTCTACTTTAGATAATAAAAGGCGTTAGCTAACATCATTTCATTAATAGGGTTATTAATTAGAAATTGGTAAGAATTAAATAAAGGAATGCTTTATAATGAGATTTGCTTCAGAAAGAGGCGAAGCTTCTTATTACACATGTCACAAAATGGACAACTGTGTTTCAGCAAGTTATGTTATTAATGAAATAATAATGGTGATATATGGGAAAATTAATTCATCTTATTCTTTTAAAGGTCTTATATTTTGCTTATATTTGAAGTGGACAAAATATGAACAATATGAATTTCGACTTGAATTATATAAGGAAATGCTCTTCTATGATAAAGGAATTTCCGGTGTATACCGAGGCTGAGAAGAAGCAGGTAGATGAGGGGCGTACTTGCATTAAGCTATCTAAAGGTCAGCCTATATATCCGCGTAATTTCAAGAAACGTAGAGATACTTTCGCTGGCGCTGATTATACCACGGCTAATCCTAGGAACATCAGTCCTGATGATATTTATATACCTCCCTACTTTAGGCTTAAGATTATTATGGCTATTATCATCAACTTTGATAGAGCTATAGTGTTTAATAGGATATCTGATAAAGATTTTAAGCTAGGTATGACGTACCGGTTTATCTATGAGTATGTAGGATCGTTTAAGTGTTTTGAGAAGGCTTATAAGATGATATCGATGGTAGTTGATAGCGAGTTGTCGATCATGAGATCAATCGGTGATTATAATTATAAGTGGAATATTCGCAAGGTTTATCCATCATGCTTTGTAGGCAAGGCTAAGTTCAGGTATATTGGCGGCGAGGACAATGCACCTGTAAGTTCAAAGGGGAGGGCTAATAAAGCTAGAAGAGCCGCTGTTGACTACAAAGTTATGATTATGGTGAATATCATAAATACCAGATCTGCGAGTAAGATAAGGAAGATGATTGACTCTGATGGTAGTCTTAAAAACAATGGTAAAAGGTTTGACGGTAGGAATGATAAAGTTCTTTTCAGTATATTCAATAGTCATTTGATTCACGAGGGGTTTAAGGAAGTTAAAACCTCGTCCTTATATAAGTACTTGAAAGAGGCCTTAGATTTTTTAGGTGTAAGTCTATTAGAGTTAAGATCTATTGCTGATAGAGCTATTTCTGACATAGAGGATGGCAAGGAAGGATATGAGCCTGGCCTATGCTCTTATGATGACTGTTTTGATATTAATTCTTTTGTGGAGGATTCGTGATGAGTAGCTTTAGTATCATAAGAGGTGGAGATATGTCCATCGTATTTAACCACGATAATAATATGTTTAATATCCAAGAGCTATCGGATTCCATTGGATGTAAGAATATACTGTCATCTGTCGTAAAAGATCCTTTGAATGGGTCGATGTATGTTATTAAAGAGATATCCGATCAGAAGTGGGGAGATATAGTGGCTTTGGTCAGATTCGGATGTTTGTTGAATAAGTCTCTTGTAAAGGAGATAGTCGTCAAATCTATAAGATTGTGGGTAGATATTTGTGGTATGTCTTACAGCGATATCAAATCATCTACATCCGATCCTATATACAATACGTTCCTTTTTAGCGGCTATATGTCTTTGGCTGGGGATAATCCTGACCTTAAAAAGTTTATTGTATCTCTTAGGAGTAGAATGCTTAGATATGATCTCACATGCTTATGTCTTTATTTAGCTATGTCTATGGCTATCAATGGAGGTATAATTCTAAGCGAGCAGGATCTTCTTGATGCTCTTATCTTATAGCCTCGTTTGTTTTATCGATCAAATTAGTATCTTTGTGAAAAAGATATTAAGATGAATCAGATCAATATCATACCGAAGATAATTCATGATAAGTTTGCCGCTAGGATTATCATGGATGATTACGATATAGAGAAGCCTATCGTAATTACTGTCGTAGCTAGGCGTAACGATGGTGAGTATAATACCCAGATATTGACATACCCGACATCGGGAGTCGATTATGAGGGTAATGTAAGGATGGTGTTTTTTGATGTCGCTAGGTCTCATGTTTGTCAGATAACATCGGTGTTTATCAACGGTCATGAGGTTAAGACATATTATACCGATATCCCGGATCTTGATATGCAAGCCCGTTATGACGATAGCTTATGCCGGTACGATAAGAAGGTTAACATGAATGATATTCGGCTGTCATTTCAGGTGCTAGAGACACGTGATCCCAAGGTGCTTCAGGTATTGGATGAGTCTGAGTGGGGGCTACTGGAGGACAGGAAGGCGATTATCGAGATCACTACGCCGGGCATGTCCGACCCCGTTACGTTGTTCCTTGGCAAGAATCAGGTCAATACCTTTACTAGCCTAACATTAGGCCTCAATTGTTTTAATTACGATGATTGTAATGTAAAGTACCTTGATCTACCTGATGGTATATATGATATCAAGATCATAGGTAGCCCTTCTACTTACAACTTCAGTCGCAAGTATCTTAAGACGGATCTTATACGCAGACGTCTTGATCGGCTATGGATTAAGACTGATATCCTATGCGAGGACAAGGATAAGGATCTTATAAATAAGATACAGGAGATGGAGACGCTTATGGCTGTAGCGGAGGCTAACGTCAGGTTGGATAATATAGAGGCGGCTCATGAGATCATTGATCGTGTCGGAGAGCTTCTTGAGATGGCTACTAATTGCGTGGATTGTTGAACATAAAAATATTTAGTCGTGGGTTGTAATACTTGTAAGGAAAAGGCGTTAAAGGCCGAGAGGGAAAGAATTGAGAGAAGCATGATGAATCGTGTTTCTTCCACTGTTATTAGTGATAGGGAATATGCTTCTAGGAGCACCGCTGGTTGTATGGTTATGCAAGATCCGTTGCAGGTCATGGAGCGTGACGTGGTTAGTATATATAAGCAAGTTCGTACCAAGGGTGATGGCGTGGGTGTATCTTATCTTAATATGCAGAAAAAGATCCGTGAGTGGATCAAGAACCTGCCATATGGATGCCCGCCTGACGAGGAGGTACAGGAGATGAGAAAGGAGATTCTGGATGGGCGCGCAAAGCATATCAAACCTTGATAGAATAGATCTATGTAAGGTCGTAGATGAATGGCTGTCTTGTCAATGGGGTAGATACATGAGATATCATAGGTACAGGATCGGTGACAAGCCCGATATATCCTATTGGGGCAAGATAATTCGTTTGCAAAGGTCATTATGTGATAATGATTGCGGGTTATGTCCGGATGAGGTAAGATCGTTAAAGGAACGTGTTAATAAGTTACTGGCATAATCAAAAATAATATTAATTCCATATAATTTCATTATAGGGTTTTAATATATCCATAAGGATCGGATTATTAGCCTAAGCTTTGAAATAGAGGCTACGTTATTGAAGAATATATAGTTACCTACGGATGTTTATCCAAGTCCGTAGCTCTAAGGTAGGTGATTAAACAGGGATTGTATTTGGGTTCCAGTGTTGCCTATATAAAACCTCAAAATAACATTGGCGATGGGTACTTACAGGAGAAATCCTGACTTATGTTGAATAAACATTGAATTAGTTTGTAAAATGGTGTATGTACAAGACATAGATGGTAAACCGATGATGCCTACGACAAGGCATGGTAAGGTTAGGAGGTTGCTTAAAGCAAATAAAGCAACCGTGGTGAATCTTTGTCCGTTTACGATTCAGTTAACTTACAAATCAACCGATCATAAACAACCAGTTACTCTGGGCATTGATGCAGGAGCTAAACATATCGGTTTTTCTGCAACAACTGAAAAAGAAGAGTTATTTGCTTGTGAAACAACCTTGAGAACAGACATTGTAGATTTACTTTCAATGAGACTTCAAAATAGAAGGACAAGAAGATCAAGGCTCAGATATAGAAAGTCGAGATTTAACAACAGAGGTTCCTCTAAAAAGAAAGGATGGGTAGCCCCTTCTGTAAAACAAAGAATCGATTCCCATTTAAACGAAGTGAATGAGATTCATAAAATCCTTCCGATTACTAAAATAGTAATTGAAGTCGCTCAGTTCGATACTCAGAAAATGAAAAACCATGATATTTCAGGAGCTGATTATCAAAACGGAGAACAACTTGGTTTTTGGAATGTCAGGGAGTACGTTTTGTTCAGAGACGGACATAAATGTAGTCATTGTAAAGGAAAGTCGAAAGATCCTGTTTTAAACGTTCATCATTTGGAATCAAGAAAAACAGGAGGGGATTCACCTTCGAATTTAATCACCCTTTGTGAATCGTGTCATAAAGCATTTCATAAAGGAGAAATTGAATTGAAGAAAAAGAGAGGTAAATCACTTCGTGATGCGGCCGTGATGGGGATTATGAAATGGAAATTGTACGAGGAGTTGAAATCCAGATATGACAACGTTTCGATGACTTTCGGTTACATCACGAAACATAATCGGATTAAATATGGGATTGAAAAAAACCATACATCCGATGCGTTTGTCATTTCTAGGAACTTCAATGCGAAACGAATTGAGTATCAATACTTGAAACGTTTAGTTCGTAGGCATAACAGGCAAATACATAAAATGAAAATTTTAAAAGGAGGGAAGAAGAAAAACAATCAAGCTCCTTTTGAGGTTTTCGGATTTAGATTGTTTGATAAAGTATTGTATAACAATGAAATATTCTTTGTTTATGGAAGAAGAAAATCAGGAAATTTCAATATCAGGGATTTCAACGGAGAAAATCCAAAGGATGTTTCACACAAAAAGTTTAAACTCATTAGAGGAAAGAGGCATCCGATTATATTAAAGTAAATAAATATATATAAATAGGTTTAATAGATTTTTTTAATATGATAAAACATAATTGTTCACATATAACTCCGTCCACTTGCGTACCTTATGAGGGTGATCTTCCGGAGTGGTCAAAGTATAAGGACTCTGATGAGTGCGTTATGATCTCCGACGTGATAGAGGAGATATATGACGAGCTTACCCGTATTAGGGAGGCTATAGACGTCAGGGATCTTGGCGAGTCTTGCGTGAAGGTAAGTGGCGATAAGACCGTAGCGAAAGTTCTTTATGCTATTGAGGATAAGATTTGCAATGGATGATAAGCCAATGGAGAAAAATCGACATTGGTGATAATCAGATGTATAGATATTGATTTATGATGTATTGCTAGATGTTAAGCTACTGTAAATCAAGTATTCAATTTGTAAGGAGTCTTCTAAATAAGTAGGTTAGATAGATACTCTTGCAAGTTGTAAAATATCTTTATGTGTTAGATATAAAAAATAGCCAATTGATTTGTCATAGACGATTCGATTGGCTATTTTTGTATGTCCATCATATCTCACGATGTAATGGACATAGGTTAATTTATTATGAGTGCAAATATAATTATTTCCAATGATTCTATGAATAATAGTAGTAGGATTTTGGCGTTTAAATCCAACGAAAACGGATTATCTACAATATTTAGCTACAATGGTAATGATATAACTTTCAAAACAGAGAACGGTATCACTTATGTGAATGCTACCGAAATGGCGAAGCCGTTTAAAAAGAGACCAAATGATTATTTATCGTTATCTTCTGTAAATGAGTTAATTAATGCCATTACCAGAAAATATGGTAATGCTGATTTTCAGCCTGTTACGATTATCAGGGGTACGGTTAGTCCTGGCACATGGATGTGTGAGGATTTGGCTTTGGATTTCGCTCAGTGGCTTAGCGTTGATTTTAGGTTATGGTGTTTGGACAGAATTAAAGAGCTTCTCACTACAGGCAAATGCGTGATTCCTGATTTTAATGATCCTCCCGCCGCTGCTGAGGCTTGGGCTAAGGAATATCGTGGCAGGGTAGCCGCCGAGAAGCTGGCGTTAGAGGAGAGGGCCAAAGCCGAGGAGATGGCTAAGGTTCTTGAGTCGAAGAAAGAGGATATAAAATTTTCAGAGTCGTTTATCATGTCTGGAGAGTCAGATTTGCTGGTAAGGGATTTAGCCAAGAAGCTTGAGCAGAATGATATAATTATAAGCGATAAATGTTTACGAGATTTTCTTGTTAAGATAAAGATAATAGTCAAAAGGGTTAAGGTTAATGGAGATTGGGAGATTACGGCTAACGCCGTAAAGAAAGGATTTGCTCATTATCGGGATAAGAATATATGTACGGAATCCGGAAAGGTTGTATATGCAAGGACTATCTATATAACAGGAAAGGGTTACCGGTATATATTGTCATCTATAAACGGTAGTAAGAAAAGCGATTTCATATTATGTGGAGGCATGTTCAGGGATTATGGCGTTTTTGCCGGATCGGAGTCATTTAGTCATTGGGATAATTAATTCCATTTTTGCCCAAAAACTGATAATCAGGTAACTGCATATTTGCATTTACGGTTATGTGTCTCATATCGGTAAAATATCTATATTTGCGACAAAGTGAATCACAATGATATACGGTAACAAAGAAATAGTTCGGACGTTCACCAGAAACAACCCGCCTGCCGGGTACGTGGGCGGTTCTGTTGACTACCGGGTCCCGGCCAACGTCTATTTTGGCGATACGCAGGAGGAGGCTGACAACAAGGCTGAAGATGATATCAAAGCCAACGGTCAGGACTACGCCAATACATATGCCGACATAATACCGGCTGTATGGTATAATGATCAGGTATGCGATGAGTTTATCAAGAACAATTGCGTAAGCGGTAGGGGGTCCAAGGAGCAGGTATGCATAGAGGAAGGCAGGTTTGTCTCTTACGTATCCAAGAAAGATGCCAATGATAAGGCTAGGGTGGAGCTTGGACGGATCGGGCAGGGGGAGGCCAACTCCGTCGGGGCTTGCTGCGAGGACTGGGCCTCACAGCCTTTTCGTGGCTTGTTTTACAAGAACGATTGTGAGGCTGGCACATCAGGCAAGGAAGGTATTGTATATGAATTACCAGCCGGAGCTGTCATATCCGATATATCCCAGATAGACGCCGATACGTTAGCCTATAGGAAGTTCATGAAAGAAGGTCAGGAGAAGGCTAATGCCGAGGGTAGTTGCTCACCTGTATTCTATAATACTACGATCGGTGATTGGTTTGAGAAGGTATGCCCGTTTGGATATAAATCAGGTAGGGTATATTATTCTATCAAAGCCAATAGGTTTAGATCATGGATATCAGTAGAGGATGCCAACGCCAAAACCCGTGAGGTTTTGATGGTAGAGGGGCAGGAGTACGCTGATCTTAATCTTGAGTGCGAGAAATGGATTGAGAATATTGATCAAGAGGATCAATGTTATTGGTGATGATGCGCGTTTAGTTTTCCATAATAGTTGATTTAGTGTTTGGAGGAGATTGCATGTCTCCTCCATTTTTTTGTATATATATCAATGGTGATAAGTTTATATACTGTAATACACTTGCTTATATGTTGAATATATTTTATATTTGCATACCTATCTATTCATCTCGAACCGATAGGTATTATGTTTAATTTAAAATATTGTTCAAAGTTATGAAAAGTCGGGTTGAAATCAAATCTTCTGATAGGAGATTGATGGGCGTTGTTATACCTGCGCTCAGTGATAATGGTTTTGTTAACATCACTTTAGCTATGAGAGTCTTGTCTGATGATAGGCTTAAAAAGGGCTTATCTCCTAAGAAGCTTAATGATATTATTAAGTATGATGGCTTTCAAGAGAAATGTAGGGAAATAATTAGTAGACTGGAAAACAGGGATCTATGTAAGCGGATAAATATCAGCCTACAAAACAAGACCCTAAATCTTAGTGATTTAAACAAAATGGGATTGGCATGCCGAAAGGGAAAGGGGGATGGACAGATGTGGTATATGAATCCATATCTTTTCCTTGTGGTGGCTATGGAGATGAGTCCTGAAGTTTGTGCCGATGTCGTAATGTGGTTTGTTGATAATATCGTAGGGGTAAGAAATGCAGCTGGTGACGCTTATATAGAGATGTGCAGCAGTGTATCTTCGCTTATAAGCGATAAGAGCAATTTAAAGGAATCGCTATCAAGGATTGCTAAGGGTATTAATTTCGTTGTTTTCGGTGTGCATGAGGAAGGAATAAGAAATAGAGCCTCCTTCGAGGAGCTAGATATGATAGTATCAATAGAAAGAAATATATCTTATGCTATTAAGGCTGGATATATAAAAGATTATAATGGCGTTATAAACGATTTGGGAAGGCAGTGGAAAGACAGATGGGGTAATCCTGTTCTTAAATTGAAGTCTTGATCCTATCTTATTATTATAGTTTATGAGTATAGGGGATACAAATGGGGTATTCCCTATATTGTTTAATAATGTATGTTATCTTGTTATCAAATCAAATAAGTATCTTTGCTAAAAACATTAATATTATTAATATGTGTAATACAGGTGGTTGTTGTCATGATCATTCACGGGAATGTCCCGAAGAGTGTTGTCATGGCGTTAAGATAGATAAGTTTCTTAACAAATGTTATGATGATCCTTGTGATCCTTGCGATCGGGATTGTCAGAACGAACCTTGTGTTGGTTATGGATGTCCTATAACCTTGTATGATAAATGCGTCTTGTACTCAGGCGATGAGTTGGTGGTGGATGGTATAGAGAAAGGTACTGATATCTCTGTCGTTATAGACTCATTGAGGCGTATTATAGCGTCTAGGGATAAGCAGATAGATTTATACCATCGTGAGGTTCTGGATTTGAAGAGGATTATAAACGAGCTTGTCAACGCCGGTGGTAGCGGCGGGGATAGCGGAACTGAAGAGGAGGTTTGGTGATGAACGGTTGCAACAAAAAACAATACAGACCTACTGTAGACGACACGAAAGTACCGTGCTCTACGTACATGAGTACCGATTGTATTTACCCCGGTGATAAGGTACGTGTGGAATCATTGGGATTATCTCCCAGCTGCGATATGTCTGATGTCCTTAACGCTATGATAAAGGCTATACGGGACAGGGATGCTGAGATACTTGAATTAAGGAGAATGATTAATAAATTGATTTGATATGAGGAATAACTGTAATCCATGTAAGCCGGAATATAGACCGGGGAATGAATGTAGTATCTACAGTTCCCAGATCATATATGATGGTCAGTCTTTTCCTGAGGCAGATATCAGGAACGGAGATGGCATGAATAGCGTAATCGAGTCTCTGGTAAGGAAGCTGGTTGCCGTATCTGGAGCAACGGCGTCCATCCAAAGGGATTCGTTTAAGGGAGTGCAGGCCGTAAGGTTAAGATACGAGCCTCTGAATGTTCTTAGCGTGACCTACTGCGGTACTATCGTACCTAACGACGGGTATGTCGTTTCTGGTAGATCCATTAAGTTCAAGAAAAGGTATTGCATGGGCGATGAGTTCGCTGATGTTAATATCGTATATACTACATTGAATAGTAATATTTTAAATACTTCATGCTATGGCTAAGAGAGTGTATGATACGGTCTTGGCTTCCGAGTGTGACGGTTGGGTATGTGGTGAGACACTTAAGAAAGGGTCTGTCCCAGCAGACAGGCTGGAGCTTGATTCTTTTTCAGAGGCCGTCAGGGAGCTTATAGAGCGTTTTTTCGAGGAGGGATGGTTGCCGGATATGATCTGTGATCTTGGTTGTGGTGGCGCCAGCGTGTTTGAGATTAAGCCTACTAACTTCGAGTATCCTCCTGAGGGCGGCGAGCAGATTCTGGAGATTATCGTAGGTAAGAGTGATAAATGGACTATAACTCAAGCGGAATGATATGAATAATTTAAAAGATATTCTTGCTAAGATCGAGCAAGGCTCCTCATGGGTGTCCTACGACAAGATTTCCGGTACCGGTCCCGACAAGGTGGCGATCAAGGTAGAGCCGGGATGGATGGGTAGGTTGCCTAGGGAGACTTACGTAGCGGTCGAGAAAGGCAAGGTAACGAAACTCGCTACCATAACCCAGAAGGGCATGGAGCGGGTAAGCGTGGATCCGGCCAATATCATGTTTGACATGGAGGGCGGGACGGCGGTCATCAACGCCAAGCTTAACTCCGCCTCGGTCAAGGCCTCCTGCCTTACTCTTGGTGGTTCGGTGAGCAAGTCTTATATAGTTTCCATGAACGTGAATGGCTTATCCATGAAGGTTCCGGAAGAGGATAGCAGGTATATAGTGTATGCCGATCCTGAGGATCCCGGTGCCACTGATTTGTATGAGGCTAGTTTTGTTATAGCTATGCCTAAGAATATGGATAACGAGCAGCATCATGAGATGTTTGTCTTGAATGGCAAGGTTGTTAATATCAATCAACAGCCTAATGATATACCTTATATTATACTTGATCATGACTTTGATAACGTGACTAGTGAGAACGGTCAGGTCGTTATCGATATCAAGTCCAATACCGAGTATGATATTGAACTGGTATGTTGCACTTGCGGAGATGGCGGCGAGGAACCGGAACCACCCTTTAATGTGGATCCGCAAAGGTTGACGCTTAATAAGGATGGTGATACTCAAATCGTAAGGGTAGAGGCCGGAGATGATGTTTCATGGAGAATAGAGGAGAATTGATATGGCAAGGGAAATAGATAAGAATTGCGTTGAGGGTAATTGCTTTGCCATTAACGACAAGAGCCATGGGGTAGGCGATAATAAGCTCAATATCGTATACAAGGCTAATTATACCGGTCAGATCTGTACGGCTAAGTTCCGTATAACGTCAAAGGACGGTAATATTGTCAAGGAGTATATGATAGCCCAAGACGCCAAACCCGTTTATTATAATATCAAGATGGTTCAGCCGTTCACCAAGGACGACTGTCTGGCCAACCAACATGGATCGGTGGTGTTGTATACGGTCGAGGAAAGGACTTACAAGTCGTTTATCTCGCAGGAGGACGCAGACGCCAAGGCTATGGAGGATATAGCCCTGAACGGTCAGAAATACGCCAACGAGCATGGTGAGTGTATAACCGATATCTGGTATAACGAGGAGCAGAGGAAGACGTTTATACGTAATAATTGCGATAAGTTCAGTGACGGTCAGGAATATGTTTATATCATTCCTGAGGGCAAGTACGTATCTTCCATCTCTCAGGAGGACGCCGATAGGAAGGCTCTTGAGGATATTGAGAAGAACGGTCAACAACAAGCCAATTTGGAGGGTGAGTGTAAGCCTAAGGAGAATATCTATTATGGTAAGTTTAGCAAGACCTTTACCCGTAACAATTGTGATTCCACCCAATACGGTACGGATGTGGTTGTTAATGAGACGATGGTTACAGGAGACTTCAGATCCATCGTATCTCAGGAAGACGCTAATAGCCTAGCAAGGGCCGCTGTCGAGGCTCAAGGTCAGGATATAGCGAATATCAAGGGTAACTGTGAGAAGATACCGGTATTTACCGGATCGTACTCTAAGGTATTCCAGAGAACCAACTGCCCTGAGGGTTCTACTCCTGTTGACTTCACCGTGGACGAGAAGATGTGTTCTGGATATCCGTTTACTTCTACGGTATCGCAGGATGCCGCCAACAAGCTGGCGCAGGACGCTGTCGAGGCGCAAGGTCAGGCTATCACCAACGAGCGTGGCGACTGTCAGACTAACGTCTACTATAACGTAAGGATGGAGAAGACAGTCACTAGAAACAATTGCGATGAGTTCCATATCGGTCAACCTTATACTTATGTTGTAGCCGCTGGTAAGTACTTCTCTATTATCTCTCAGGAGGATGCTGACAATAAGGCTAAGGCCGATCTTGAGGCTAACGCCCAGCAACAAGCCAACCTAGAAGGTGAGTGTAAGGAGAAGACGATCTACTACGGTAGGTATAATAAGGAGTTCACTCGTAATAACTGTGATGAGACCCAATACGGCACCAAGGTTGTCGTGGATGAGACTATGGTGACAGGAGATTTCAGGTCTACCGTATCTCAGGAAGACGCCAACAATAAGGCTAAGGCCGCCGTCGAGGCTCAAGGTCAGGATGTGGCTAACGTGAAAGGTAAGTGCGAGAAGGTGCCTGTATATACCGGTACTTATACACGTACGTTTACCCGTAACAATTGTGGTACTGGAACTGGTGGTACTTATACGGTAAATGATAGGATGGTTGACGGTTATCCGTTCACGTCTACCGTATCTCAGGAGGATGCCAATAACAAGGCCAAGGCCGCCGTTGACGCCCAAGGACAGGCCCTTGCCAATATCCACGCCCTTTGTACGTACACCGGCCGTGCTTCCTTGGGATTCACGAGAAACAACTGTGGTGAGTGTAAGATCGGATCTAAGGTGACAATCACCCAAGATATGGTAGAAGGACACCCATTCCAGTCTAACGACTCCCAGACCGCCGCTGACGCTATGGCTATGACCGCTGTACAAGCTCAAGGACAGGCTTTGGCTAATACCAAGGGTACTTGCTCTAACGCCACTATGTATACCGGCAAGGCTAGCTTCGAGTTCACGAAGAGCAATTGTGGCGCTAATCAGGTAGGAAATCCGTTCACCGTGACACAAGATATGGTGGAAGGTCATCCGTTCCAGTCTTGTGTATCACAGGATGAGGCTAACTTAGTCGCTATGGCCGCTGTCATGAATCAAGGTCAGAAGATCGCCGATGAGCGTGGTACTTGCCATGAGGCTCCTAAGTACACCGGTCATTATAGCGAGGCGTTTGAGAAGAATAATTGTCCGTCTGGTCTTATCCCGTCTTCAGTTACCGTTACTGAGGCTGACGTGACCGGAGGTCCGTTCTACTCATACGAGAGCCAGTTCGCCGCCGATGAGCTTGCCAAGGCCGCTGTCAAGGCGCAAGGTCAGGCTATAGCCAACGATCGTGGTACTTGCGACGAACTGAAGATATATGTAGGTAATTATAGCAAGGAGTTCACTCCTAAGTGTCCTACTTGTCAGTATGCAGATCCTATCACCGTAACCCCGGATCTTATGGGTCAGTTCTTTACCTCAACCCGTTCTCAGGAAGAGGCAGACGCTTTGGCTAAGGCCTATATCGACAGAATGGGTCAGGCGTTCGTCAACAAGAACTATGATGATACGTGCCATACGAAGACCGAGCAACCGGTATGGGAGACTATAAAGACCGTATGTAAGGACTGTATCTCTCAATTACATCAACGTAACACCAATACCTGTTATACTGATCCTGATAATCAAGAGCGGTATATAGCTGGTGGTAATAATACATGTTTCTGGTTTGGTACGGCATCCAAGGCCTTTACCCGTCAATGTGCGGATGGTGGAGTTGGAAGCTCTGTTACCGTAACTCAGAATGATGTTACGGATCCAAGTCCTAGCTCTGATGGTAAGTTTAAGTCATGTGTATCCCAAGCTGACGCTAACGCCAAGGCATTGGCCGCCGTGAACTCTCAGGGTCAGGCCGTGGCTAACTCGAAGGGTACTTGTACTTGGACAGGAAGCTATACCGGACAGGTTAGGAAGAACAATTGCGCTGACGGCGGCGTGGGCGACATGGTATCCGTAAGTAGCAGCAAGCTTCCGGGACACCCGTACACCTCCACCGTTTCCTTGGCTGACGCCAACAAGAAGGCTGAGAACGCGGTTCGTGGATCTGATGGTCAGGCTTACGCCAATAAGAACGGAGGATGTACATGGACTTACGTGGCAAGCCGTGACTTCTATAAGAACAACTGCGCCGAAGGCGGGGTAGGCCAGAGGATAACGGTGACCTCCACGCAAGCCAACGGCGGCACGGCTATCACCAGCAAGGTTTCTTTGGCGGATGCAAGGAGCAAGGCAGAGCAGATCCTAGACCAGAAGGGGCAGGATTACGCCAACCAGCATGGCACCTGCGTATGGACCGGTACCGGAAGCGCTACGTTCTACAAGAACAATTGCGGTAGCTGTAAGCAAGGTATCGCGTTGTCCGTGCCTTATAGCGCCCTTGGATTGGCTGATATCACGTCAACGGTATCCCAAGCTGACGCCAACAAGAAGGTTCAAGACGCGTTTAAGAACGATACGGCTACCAAGAACGCCGCTCAGGCATACGCTAACAAGAACGGAAACTGTGAGGATACTCCTCCAAGCTGGTCAGGATGGAGCTATGATGGCGGAAACTATTGCTCCGGAGGCGACGTATGGGCTAGGTATAGAAGGACGGATAGCACAGGGTGCCATTCCGACGAGACGGAGAACAGGCTCCATGAGTCTTGTGACTGTGGATGCTCCGGCGGATCTTGCGATAGCTGTTGTGATCCTAATTCTTGGAGTAGAATAGGAGAGGCTGAGTGTAGATCTGGCGAAAGTGTAGCTTTATACAGAAATGATTGTGGAAGAGAGGAATATCTAAGCTATGGATCTGCTTGCTGTAATACGATCGGTTTCCAAGGAGGATCTGCTACTAGTAGGAATTGTCCATCTGATAGACCTTGTGGAGTAACGATCTCCTATCCGGATGTACCTTCTGGATCTATATGCGCTTCTAGCACGTCTTCCGCCAACGCTCAGGCTAGCGATAAGATAGAGAGTCTTAGATCTCAAGCTCAGGCATTAGCGGATGCGGGTTGCAGTGGAAGAGTATGTAATGATTATGTAGAGGCTACTGCTACCAAGCAAGGTTGTCCGTCAGGATGTACGGCTCCGAAGGCTTCCGCTTACTGGGTTTCTGGCGGAAACAATGGCGCTTGGTGTGAGTGTAACGGTGATAAGGCCGCACTTACCGCCGCGGCACAGGCTGACGCACAGAGACTAGCGCAGGAAAAAGCCAACGCTATGGAATGCGATTGCCCCAAAACATGGAGCGCTAGTGTAACGACGTCTAGCGGAAGCGGGAAGACGATAAATTACACCATACAATATAATAATCCATGTGGATCGGAAAAGACGTCTAGGATGACTATAGGATACAAAAAAACGAATGGTCAATGGGAGTATGAGACAAGAATAGTCCCTATTCCTTCCGGATCAGGAACTTTTTCTGATTCTACAACAACCAACTACGGGATATCATCTGGAGCTTATGCTTATTATGAGGATGGTCAAGGAAGTGGATCTTGTTGACAATAAAAAAAAGGAGAGGCTTATATAGTCTCTCCTTTTTGTTACGATTAGATGAATCTAAGATCTTTCCTCCTAGTATGATTCAATATCCTACTAATATGTCTGGTGCTTAATCCCGTTCTTTCCTTTATCTTATCATAGATATAACCCTTGGATACGTAAGCCGACATATCTCCCAGATCTTTTATAATCTTGTCATACATATCATGTATCTCGTTATATCTTATGATAGAGCTGTCTCTCATCCCTCTTTCGCCTATACCGTCAACTATGGCGTCATTGAAACCAAAGAAATTGATTATTGATCTTATTAGATTCATGTTATTGAATTTTTTGTGTTTTCTTATTAATATCCATATCCGGGTTCTCATCCGTAGAGATCTGCAATTTGGTTACAGTTTCCCTTAATGTTTCGGAAACCACATATTCAAGAAGTTTGTCTGGGCATATGAAATCATAATCCCATTGAGATGTACATGGCTTATCTTTTTCAGCTCCACATCCCCCTAGCTCTAACGCCGCTTTTCTGTCGAGAGTTATAAGATCAACATTTATAGCCTCTATGTTAATATCTGGTATATAGATATATCCATCATTGACATAATAATAGTATTGATCTATATTCCCGTATTTACGTTCCTTGTTGTTAGCGTATTTTCTTAACGATATGGAGGTAAATATAATATCATCCATGATGTTTGATACTTTGATGATAGCAGGTCCTATACGGGTATATATCATATCGGGCAATCTTTTCTTGGATCTCATAAGTATCCTGCACAATTTAAACTCATCAAAACAACAATCAATCTTTCGGACTCTCTCCATCTCCATGCAATTGATATGAGTGTACAGTGATTCCTCGCCAAATAAGGTTCCATCGGCATACTTCTGGGCTATATATGATCTTGCCTTCTGCCTTCCTATAGATAATATCCATCTTCTACTGACATGAGCGTCCTTATTGATGGAGTTCATATCATTTATGATCCTAGATACAAATTCTGAATTTTTCATATGCTAAATACTAAGGAGGGGATATACCCCTCCGGTTATTACTTCTTTTTCTTAACCTTGCCTCCACATTTCAGTTGAGGTTTCTTTTTCTCGGAGACTTTGCCTCCTTCTGCCATCTTCTTTTTCTTAGCACATGCCATAATCTTACTTTTTTAATATTAGTGATACAATATTAGTCATTTCTATCGAAAATAGAATAAACAAGGTTGATGAAACTACCAACTTACCGCCGCGGCACAGGCTGACGCACAGAGACTAGCGCAGGAAAAAGCCAACGCTATGGAGTGCGATTGCGTGGAGCCAACAAAGACGTGGTCATGGTCGGTATCTATGAATAATGATTGCATGAGCCATGAACAACTTGTCACATCAAGAGGATTTACGATTACGTATAATAATCAATGTGGTAGATCTATATCTGGTTCTGTGAGTGGTATAGGATATACACAAAACGGAGAAGAGCAGGTCAATAGCGCTAGCTTTACAATTCCCGCAGGATCCGGAACCAAGAGTGGAAGTGTATATTTTAGCCGAGAAGTGGTATGTGGAGATGTAACAATCTCTGGTCATGATTCAGGTAATTGTTGACAATCACTGCTGTTATGGTTTTTAATAAAAAGGAGAGACTTATTAGCCTCTCCTTTTTTTTGTTATACATCAGAATCTTAACAGTTCCCAGATCCTCCTCCAGAAACACTTATAGACCCACATTGTACTCCTGAATCAAAACCTATGACACCGGTTTTTTTACCAGACCCAGTAGGTATACTTACGGTAGTACTTCCAGCCGTAACAGTTTGCCCATGATCATTCCTGCCAGTAACAGTTACGGTTATTGATTTAGATGATCCACATTGATTATTGTAAGACACTTCATAGGAGCACCTTAATGTAGATGTGGAACCAGACAGACCATTACAAGGATCACCGCTCAGCATAGCGTTGGCGCTCCATGTTTTGGGGCAATCGCATTCCATAGCGTTGGCTTTTTCCTGCGCTAGTCTCTGTGCGTCAGCCTGTGCCGCGGCGGTAAGTGCGGCCTTATCACCGTTACACTCACACCAAAACTTATCAAATATTTCTTGAATAAGGATGAAATTATTATATTTGCGACATGAAAACAAAGTCATTTAAAATACTTGATCAATACTTTCTTCGATTCTATAGATCTATTATGTCTAAGAACGGGAAAAGGAGGAAGCATACGATCGTGGATAAGAATGATATCCTTGAGTGCCAGTCGTTGATTTGGAAAGTCATACGTGATAGGTATCTGGAGGATGAGGGAGGGGTTTATATAAACAACATCGGTTATCTATGTCATAAGATTAATCCTAACCGCAAGATATATCTGAATAAACTTACCGGTACTATTAATAGGCGTGGGACGGGTGGATATTCTTACGTCCATACGTGTATGGATTTTATGCCTAGGAATAAGTATTTTCATCTATATATCTCTCCGGCCTTGAATAAGGAATGTAGGTTGGCTATGGAATCAGGTAGGAGATATAAGTTCTTGTATCGGGAGGTTGAGTCGGAGAGTAAGGTATTTGGGGTTAAATGGGTTTACAAGCTGTAGAAGTTTTTTGTGATCCAGTTAGCCCGTGAGGGTAGACTGGATTTTTTTTGTATCACGGATTCAAATACATATCTTTGTGCAAAAGACTTGAATATGACTATAAAAGGGTTGTTGGCCGAGATCAAGGCCGATTTACATAAATACGACGATAGCGGAGCTATAGACACCTCGTCTGTTTATAGGTGGGCTGAGATAGCTTTAAAAAGGTTTGGGGGTGTTATAGCCGTCATGTCCGAGGCGGTTGTAAAGACCAGCAACAAACAGGCGGTATTACCTTCCGATTTCTTCGACATGCTTGACGCCTATAGGTGTGAGCCTCTTGTCTGTGAGATTCCGGGGGGCGATAAGGCTAAGGCTGACCTCCAACACGAGATCGGCTGGGTCGAGCGCACGGAGCGCGGGTTTCGTTGGAACTCCTGCACGGAGTGCTGTAAGGAGGAGTTTGAGAAGACGATCACGGAGAAGATATATATCGGGTCTCACGAGGTTCGCTTCCATTACCATCACCCCGTAAGGCTGTCTATAGGTCGTGGGTTGAGACGTGATTGCGCCGCCGACAAGTATCGGGATAAATATGCTTGGGATAATTATGATATAACTATATCCGGCAATACTATGTATACCGGGTTTGATGGATTTATTTACATCATATATCGTGCTACACCCAAGGATGATGACGGTCTCCCGTATATACCTGAAACGGCGTTAGGTTATCTTGAGGATTATGTCGAGACGTATATCAAGATGAAGATCTTCGAGAACGCCGCCGTTAATGGCTTGATACAAGGCGCTGGTGACGCTTACAAATTATACGCTCAGCAAGAACCGGGTAAGTTCGCTAGGGCTATGAAGGAGCTTAAGATGTCGATGATTACCTTGAATGATTATCGGGAACTGGCTGAGGATAATAGGAGGAGGATGTTGTCTTATGAGCGGATGTGGCCTAACGCTTTTGATAAGTATATTAAAATGGTTTAACAAAATACGATGATATGGCTGATTGGATACATTTAGATAAGACAAGTGGTACCGGTCCTGCTGAGGTTAGGGTTACCGCTGATATCAATGAGACTGGAGAGATACGTCAGGCTACGTACAAGGTTATAAAAGAAGGCACCAAGGAGGAGAAGACGTTCGTGTGCAGGCAGGAGTCGGTTCCGGTGGTGATCATTCCTGAGTTCGATTTCCTTGTGCTTAGGTATATCTGGGCTGACGAGGACGGCATTGACTTCGACACGGCAACCGGCTTCGACAACACCGGCCTCCCGGACGTTGACGGCAAGCTGGTTGGTTGGAGTAAACAGTATCAGACCACGCAGGAACGGGTAGGTGATTATCTTATCCATGGCGGTGATAACATGGAATCAGGTAATGAGGCTGCCTTGATCCAGATGGGGCCGTTGTTGGATGGTGATAATTACGATAAATTACCTCTTGAGATCAGGTGCAGTATATACGGTAACTGGTATGGTGGTCGTGAGAAAGGCAATGTCACTATCAGATTCACGGCATATAAGGGCGGTTCTATGGAGAAACGTGGATATGATTTTGTCAATATCGGAGGCGAGGAGGTTTATACCGGTGATGCCCCTACTAACGTATCCGCTCACGGCGAGGATAATTGGCAAAATATAAAGACCTTGTATTCTAAGGTAGGCACGATGATCTATAACAAGGAATCTCGTGACTGTATTGTAAGAATAGGTGAGTGATTGTTCTTTTTCATAATACAAATATTTATCAGCTCTCTCGTCCGTGAGGATGGGGGAGTTTTTTTTTATTTTTTAGTCCTTTACTTATGACATATTTGATTTTTTATTGTGCAGGAATAATCTAGCTTTGCCGAAAACTAGGATCATGATAACTTTAAATGATGTAAATAACGAGCTCCATGTCCGGTTATATATACTGGATGTGCTTAAGGATTATATAAGAGATGATGATTTCGATGGTCTTGTAGATAAGGCGTTGGATTTTGTCATGGAAGGCGTTTCTATGCCTAAGGTCCCGGCCAAGGACACTACCATGAGTGATATATCAAAGAGCGTTTTGGCTTTGGTAGCGGGTGCCGGATTAGATGAGAGGCTAAGCAAAAGCTCTTTAGAGTTAGCTTATGACAGATGTAAGATGAGGTACGTATTCGATCCTCGAAATCGGGATATACACGGTGTAGTCGTAGGTTATTCCAATGACTTTAATAGTCTGGTAGCTGTGTGTGATGAGGGATCGAAGAAAGGAGTGGATAAAGGATCTAATGATTTTGTGGATGTCAATGAGAGATACGTGACTAACGGGTTCTTCTACATATCCGTAGAGGACGCCGACAAGCAATCAAGCCACATGGGGAAAAATCTATAATTATTATGTTTTTGTATTTTCATTAAGGGTAAACGTTGCAAAGTGTTTAGTCTTCCTCCTGACTTGTGAAAGTTAGGGGGATTTTTTTATATTCGCGTGATTTGAATATTTTCGCATAATATGTATGGTTTTTACTTAGATCCGGCGTGTAAGTGATTATCCGTCGGATTTGTTATCTTTGCGAAAAACATAACATCGTGCAGAACAATTCTAACATAGCGGTTCCCGACTCCGGGATGAACAGGGATAAGCATCCACAGGATCTATCCCCGTCTGAGTACAGCTTTGCCTTGAACGCTACCATAGAGGGTGACGATGGAAGCCAGCTTAAGATCCAGAACGAGCCTAGTACCCTTTTATGCAAGCGATTTGATGGCTATAAGGTTATTGGGTATAAGAATGACATAGCTGGTGATAATACTTATTTCTTTCTATCTAATCCGGATGATAATACGTCTAAGATCACATTCATGCGGTCATTGGATTATATCAAGACCGTGGAGGATCAGCTAGCTGGATCGGGGAAGGACATCCATCGTATCCTTGGTGAGAGGCTTGAGGAGTCGGATGGTCGTTTTGATGAGATATGTGATTTGATGGAGGTCCTGATAGAGGACGGGGTTGATGACCCTTGTCTTAATTTCTCCATTCATCATCCGATCTTCGATATAGAGATCAAGGACGAGAAATGCGGGAAGGTGATATACTGGACCGATGGATATAATCCCCAGCGATATGTTATGGTCGATAAGGCCCTTAACCCGGATGATGATGGTGACTTTTGGTATCATTACCATGGGTATAAGACATGTGGGGATGACAAGCCAATAGAGAGGTGTAGGCTGGCCTGCGAGAAGCTGCTGGTGTTCCCGTTGCTGACGGCCCCGTGCGTGGAGCCTGAGGTCGTGGAGTTCGGGGGAAGCCTGCGTGCCGGGACCTACCAGTTCTGCGTGGCGTTGTGCGATGAGTTCGGGATAGAGAAGACCGGATATTGCTCATTGACCAACCCAATCATGTTATTCGATCGCCAAGATATGGTTATCCGTGATGGTTTATGGGGTAAGTCAACCAATATGGGTATCCGCCTTACTGTATCCAATATAGACAAGCAGGTATCTCATTATAAGATAGGTGTTATACAGAACACGGTTGGGTTTAATGGTGAGCAAAGCCCGGTTCTTGAGTATTTCATAGAAGGTATACATCCGATAACGGAAAGGACTATCTATTATCTTACAGATCAGTATAGTGAGCGTACGACAATGGAGAAGTTATCCAAGGAAATACCGGTATATAAGACAGCCAGAGGCATGACGTCTGTCGGGAATCGTCTTCTTCAATACGGCTTGACCGTGGAGAACGAATGGAATCTTCAACCGGTCGTTAACTTCTTGGGTCATTTCGTTAAATGGCAGACATCTATAGCCACGGAGAATTTGTATAAAGACGGTGTGGCTTGCTCTAAATACGCCTCTTTCATGCGTGACGAGGTATATCCGTTGGGTATAAGATTCTTTACCAATACAGGATACAGGACGGCTAGATTCCCGCTTATCCCTCGTCCGGCCACAAGGGAGGAGATGGAGGTTGTCGTTGATGAGGACGGTAACTCTGACGACCTGTCGGCTGCGTCGGTACTGGAGAACAACCCGCAGTGCGCCGGGAACAGCCGCCGTCATCTTTGGCAGTTTAAGAATACGGCAAAGATCATAAACGACCCGTCTTGGGGATTTGATGGTTTTGGAGGAGAATGCAAGAATCAGCTAGATGTCAAGCAACTCAGATATGTAGAGCAGGAATATGCCACGGTAGGAGAGACCCAATTCGTTATCAATACGATGGGGGAAGATGTTACGGTAGATGATGCTATTGATTATATCGCTGATAATATAGAGAACCTGTGTGATATCATAGAATCTAATGTAGGTATTACTGACGAGTTATGCGCTGCTATATCATTGCCAGAGGATCAAGACGGTATAAAGGCTCCCGATTTCCCTAGTGGATGTGATGATATCGAGAGGATAGAGACCAGGACTATATTGGATAAAAACTCTTTGGTGGATTCTAGGATTGATTTTACGTATAAGCTGGCTAGTGATTATACGGAGACCGAACCTACGACATTAATACAAAGTAACGCCGAGTCACAAAGGAAATTCTCTGTATTGTGTGATTTCGATAATTACTCCAGTGGAGGTAAGAATATCATAGATCTGGTTCAGGAATGGCTGGATGGTCAGGATGAGGATAAATTCCCGTCTGATATAGACTCCTCCGCTTTGGTCTTGTGTCAGGATATGTCTAATGTCCGGCAGTTATATGATGAGGGTATATGTACTAATGGGTGCTCGGTAGGTGATCCTCATGTGAATCCTACTATTAACGATGTTCAACTTCCTACATTCCAAGGGGGTAGGTCATTGGGTAAGTGCACATATTTGTATCAATATCCCGGATGGGAAGGAAAGAAGCATACGGAGACGATGCTTGATCAGTTAATGGATACGATGGAGGCTTATTTCCCCCAATATGAGAGTCAGTTTGGTATCGAGAACGCCATGTGTCTTTTTGGCGATGGTGATAATTCTAAGTTCAATACCGGTATAACTACTGACTGGGAAGGTCGTGTGTCTGTGCAGAATGATATTGACGCCAAGACCAATTGGTTCGGTAGAAGCAACTTGACTTATTTCAAGTTCTATCCACATGTATCCTCATACGCCAGATGGGTGGAGTTGGATTACGAGAAATACATAAGTGGTTTATCCGATCCTGATAACGGTATTATGTATATAGAGATGATGGGTAACTATAATTATCCGATCGGCGACTCATCATCATACAATAAGGTTCGTATAACGTTTTTCTCGGACAAGGAAGGTACCGTGGCTCCTAATCCTTTGGCTAATGATGCCAAGAAAGGTGTTATAGTGAATTACGTGGATCATAAGATATTTATGATGCCAAAGTACTTGTTCTGGAATGATGACAAGACTACTTTCCATAAGATATATGTTTGCATCGAGCCTGCGGTATGCGTGTTCTTCACCGGTTTCGCCATGAGGCAGGACATGAAGGAGCTTGCCGGATTCTATACGGCCGGCACCGCCATCTTCCCCGCCCCGTTCTGTTTTGGCATTCGGCCGCTGGAGGTGAAATACGTGTTCTTCTTCACGAAAGAATTGAAATTAAGGAGATTTGTTACCTATGAGGCGAAATGTGTCTCATGTGGAGATAAACCCGCTGACTGCGCTCCCAGACCATATCAGTATGGTGATTTCGGATATTGGGAGTCTACTAATAAGTACCCGGCTAATTTTGAGTTGTATGATTCAAGTAAGATCGGGATATCATCGGGAGGATCAAAGAGGAAGGACATAATAGATTCTTTGACGAAATACTATGGGTCTCCTAAATCAGTTGGGGGTAAGTCTTATTTCACCGGTAATGGGGGTAACGCTGAGTACCCCAATACGTCAACCACGTTTTGTCAGAGACCTATACGTCATTACAAGTTCCCGGATAACTCTGTCGCTCCTTTTATGGGTAATCCGTCTCAACTGACCGGTCAATATGGAGTTGACTCCTATATTTATCCTATGGGGGTGATGCTTGATGACGATATCGTTAATGAGTTTTTGGATATAGCGGTAGAGAACGGTCTTATAGATAAGGCTAGAAGAGATTCTATAATAGGATATGAGTTGTATAGGGGCGATAGGACGTTGGATAAGAGCGTTATCGGGACCGGTCTGGCTTATGATATGTTTAAGTACGATGATCCCGACGGATCGGCTAACCTTTATCCTAATTACCCTTACAACGATTTGTCTGATGATATGTATATCTATAAGGATATTAATCGTGAGAAATTTATAACGCATCCGTTTAACAGGAAGGGTAATATCTGGTATTCATTCTTAAGTCCTGATATTGCCTTTAACAAGCCTGACGCTCCCACCGAGTGCCTTGTTGATGGTTATCAATTAGGTAAATCCTCCGGTATATTCAGGGAGGTGGAGGATCACCCTAAATGGACGATATTAGGGAGTAAGGCTTACAGTATGGCAACGTCATTGGCTACGGTGGAGGCTATGGCTAATTTAATATCCGCTATAGCTGAGTATACATATCAGTCGGCTTCACAGCAATATGTCGGTGGAGGCGTGTTCTTTTTAGCCAACCCTGTCGGCATAGCGCTGACGGCTATCCGTCTGACTACGGGTATCGCCAAGGCCACAGCCCAGTCCGTGGTGGATATAGGCAAGTACAGGTATCAGTGGTTAACGGCATTGATAGATAGGGGACCTAGACGGAACTATGCTTATTATTATACTTCTGTCGCTCATTATAATTTATTTTACCAAAAAATAGGGGCGTCGGAGCTACGTGGATTGTCAACGGCTAAATATATCAAGAGCGGGTTATATCCGGTAACAGATATCTCTTCGCAAGGGGAGACCGTAGGCGGTAAGCCTATTATCATAAACAACCTCGATCGTGAGCATTCATTGTTCATGTCATTTGGTATGGATAAGTATATGCTTGAATATCCGGAGTTGGTTTCAAGTTACGATACCAGCCGTATTCAGGATGAGTGTAATATTCGTAACGATGAGGTGGCTGGTATGACGCCTCATTTTATGACACGTGAATCTTTCGTATCCTGCCCCTATATGAGGATAAAGAAATATTCTCCGGCTCAATACGGGCAGATAGAGGATATCAGGTGGGTATCGTTAGGTGGTTGCGGGTTGATGGATAAGGATAAGCGTAAACCTGTTTTTGGAGGTGATGTATTTATATCAAGATTCTCGCTTAAGAGGAAGATGCCTATGTTTTATTTGACTCAGTTTGGTCAGGGGGACATGATACCATTCCCTTATTACGATTATCGAAACATCGGGTATCCCCGTTATTTCGTCAATTACGATACTGGGGAGGATTATCTTAACAAGACCGATACGGATACCGGATCGCTATACTCTTTCCCTAGCCGGAAGAGCGCTTATGAGATGGTTTGCAAGACCGGAGATATGTATCTTAGCGGTCGTTTCTTCCTATATTTCTATGGCATACCTCAGTTTCTTGTGGAGTCTGAGATCAATTGCAATTTCCGTATAGCCGGTCCTGAGCCTTACGAGGGGTTCTATCCGGAGGTGGGGGATTATATATCATGGACTCAGGAGCGTAATGTCCCTATATCAAGGGGTAATGTGTTTAAGATGAGTCCTGTGTATAAGAATCGATTTACGTTAGGTGGCAGGTCATTACCAGAGACGTATGATAGCAATTTTTGGGACTGCGCTTACCAAAGACCCAACGGCGTCATATGGAGCACCGCCGACGTGTCGGAGAACGGCATGACCGATCCTTGGCTGTCGTACAAGCCTATGGATTACCATGAGTTCAAGACCTCGTTCGGAAAGCTTATAAGCATGAAGGGAATAGAGTCGGATCAAATACTAGCTCGCTTCGAGAATCAGGTAGGACTATATAACGCTATAGACGTGCTGGCAGAAAGAATATCCCCGGAGAATAGCGAGCTAGGGACAGGTGGGCTTTTCGCCTCTCGTGGCATTGAGTATAATAATACGACGTTAGGATATTCCGGGACCCAGAGTCGGGATATGATCAGTTGCGAGTTTGGGCATTTTTGGGTCGATTTAAGGCGTGGTCAGGTGTTTAAGGTAGATTCTAATGGTAGGAATCTTACGGAGGTCACACCGGGGCTTAGAAACTGGTTTAAGGAGCATCTTCAGATGAAGATCATCCGTAGCCGGATATATAACGCTGATACGGACGCTGAGTTGTCTTATTATGATATTGATAACAAGTTTTTTGGTATAGGGTTGTCCATGGGTTGGGATAATAGGTTTAAGAGGGTTCTGATAACCAAGAAAGATTATATACCGGTAGGGAATCCGAGCGAGTACCAATTCCGTGGCGGCCGGTTCTACAGGAACGGACAGGCGGTGGAGTTGCAGGACGCCAGCCATTTCACGGACGTCTCGTTCACCGTTGGATATAACTGCCTGAAGGGTGAGTGGAAATCATATTTATCCTACACCCCTGATTATTATATCGAGCACCAGCATTATTTCCAGTCCGGAAAGAACTACTCAAGTGAAAGTCAGGAGATAGGTTTATGGTCTCATGGTTTGACCAACCAATCGTATCAAGTATTTTATGGTAAGCTATATCCGTTTGTTATAGAGGTTCCGGTACGTGAGCAGTATGTGAATAAGATCCTCACCAACTACCAGTATCGGATGGATGCCAGAAGGTATCAGGATGAGATTAATTACCAAATTCTTAGGACTACTGGATTTAATAAGGCATGGTTTTATAATGATACCAACAACAGCGGTGAGCTTCGGATGGTTATCGCCGACAAGAACGATATGAGCCAGCGGTTAAGGTATCCTGTAACCAATGACGATAGCCGTGAGATACTGGTGACGGAGGTTGATCAGAAGATAAATATAAATGACTATTTTAACGAGGTCAAAGACGATACTAATAACCTCCCGGTATGGATCAAGGACGTGAATGATATTGACCGGAAGATCGACCCTAGGGCCGTCGATTATCACCGGAGGTGGCGTGATCGTCTTCGTGGCGATTGGTTCTTGGCTAGGTTCGTGAATGACATTGAGAGTCGGTTCAAGATGATAGTTCGTTGGTTTAGCAATGAGGAGAAAGTTTATTGATTTATTAACATATAGGGGGGGGGGTATTTTGCCGCCTCTCCCTTGTATATTAAAACGATATGGAGGATTTTATTGGTAAGTACGATGGTAATCAAATAGACAGTAGGCTTGATAAGGTCAAGGATATGGTTGGTGCCACGGCGTCCGGGGCTGGCGCTGCGGGATTGGTGCCGGCTCCCGCAGCGGAGAAGCGTACAGCCTTTCTTCGTGGTGACGGCACATGGCAGGATATAGATGTTCATGAGCCGGGCTTCTTGGGCGATAATCTCGATAGCGAGGATGATTTTAGAACTATATTATTTAATTTGGGCTTTGATAAGGAATTTACCCTTACCAAAGCGAAATATGATATAATAGCTTCTAAATGTGAGGTTGATATACCAATTCAATATCTTTTATCCGGAGCATCATCGACGTATGGGGTTGGGGACTTGATATTAATTAAGGATTCATCCGGGAATATTCAAGCCATGTTGCGCTCTGGATGCAATACGGGAGCTGGGATCATTGTATCTTATCATGTAATGATCAATATATCCAGCGACCTTACCCATACGTCCATTGTCACCAGTCATACCGTACAATCGGTATCTAACCAAACCAAGGACATATCCTTAACGATTGGTGGTGACCCAGTCGGAGATAACAGGAGCATCAACTTCTCTACGGCCGGTACAGGGACCAAGGCTTTGATGGATAATGGGAAATATAAGGAGGTGCAAGCTAGGGGTGATATTGAGAATGCGTTTTTAGATACTGTTTTTCATCTAGCGTCCAATCAACCTTCTACTTTAACCCAAGATCAGTATAATACTATAAAATCGTTGTTTGGTAGTAACCCTACGTCTAATATCAGGATGATAAAACCTAGCGATTCTTTTGTGGAATTGGTAGGTGAATTTCTTATCAATGATTTGATGGTTTTTAATGATCAAAGGAATGATTGTATCACTATTTACATCAGCGGTTCAAATATCATTCTTGGTATGGGACTTATGGATATATCTATTTCTGTTTATCCTAATCTAAGTGTTGGATATATTCATTCTAATTCAAATGTTGCTGCATCAGATGGTTCCGAGATAGTTCTTGTAAATTCTTTGAAGAATACTGAAGATGATATAGATTTTGATAATCAACTTCATCTTAAGATGAAAGGTAAGGGTGATAAGGCCTTGATGGATGATGGGACTTATAAGGAGATAGGTTCTTCTGGAGTGGATATCTCAAGTTATATTTTAGAAGGAATTGATTTTAAGAAAAATACTACCAAGGAAGGTTTCGATAAGATAAAAAGCTGTATTATTAATAAACAGCATATGTATGTGTATTATAAAGTCGAAATGGGTGGCGATGTAGCCGCTTTTACAAGTGATGTTATAACTAATTTTTTGTATGGTAATATATCCTTGGTTATGGTTGATTTTTCGAATATTGAGTTGAAACAAGTAGTAATAAATTCGAGTGATTATAATATAACCGTAACAAAAATTTAATGTTATGATTCAAAAAAGGAAGGTTACCAAGAACTCAGGCAAGTGCCCTAAATCGGGGTGCATCAAGAAAGTAGGAAGTGATTGGAGGGTGGTTAGTAACAAAACTGGAAAGTTATGGCCGGCGAAGTATAAGTCGAGGGATTTGGCCAAGAAAGCTCTGGCGGCTTATCATATGCATTGAGGGTGTAGGAGGGTAGGTGATATGAATCATGTACCCGCCTATTGTTTTATCCTGCATCCGATTATGTATATCTTTGTAGAAAACGTGATTTATGGCTAAGAAAGATAAGAAAGAGGAAATCCCTTCATGGATAAAGGATTTGTATAAGGAAGATCTTGATCGTGTTGTAAGAGGTGAGCGTCCCATGTATTTTAGGGGTATGAATGATGATCCTTTAAAGAACGTATCCCCGGAGTTTGATATCCTTAGTGGAGGAGCTGCTGTTAAGGGTATGAATGGGATAAGAGGTGCGTTGTCTCCGTTGAATAATGGCATGGGTAATTATAATTTCAGCATTAGGGGTATAAATAAGAAGATAGGCGAGCTGGTTGATGAGGCGGGGCTATATTTACCTGAGAAATTAAGACCTGTATATCGGACTGTGGTGGATGCTATGTCGAGTTCCAAGGATAAGGGGTTGGGTCATATCACGCAGCCGTTGGCCAACGCCCTGTACCCAGCGGACGAGCGACGGGACCGGCGTCTGGAAGGGGAGCATCCCGTTGGTTATGTGGATGCCATAGACGGCATATGGCCTAGGAAGAAATATGGGCTATGGGGAGAAAAAATTGAGAGGAAGCAAGATGGAGGAGAAACAAGAGAGTCTGTTCTTGATAGACCTAGATTCGGGAGCAGGGTATTGGATAATTACGTAGCTTCTGCTCACCCGGTTTTGTCAATAATATATGATATCGCTAATTCAAGGTATACTGATGGCCCTACTCGCATAAATAAAGCTGCGTATTCATCAATAGATCCTATGGGGAAGAATCCGGAATGGTATGAGTATCCTGTTCATTTTATGAAGATGTTCGGGAAATATATATCTGGTGATTTTAATAACAAGTTATATAGCGATAGTGATAATGATGATTTAGGCACAAGAACTAGTGATGAGGCTTGGGCTAAATATAATAAACTCCCTTACGATGAGTCTGTATTGATAGATAATGGTGATGGTACGTATAGTATACGAAAGGAATTATCTAATAGGATGATACCTGATTCGTCTATCGTAAGGAATAGGATTGATGTGAATAGGAGTCTGTTTGATAAGGAAACTAAGGAATACAATGAAGGACTTATAAAAGCTTTAAGTGATGCCGATCCAGAGGAGTATGAGAGGATTCAGAGGGAATATAAGGATCTGAAAAGGGTAAGAGAGGGTGCCATATCAGCGGACGAGATGAATATAAAAGGGTTGAGGTCTCTTTATGATAAGGGGTATGGTGTCGTGAATGAGTATAATTATAGGGATCGTAGACTTGATAAGAACGAGACGGGTCCTCATAGTGTACTTGGTGATTATACGATATATCGTGACAAGGATATGGGCGGATACAGATATAGGGATGTATATGATTTCAATCCCGCTGTCCAGTTTCTTTTGAATGGGGATGTATTTAAGATAGATGGTAGTATTGATAAAAAGGATAGAGGAGGTTCGGTAAATACAGGGAGGGCTTATGGTTCTGGCAAGTATGTAATTGATCCTCGTAGATCAGAGGATAGTAAGATGGCTGTATATGACGAGATATGGGATTATCTGACCGACAAGAAGGGAATACCACAAACGCAAGCTATCGGTATCCTGTCGAACATCGCCGCCGAGTCCGGAGGGGACACCGAAGCCCTAGGAGCCGCCGGTGATTTTGGCATCCAACAATGGCTTGGACCGAGGAAGAAGGAGCTACAGCGCAGGTATGGTAAGAAACCGACATTGACCCAACAACTGGATTATCTTGTGGATGAGTATCAAGGTCGTGTACCGGGGCTAGGTTGGAACTACATGAACCAAGGCAAGTTCTTTGATAAGGACGCTCAAGGCAATATATATAATTACTATATGTATTCGAAAGCTGATTTTGATAACGCCACGAATTATAAGGACGCTACCGTAGCATGGAATCAAGGATACGGAAGACCCCTTGGATCGACATTAAGAAACGAGAAGCGGTTTGAGTTCGCCGATATGTTCTCCAACAGATACGGTGTCCCGGAGAACGAGCCAATGAGATACGAGTTCGGGCAGCGGGATTCTGGTACGGGAGACGGAGGCCAGCAGCCCGTGCCTGAGACGGTAGCCCCTGCCGATCCTTCCTTGGCTTCCCGCTCTTCCATGGATAGCTGGTGGGAGAAGGAAGGTCAAGACCTGTTATATAAGATGCTAGCTCAATCCGGCGCTAACAAGAAAGCTATAGAGGACATCGCTAATAACATCAAGAATGATCCCCAATCAGAGGCGCAGATAGCGGAAGCCGAGCGTATGCGTAGGGAGCAAGCGAAAAGGCAGTTGGTACTTAATATGATACCGGGATTAAGTCTTAACATAAAAGGTATGAGTAGAACTCAAAATTAATACTACATTTGTGAAATCATTAAACGTTTTTAGATATGAAAAGATTGTTATTTTTATTTGCTATGTTATTGACGCCGTTCGCTTTGATGGCGCAAGAGGTAATCCCATCAGAAGGGGCTATCACTATTGATTTAACTACCTTCACCGGCATCATGGCTTTCGTCACGATGTCAGCTACGCAGTTAGCCAAGGTTGTGCCGTATATTGACACCCATAAGTGGGCTAAAGTCCTATCCGCCGTAGTCATAGGTATGCTGGTTTGTATATTAGCGTGGCTACTAAAGGTGTCTCCATTGCTTATAGGGAGTGAATGGTGGGAGGCTCTATTATATGGAGTGGCTGTAGGTCTCAGTTCTGCCGGTTTCTATGATTTGGTTAAGGCTATAGGATCATTATTCATAAAAAGAATTTAATTCTGTACATAATAATAGCATTTGCTGAGAGACTCATCGTTGTGAAATGATGAGTCTCTGTTTTTTTAAATTATCTTTGTGTCAGAACGAAATTAATTAGACATGAGCAAATACGTAATCAAGAGGAAGATACCTAAATATCAAGAGGCCGGGGAAGTCGGGTCGTATATGCTTGGTAATATGGACGGTATACAAGGGTTAGGTATAGAACCTTTGGTGAATACCAACCAAGGATTACCCGCGCCGGTCAATCCGCTAGGGATATATTCTTTGGATACTCCAGATCAGTTGAGGACTAAATATGCTAATGCTTTTGATCAGGATAATGTGTTTCCGGCTAGCTTCAAGGGTAGTTTGCAACGTATAGCTGAGAATTATCAGGACAATGGTATTACGCTTAATAACATAACTGTTAACGATGTTGATAAGTCTAAGACCGGTTCAGGCGAGACGGATGTTTTTGATTTTACTACCATCCCTTACTATGGCGCTGATGATATAGGGTCTAGATTCACTCAGATGGGTCGTGGTATAGGGCGTATGAGAAGCGAGGGATACGGTGATTTATCTACCGGGGCTAAGATGGCTAATGTCGTAGGCACCATAGCGTCTGGTATAGGAGGCGCTTTAGGTCTGGCTAGGAATATATTCTCAAGTATAGCGTCAGAGCAGGGTGCTCGTACTAATATCAGGTTGGCTCAAGAGCGGGAGGCTAGGCAAAGAAGGCAATCCCAGATGCAGTATAAGGATGGTGGTGGTGTTTATCTAGGACCTAATAATAGGTTTGATAGCGGAAGCCTTACCGGTGAGTACCTGTATCCGTTACCTAAGTCGATGGAAGATCAAGCCAACGTGGAGATCGAGAAGGGTGAGTACGTGACGCAGCCCGGGGAGGCGCCGATGGAGGCTATGGGGCAGAAGCACGCCGATGGTGGAACCCCCGTTTCCTTGGAGCAGGGAACGAAGGTTATTACCGACGACACAACCATAGAGCCGGATTTCGCTAAATACATCAGAGATACGTATGGGATCAAAGCCACGCCTAAGGATACGTATGCTACGTTAATGGACAGGTATAAGGCTAAGATCGGTCTTAAATCGGCTTACGATGATCAGAAAAAGGCGCTGGAGAAGCTGAAGAAAAACGATAAGATAGATGACGAGAATACAAGGCGTTTAAACGCCTCCATATTATCTAAGGCTATAAATGATAGTAACGATACCGTTAATGGCTTAGAGGGAAGATTTACGGACTTCGCTAATGTCATATACAAGGAGCAGGAAGACCGGAAGATGAAGAAGGATGAGGATACGTATTTCGCCAAGGGTGGTGAGATAGATAACATCATATCCAGATCCATGAAAGAATATGGTCTTACGGAGGAGGATATAGCTGAGGCTAAGAAAGAGTTGCTTAAGAAAGTGGCTGGTATTCGTCAGAAGATGGAGAAAGGTGGTAGCTCTTTATTCGATTATCTCCTTACTTTCCGCCCTGTAGAGAATAAGTACAATAATAAGGATAATACGTTTGGGTATCAACGTCAGGGTCAGGACGGTTCTTATGGCGACATTAACGCTGATGAGAGACTGGATTATTATAAGACGTTTAATCCTGTCGCTTATGAGGCTTATATGAATGCCACGGGCAATACTAAGGCTAGGGCGCTACAGGACGCTATCTACGGGCAGACGAGTGGCTGGATGGGCTTGGCTACGGCGGAGAACCCGATCATCGCCAACGCCGAGGCGCTTCGGGATTACACGACGCTCGTTTCCTTTGGCGGTGAGGATAGTCAAGGCAATTACCCGGAAGATAAGAAAGCTGCATATCATGATAGGATGAGAGATAACAAGTTTGGTCAATACTCCTCATCTCGCCCTATGATCGGTCTAGACGTTGTTACAGAGGAACAGCATAAGGCTCTTAACGATGCCGGTATCACCCATTTTAGCCAACTGTTCTCTGATAAGAACAAGGATGTCGTTAATAAGATACTTGGGGAGGGTATGCTTAAGATGCAGGCATTGAGATCCATGAAAGGAATGGAAGGTCTTGATTTTATACTTGACCCTCATAAGGTGGCTCCCGGTCCTATGGATATAGGTGATGTGGAGGATCCTGATGTTAAACTGGATATGCCTGAGCTGATTGATCCCAATACACTTCCTAAGACCAACACAAGTGCCGGTAAGTCGAACAGCGGCAATGGAGGCAGGAATATAGTAGGTGGTGGTCTTGACTTTCCTGAGGTGTTCAGGATGACTCCGGGAGCCGTGACAACGGAAGGTCTAGAAAGACATTACGCTCCTACCGTGGACCCGGTGTTGAGATCGGCTGATCAGTATATGGTTGAGGCTAATCGTGCTTTCCAATCACAATTGGATCAGATGGGTAATGTCCCGGATTCCCAGAGAGGGGCTTTATCTTCCAATTTACAGGCTATCATGAGCTCCAATATAGGTAAGTACATTAATGAGGTAGAGCAAGGTAACGTGGCTCAAAGAACTTGGGCTGATAATATAAACGCTCGTACTTGGGCTGACACGTATGATAAGAATATAGCCCAACGTCAAGCTTATCAACAACGGATATTGCAGGGGTTAGCTATTAATGACGAAAATTGGGCTAGGTATTTCGATAGCGTGAATGACGAGATCCAGCAGAAGTGGAATACGGCTACGACCATGAATACATTAAGATCTATATTTGGGGATGTTAAGATTGGTCCCAATGGTCAGTTGATCGCAGACCCTCAAGGAGATATATTAAGTTACAAGAGATTATATCCTGCTCAGGAAGTAACTAAAGGCAAGAAAGGATAAAGGATGGCTTCACAATATAGTATATTAAGGAATTACGGCAAGTACGTATCACCCTACAACATGGATGTCATGATGCAGGGTATGGGATACATGCAGCAGAAGATAGATACCAATCGGCAGGCTATAAACGAGTATGCTGATTATATTATCAATTCTGACATTATAAAACCTCAGGATAGGGAATATCTTCAGAATAGGTTAAATGGATTGATACAGGATGTGAATAACGTGTATCGTAAATCCAATCTAGCTTCTGATGGTATAGCCAGAAGCATACAGGCTCGCCTTGGGGAGGCTCTGGATACCCGTGTGCTGAATGCTATTGCCGGCACTAGGGAATATAGATCTTTCTCGCAGAAGATCGAGGATATGAAACTCAATAATCCAAAGCAATATAGCGCTATAAATGAGGCTGTCGCTTTGTTGCCATTTTATGAATGGGCTAATGACGGTCAGGTTGGGACAAGGATGAATCCTATTCATTATACTCCTTATACGGATTATAATGAGGAAATGAATAAGATGATGAAAGATTTCGTTAGTCTTAATAAAGGAAAGAAGTTTTCTGTTCCTGAAATAGTGGATGGTAAACCTACTGGGAGGATGAGGGATATTACTGTTGATGAGATGAGTCAATCTCAAATTAGATCAATAGCAGCTAGGTCTATATCTCAGAATGCTAAAGCTCAGATGCAGATAGAGGGACAGTATTTAGCCATGACCAATCCTGGCATGTTTAGTGGTATGACTACTGAACAGTTTGTTAATAAATATGTTTCTGGGTTTGACGCTGAAGAGAGCGTTCTTTTAGCCAAGCTCAAAGGGGCGGAGGCCAGCCCTCCCGCTAAGGTGGCTATCGAGGCTTCGTTGCAGGAGGTTCGGGAGCAGCGCCGTGCGTTAGTGGAGGAAGCTACATCCTTTATTGGCAACAACATGAATCCTGCTAGGGCAGGGGAGTTTATTGTTCGTAATGAGTTTCTTGATGGTGTATCCGCTAGATGGTCATACAATAATTCATCAGAAAGCTATAGTGCGGATGATTATTATTTTAAAGTAAGAGATCTTGATTTCAAGGAGCGGGAGTTCTCATGGAGACAAAAATCCAAGGAAATAGATCAGAATCTTAAGCTTAGGGAGATAATGACTAAAGAAGGTGGTAACAGTCCCGGCGCTTCTTCAGGTGTTATGATTGAGCTAGAAAAAGTTCAGCCTAATGTCACTCCTGAAAATATATTTGACAATCAGTATATTCAGAATGAAAACAATATATCAATAGGAGAGAAGGATTTAATATCGTCTTTAAATCCTGTTGATTTACGAGGTATAGAGAACGATATACAAAACAATCCCTCTATATATCCAGGTGGTGTTAACAGTGAGAATATTATGGCATGGATTACCAATAACGGTGGCGGGTCTAGTTCTGTGTTATCATCACCAGAAATGGTAGGTAGGTATGAGGCTCTTATGGCGGCGAATGATAACAGGAAGAAATATAGTAAGATAATGGACGAGGAAGTAGATTATCTTACGAATGCTTTTGATGTCGCTACGAAGAATATCCTTAATGATGCTATCAAAGATCAAGATTATGTTACTGGTGGTATTGATACATATACCGATAATGGTATGGTTAACGCAAGGGATGTTGGTAAGAATGGAGCGGTTATTGGAGGAAGGGAGTATTCTCCGGAAGACGCTTTGAAAGTTTCTTCTATAGTTGGATTGATAAGCGAAAACATCAACTACACGGATAGGTCTATAGCTAATACGGAGTTGATGAGATCTTATATAAATCTGTTAAATAGATATTCGGGAGAAAATTTCACTTTGGATGATATAGATAATATAGCCAAAACTTATAGTCGTGTAGATAATCCAATAATGAATAGTGATGATGCCAATATGACTAATAGGGATAAAATGATCAAGATCATAGGTAAGAATATGTCTAGAGCTGATGGCCCTACGCTTAGAAGGGAATGGTCTTCTTCCAATGTAGGTCGTAATATAGCTAAGGCTGTTCAGGATTCTAAAACGGTTTATGAAAGAAGATATGATGAGTTTGCTCCAAGATCATGGTCATTTTCCAATTCTACCAACGCTTCTAAAGAGGATAGGCGTATGCATGCTAAATTAGAGAATCTGCTTTTGGCGAGAGCCGGTTTCTTGAATAAAGATAAAGATAGTAGACTTAATAATTATATATTGTATGCTCGTCCTACAGATAATCCTAATACATTTGATTTGGTAGCTATGGCTGGTGGAGAGAATATCGCTACGGTTCAAGTTACTAAAGAAGAATTAGACAGTATGGGGTATAGTTTGTATGAAAGGGAAAGAAATGTGAGATCGGAAGATTATGAATCCAAGATCATTCCTGTGTCTTTTTCTGCTACAACCAATAGACCTTACCAGAAATGGGCGCAGGCTAATTCACTTGGTGCTTTCGCTACTGTCGAGAATGCGGCGGAGGAGGCTTCTAGGATGGTTGATAAGTATGATATTCAAAGTAATGATCTAGCTACATCTGAGCTTAATAAGAGGGCTATTAGGATAATTAATACGGTTTTGAGGAATTACAAGTCGTATGATGTCAAAGCTAAGGGATTCCCCGGAGGGGTTGAAGTTGGTATTTATTTCCATGGTCAAGCAAAGACTGGGACACCGCTTAAGGTATTAGAGTATAATACTGATTATGCTGATAATATTATGAAAATTATAAATATGTGTCCTCAGATGTATCTTACTCAAGCTGTGGTTGAGGCTATTAATAAGGATGTTATTGTAAAGGGTAGGGATATTAATGAACAGCATTCTGACCTTAGCAATATTCTTTCGGTGTTGGATAAAGAGACCATAGATAAAATAGATGGTAAAAATGAACAGCAACAATAATAATGATATGGGGAATGTGATGAGGGATCAGGGATATTATGTTCCGACTCCATCCATTCCATCCCCTATGCTTTCTGGGGACAATATTTCTTCTATTCCTGTTCCTGTCGGGATGAGTAGTTCTTCGGATATGGATAATGATGTTTTATCCAGAGAAGGAAGTAGAAGCATACCGTCATTGGTTGAGGGTATAAAAAAATCTGTAGAGACATCTTATCATGATGACGTAAAGGCCAGAAACTCGCTTTTCCAGACGATAAATGAGGTAGGTATACCTAAGGGTAATTATGATATAACTGGGAGCAGGATCAATCTTCGTGATTCAAGATATAGGTTATCAACAGGTGAGTGGATTCCTAAATATGAGAATTATATCAATAATATAGATAATGACGATCGTCTATCGATAAGTCAAAGTGGTTGGGAGAAGACTTATAGAGGATTAGGTAAGTTTATTTATAAGTCTGCTTTGTATGGAATAGGTGGAGTGGGCCAGTCTGTTTATGGATTAAAGGAGCTTGTTACAAAAGGAACGTTATCAGCTATGTATGATAACAGTTTTGCCAGATGGTTGGATGATATGGATAAGCGTGGTGATTATACGCTTAATCATTATTACAGTAAGGAGGAGCGAGACGCCGGATTTCTTAAAAGTATGTTTACGACCAATTTCTGGACAAACGATCTTTTGTCGGGGGCTGCATTTACGGCTGGTGCTATCTTGTCGTCTTATGCTTTCGCTGGTGCCGGTCTTATGAATGCTGCCCGTATGGGGGCTAGGGTAGGAGCGACTGTCGCTGGATTAGGTAGAGCCGCTTCCGCCACGAAGAGCGGGTTTAACTCCATGCTAAGGGCCGCCCGCATAGGACGAGGCATAGGTAAGGGGTTGGACAACCTGACCTTTATTGGTACGTCAACGCTTTGGGAGGCTTCGGTAGAGTCAAGAAGCGGATTGATGGAATCTGAGGAAAACTTCAAGCAGGCTTACAGAAACGCTTATGGTAGAGAAGCCTCGTATGAGGAGCTTATGAGGTTCAGAAATGACAACGTCGATGCCGCCAATACTATATTTGCCGCTAATATCGGTATTCTTACATTGTCTAACATAGCTATGTTCGGCGATATGTTCGGCATGGATCTTGGCGTGGATAAGTTCATAAAACGCAATATATTTGGCGTAGGTGCCGAGAGGATGGATAACGGTACGTTAAGAGCCATAACACCAAAGAAATGGCAGAAGGTAGCCGGAAATACGTTCAATATTATCAAGCGCCCAGTGTCAGAGGGTCTGTATGAGGAAGGTCTTCAGGGAGTGGCTAGTAAGTCCGCCAAGGATTGGGTAGAATCAAGATACAATCCTATGGCTATCCGGCAGAATATAGGCTATATGGAGGCTATAAAGAATGGGTTCAAGGAGACTTACGGATCTAATCAGGGATGGAAGGAAATCGGCATCGGTATGATTATCGGATCGTTTATGGGAGTAAAAACTATTGGTGGTATAAAGGAATGGAGTCAAGACATGTCCCGGAACAAGGGGATGGTGGAGGTCTACAACACCAATGCCGGCGCCTTGACCTCGGCGGCTGTCCAAGCTATTCGTGGCAGCATGGCTCTGAACGCTCAATTATCAGGCTTGAAAACGGATAATAACGCCGACGATATACCTAATTCTAGAATCGTAGATAAGACTTTTAGTGACGCTGTATTCAATCGTCTTCGTTATGATCAGGAAATGGGGATGTTAGATGATACTAAGGAGAATTTTAAGACAGTCATCGAGTCTATACCTAATAGCGATATAGCCTCCGATATGAATATGACAGATGAGCAGGTAAATGAGTATAAGTTCAACCTTGTTGGCGAGTTCAATAAGAAGGTTGATAATTTTACTATGGCTAGCAGATTTGCCGACTCCCTTACCGATGGTATATCCAATAGATCATTTAACACCTACATCTCTAACATGGCTTATAACGGTCTTGAGGCTAAGGATAATTTGGATGATATCGCTAATCAGCTAGGAAGGATATACAATACGGATATAGGTCCCGCTTTAGATATATATTCTCGTCTTAATCCTGATTCGAGCAGGGATCTTGAGAAACTCAGGAAGCTTACAGATGATATACAGAAGATGGAGAAGAATGTTTTGAAGCTTCAGCAGAGTATCACATCTAAGGAAGCTCTTGAGTCTGATAAGGTCAAGTTAGCCAAGGAGAATGATAGACTTCTTAAATTGACGGAGGATAGAATTGCTTTGGAGAGGAGATTAGCTACGTTAGTTAACTCAGAGACAGATATATCTAAGCTGTTATTAAACAGGAATGAATCAAGGATCAGTGCCGCCGATCTTATGGCAGCTTATGAGACTATAGTTGGTTTTGAGAATGCTGTATCTATCCGTGGGGTTGATAATTATAAAGAGGCTATGGCGTTACTTAGCGAGTATCGTCATAATCTTGTGGCTTATAAGAATATAAATGAGTCTCTTCGCCGTATGCGTGATAGGAGATTCATCCGGGCGCAGGAGCGCGGGTTCATGAAGATATTATCGAACGCATGGGGGAAGACTTATGAGGAGGATGACAGCAAGTATGATTTCAGGAATACCGATGATCCTGATGCTAATTCCCTTTATGCCAATGATCAGGCCATAGATAAGGCTTATCAAGATGGTCTTATAGGAGAGGACGAGGCATTTATGTTCAAGACCTATAATCATATGATCGCCAGATCTATGGAGAATGACATCAAGGCTGATGAGGGAGGTATCGTTGAGAATGTACCTGATAATGAGGATATCATAAATCCTTCTGATGATAGAATCAATAATATAGCTATAAAGATATGGAACGGTAATGAGGATATCTTATCTCCTAGGGAGAGGCAGATATATGATAATAATAAGGATCGTATCAATGATCTTGTAAATGGGTTTGGCGATAATCCTATAGCTAGGCTTAATAAGATTAGGTCAATGATAGATAGGTTAAATACCAACGATAACGTCTTAAATAACATCAGAGATACTATTGATGATATCATAGATATAAACATTAATGGTCTTGATAAGGATCAGGTTAAGGGGGCTATACAGACTTACAATGATCTTATGAATGATATTGACAACGGGAATGAAGTTGATCAGGATAAACTTAATGAGGCTATTGATATTATCAATAATTATTCTGATGATCCTCTTCTTCAATTCGTGGAATGGATGAGGCTGTATGATAATGGAAGTATGGTTGTCAAGGATTACGATAAGTCTATACCTATGGGTGATGTCCTCACAGAGAGCGAACCCGGGACATCCACCGGCAGGACGGAAGTTAACGCCGCCCAGAATCCGGTGGTGTTGATGGCCCAGAAGAGAGAGATCGGTGGGGTTATGTATTATGAAGTTGGCGGAATGAGACTTGACAGGTTTATGGACAGTCTTGGGCTTAAAAGATCTGATGCCACTGATACTGATAATGGAAGGGTGATGGATTTCACCAACGGAACCGACATATTTACTGTTATAGAGTCAGATAACCACTCAAGATGGATGATTAGCGAGGATGACGCTCAGGCTTTCGAGAACGCTACCGGTGTCATATTGGGGCGGCAAACCGCCTTGTCGACCTCCAACTGGTTCATGGTGTATCGCAAGGGGCAGGATGGATCTATTGTCCCTTATTATACGGGTGATACGTTTGGATCTAACAACGAGTCGGTGAATCAGGAAGCCGTAGCTAATCTCCGTAAGGATAATATCGTAAGGTTTAAGATGGATATGTCAGATCCATATACCAAGGAATTGTATGATAAATACAATAGCCTTAACGCCGTTGACCCTAATTCTGATGAGACTAAGTCGGCTTACCGAGAGCTGGTTGATAATATGGTTATTAAGATCGTGGATAGCGACGGCAATTTCGTCTCGGTACTGAAAGCCAATGACCCGGATTCAAAAGGAAGTAACGCTGATTTAAGGAGTAGGGCCTTTGAGTTATATAGGGATAATATAGGATCTGTTACTGGCGAGATTGATATACCGTTCGTAGGTACAGTTACCAGTGTTTTGCCGGGAAGACCTAATTTTAGCGTAAGTGATGATAATGGTACGTTGATGGTATCCGAGAATGATTTTACCAACGAGACGGTTGGTAAAGTCGAGAGCGTAGGATATATAGAGAATGGGGAGGTTACGATGAGGGATGATATTAAGTATAATATATTCCCGTTCTGTACGGCTATCGTCAGGGACAAGTATGGTGACTATAAAGATTCACGTATCCCGGTCGTAGCTATAAAGACAGGAAATGGAAGAAATTACCTGTACCCCGTAAGATTGAAAAATCAGGATATATCGTCATTCTCATCCATGATCGGATCGATGGCTGATAGGATTACGGAGGGTCTAGGCGGAGGCGTAAGTATTGATGATATAATGGATCTTAATAACGCTATAGCCAGATCAGGGTTGGATAATAAGACATATATGATTCCGCTGGCGGGAGACGTGGATGTTATCAAGAACCGGCTTAAAGCTGTCAAGGAAGCGGCTAGCAGGATGCCTATGACCGCTGACGTAAGAGGATGGATAGGTGATTCCAGAACTAAGGAGGATATTTTGATGAATGACGTTACGATCAACATCGATCTTAACAACGATCCTTTCATAGCTCCTAAGTTTAGGATGAGTATCAAGGAGAACAAGGTATCCAAGGAGGAGACGGAAGTCTCGTTCCCTAACCTGCCGGATCTGCCATCGGAGTTCGCCTCGCCTACGAAGGCGGCCGAGGACAAGTCTTTGGTTTCCGACGGTAACGTAGTATCCGGAGAAAATGAGGCGGAAAATCCTTGCTAAATAAAATATCTTGACTTATCTTTGCGGCGTCAGTCCATCACCTGACGAGTAAGATATTTAAAAGTTGGTTCCTGTCGGGTGTGTGATGGCCCCGGTGGGGACTCTTTATATTATGCAATTAGATGCCTTTTTACATCGGAAGATCATGCAAGACCTACGCATCCAGCGAGCGAAGGTCTTGATGATGTTATACACCAGTCATTATTTTGTCAATAACAGACAAAAGCAGTTGCTTGACCATACATACGCTTTAAGCAGGGATCAGGCTTTTGATTATATGACTGAGTTCAACAAAAGGCTTAGTGATAAGGTGGGTATAAAATGTACGATGGATATCCTTCTACCTACCGATGACGATAACGCTAATATCATAATCGAGTACAATGGTATCATCAAGAAGCTGATGAAGGAGGCCGAGAAGCTGGAACTTGACACTGACGCCATTAAGGAAATGATGCGTGATCTTCTTAATGAGTTGAAGGATGATATTGATCTTAATATCCTGATATTTGACGTAACCCAGTTACTTATAAAATACAATCTATTTAGGTTGGATGCCATAACCGAGCAGGAGTTCAAGGACTCTTTCGTCAGGATGGATAGTAGGAATATGGAGATAAAGAAATTAACTTTATCTGATATCAAGAAGGTGGTGATGATGATGGAGGATAGATATAGTTATATTTCGTCTATATGATGGACAAATATAATTGATTACGTTTTTTGTAAAAATATCTCCTATTTGTTTGTTGTTTTAAAATAAGTGTCTATATTTGCGGTGTCTATCCGTTGCTAGACCAGAAGAAGATATTAATATCGCTTAGGCGTAGGCGATAAATGAGAGCTATCAGTGGAGTAACGGACGCTGGTGGCTCTCGTTGTTTTATATTATGGATGATAATTTAAAATTGTTTGAGAATCCTGATTTTGGGGATGTAAGAGTATTATTAGACGAGAAAAGCAATCCATGGTTTGTTGGTAATGACATAGCCAGATGTCTTGGTTATGAAAACTTAGGGAACGCTGTAAAAAGGTTTGTTGATGATGAGGATTCTATCATTCTTACAAGTGATTGTAAATCAATGGGGTTTAAAATAAACCCCCTTATAAATCAGGCTGTTAGGGAGATCAAATTAATCAATGAATCAGGGATGTATTCTTTGATTATGTCATCTAAGATGGAATCTGCCAAGAAATTCAAAAAATGGGTAACATCGGAGGTTCTTCCTTCTATTAGAAAAACAGGCTCCTATTCTATGCCATCAAAGAATGAACTTCCATCTGATTATATAGAGGCATTAGAGGCTTTACTTAAATCGGAAAAGGAGAAGCGTGCGTTAGCTGAGGCGAAAAAAGCGGCAGAGGAAGCCAAAAGGATATCTGATAATATCATCAAAGAACAGGTTCCTATGGTTGAGTTTGCTAAGACAGCCGAAATAGCCCAAGAGACAGATATGTTGATCAGAGAGGTTCGGGAAAAGCTGGAGGCTCATGGGTATGATATAGCGGAGAAGAATCTTCGTATATTGCTTGAGGATAATAAGTTCTTCGCCAAAACCGGTAAGAGATGGTTGCTTTCCCAAAGGATGATAGATCGTGGTTACGCTCGTTACAGGTATCGTGATGACGATGAGTTCTATGGGACTAACACCGTCTATGTGACTCCTAAGGGATTCCAGTGGATCGTGTCTAAGATATCTAGGGAATGGATGCCTAGGTTCTTGGAGTTGAAAGGTAGGGTTCTCAGTAGATCGGATAAAAATATTTTTGCTAAACAATAAGTTTCGTTTTTATAGTTTTAGGATTGAGTTTTTTGTTTGTCCGTGAGGATCGGCAAAATGATTTCTACTTTTCAATAGAAACATAAGGTTTGTTATTATTGTTATTTGGCTCCCGTCCGCTCGTGAGAGTAGGCGGGATTTTCATATCTTTGTAACAAAACGATTTAGCTATGGGTAGATCTTGTTATGTTATAAAAAATAAGGAGGGTGGGGTAGATAATGTCCTTGCCCCGAACGACCAACCATCCGGATTATACCAAAGGGCGATGGAGGTGCTGGGCGACCAGAAGCAGGCCTTATCGGTCTGGGGTACGGCCTACTCCCCCGACTTCGTGTCCTTCTTTGGCGACTGGATGTCCATGCCATCAGAATATGATCTGGATAGTAATGGGGAACCTAGGTATGATGATGTCATGTCCTTTATCAAGCGGAAGAACTATTTCGCCGGCAATTTCATGGCTGATGAGGTTAAGGATATTAATAATACTCTTACTTCCTTGGGTGTTGATAATATCAATGATCTTAATGATATGATCGTATCTAACTTCCTTTCCGGCGGTGATATATTCCTCAATAGGTACAATCTTGAGCGATCTGGGATGTATGACGCCGATGAGATTGATAATATCATGACCAACAGATCGGCGTATGAGCAGGTAAGGGATATGATGAGGAGGATTGTCGATTTTATGTCTGAGGGGAATCTTAATGAGAAGGATATGTATTTCCTGTCCTCCGAGTCAGGCCTTGGTGATGATTATATGATATATGAGGATACATATGACTCGTTAGGAAAGAGAAGGGGCTTGAATCCAATAGAGGTAAGGGATACGATCATGAGGGCGGTAGGCGGTATCAGCGACCGCCGGGAGTTCGATCAGGCTTTCGCCTCCATCCCATACCCTTCCTTGGCACTCCGGTATCAGGAGGATCAGGATTACGCAGATCGGATGTATGACACGTATCGTAATATGACCCGTATGGAGGTTAGGGATCAGGAAGGGAATACGATTACCGACTCATACTCCAATAGCACCATACCGTATATCAGTACGCCTAAGGACATGAAAGCCCTAAGGGGTAAGGTTGGGGAGATAATCGATATGGATGATTTTAAGGACATCAAGGACGTTGCCGGACGTCTATATGACATAGCCATGGATCTTTCCGATATGGGCGTTGATATAAGCGAGGCGATTAGCGATGAGATGGTTATATCTAGGCCGGAGGATATCCGTGATCTTATGGCGTCGCTGGACGTCATGTTGTCTTCCATACAGGCCGGCAATTCGGTATACGATAGCTTTATCTCCGATCTTGATAGGATAACAGGAAAAGGGAATCCGATATACGAGGTTCAGGATACTTATTCTACTGGGGATAGGATGGTGTATGTAAGATCCGGGAATACATCCCCTTCCGATATGTATGATAGGAGCATGTTGTATATGGGTAGGAATACGTACCATAACACGGCCCCGATAACCGACACCGATCAGGCCTATGAGATGTTGGTCAATATCGGGATAGAGCGGCCCTCGTACTTGCCGGCTGGCGTGGTCCCCGCCGGGGCTTCCCGTTCCGATATTGGCGTGGTCAAGGATAATATAAAAAAGCTGGTTATGTCCAACATCTCATCCTCGAATACCGAGAACATGATCCTTGCCAGATTGATATACCAGCATCCAGTTACCCCTGAGATGGATGATGCCGATATCGATCGGGAGTTCAGGAGATACGAGGCTAGACAGGGGAGGGATCGGGATTTTATCAAATCCTGTACATCGTTGAGGAAGATCCAGATCAAGGAAAGGTTAAAAAAATCGGATTTATATAATAATGTCTTGCGTTTCCTTGATTTTAATGGATTTTATAACGTATCTTTGAACCACCATGACAGAGGTACGTTAAAAAGCATGGAGATGTCGTTGCCGGATGGTCAAGTAAGAGATCTCTTGTTTAATGTGGCTATCGAGTCCAGCGACAGCAGCATGAGGGATCTTTTCTATCTGGATAGTCAGGACAGGATGATGGATGCCGGGTTTTACAGGTATCTGTACCAAAGGAATCCGGGCCTGCTCCGGGAGGTCAACGGCGGCGTCGAGGCGAGACCGGACGGTTCGTTCTTGGCTCGTGGGAGGTATGATGATTTCGTGTCATTCCAATCCGGCTTATATGAGAAGGTAGGTGAGACGGTTGATGGTGCGATATACAGGTTCGTTGATGATCTTATATACTCCGATCCATCATCATATCAAGAAAACATGGTACGAAGGATGGGTGATGTTACGGTAAGGAGTGACGATAACCGCCTGTCAAGGATAGAGGATGATCCCTCATCCAGCAAGATAGTTAATGAATACACTGCTAATACAAATAAGTTGATGCGAGATTTTTCGTGTAGTTAATCTCTCTTTGACGTCGTGAGACGTTTTCTTTCGAGCATTGAAACATTGAATTTTATAGATTTGCGATGAATCCGGGTCGTAGTGATACGCTCCGGATTTTTTGTCTTGTATCGGTTCTTATTAATCCCATTTACAAGACATTAAGTACTTTGATGATGACACATATCACGATCTTAGGGCTGTTAATTTTTGAACTTTGTAACGCCCGCCATCAGGTGGGGTTATTATTAATTCAAAAATAAATAGACATGGGTACAAGTGGAGACAAAATCGTTTTGTTAGACGGTATGGGTTCCGGTAGTGGAAGCGCCACTAACGGTTTATTATCTATGATTCCGGGGATGTTCGCCAACTTAATAGGCGGAAATAAGATGGATCCGAACTTGGTAGCGGCTTTGATGAACGGTCGTAACAACCAAGACGGTTTCGGCGGGGCTAACGGTTGGTGGTTGTGGATCATCGTCCTGTTCTGGTTATGGGGCGGCCGTGGCTTTGGCAATGGTTTTGGCAATGGTAATGAGTGTTGCGCTAATGGTCTTCCCGCTCAATTGAATAACGACTATGGTCGTGAGTTGTTGATGCAGGCCATCCAAGGTAATAGAAGCGCTATCGATCAGATCGCTAACGCCTTGAACTGTACTACCACTCAATTGCAAAGCGCTATCTGTAACGTACAAGGCGCTATCGATAAGGTGGCTGGTCAGGTAGGTATGACCTCTCAGGCTGTTATTAACGCCGTACAGCAACAAGGTTGTGAGATCGGTAATCAAATTAGCTCTTGCTGCTGCAATTTGAGTTCTTTGATCAACCAAAGCACTTGCCAGACTCAGCAGATGATCAACAATCAAGGTTATGAGAATCGTCTTGAGACATTGAATCAGACTAACACGTTACAAAACACTATTAATCAAGGATTGACGAACAATCGTGAGCAAGCCACGAGTCGGTTCAATATCTTGAGCGCTAAGATTGATGCTCAAACAACCTTGATTAATGATAAATTCTGTCAATTGGAAATGCGTGAGATGCAGAATACGATCAATCAGTTGCGTGATGAAAGGTCGGCTTACCAAGCCTCCGCGTTGACTCAGCAACAGACTCAGAATTTGATCAACCAGTTGAGACCTACCCCTGTGCCGGCTTATCCTTCATGCTCTCCTTACCAGACTTATGGATGGGGTCAGGCATTTTATGGAGGTAATTGCGGATGTGGGTGCAACAATGGATGCTGCAACAACGGAAACGCCGCTATTTAACTCTATAAAGGAAGGAGGCTATTATGGCTTGTGTTTCTAAAATAGGGTCTCTTTATGAGTTGGTTACGAAGAACGTGGTAGTGACTACTACCAACACCGTCTTCGGCATCAACCCAAGGATATGGCTGTCCTTGCCATGCGAGGGCCTTCTGCTGCTGAAAATCCGGCAGGTGGTTCCGACAACAGGCGAGACATTGCCAGTACAGATAGCTGTCCCAGCGAACAGCACCGTATCCACGGTAGGTGATGACACATGCTGCCCGGTAACCGGCGTGGCTGTGGTGAATCCGATCAACGTGGCTGTGACCGGAGCGGCTATGGTTAACAACACCGAACGCCTTGTTTATTTCAACAAGGTAAGGGGTGTATTGAGGCTCATGGATTGCTGTGTGCCTACAACCGCCGCATCAGCGTCGGAAACGGATGTTGATGAGGAATAGGTTAGATTGGATGTCTAATGGGAGGGTATTCCCTCCCGCTTAAAAATCGAGATATGTTTAGAGACTTAAAGAAAGGATTTCAAGTATATACGCTGGATACGTCCGATGTTCCGGTATTCAGGATGGGGAATGTGGTCAACGTATCCGAGCCTAGGTTCCAGCAACCCCAGATGGGTCAGATGGGGCAATATCAGCAACTACAGGATAGGGTGATAGACCTTACCGTGGAGATAAACGGGTCTTCCATGACCTATGTCGTACCGGAGAGCAGGGATGTCGCTATGTCCAATAACATAACTTTGGCCTGCTCTGTCGATCCGATCATGAACCAGCTTAACGCCGCTAAGAGAACCAGCTCCGATATTCTCGATAGTATCGATAAGCATAGGAGGACGCTAGAGGCTTGTGATTCGATCCTTGAGGAAATCAATCCGGCTTTTAAGCAGACTAAGGATCAAGACCGGAAGATCAAGAATCTTGAGGAGAAAGTCGATAGGATGGGATCCTCTTTCGATGAGCTAAAAGAGTTGTTAATTAAAAAATTAGGTTAAGATGAGAGTTATAGATTTAGGCGGCGGCCACGATGAGGACTACAATGACGAGATCTACGATCGTAGAGGCGGCCGTGGACGTAGCAGACGTTCGGATGGGACTTACATGGGTTATGGTGGTGGAATATATGACCATTATGGCAAGGAGCATGACGGTAGGATGGATGAGCTAGAACGCCGTGAGCGTGATCTTGAAAGACGCGAGAGGGAGCTGGAACGTGACGAGCGTGAGCTTGAGAAACGCGAGAGACTCCATGAACGTGAGGACGAGATGTATCGCAGGGGATGGTTCGGTGAGCGTGGCATCCGTGACGAGTTCGATGGTACCGAGCCGTATATGCGCAGGGGACGCAGGAGTCGTTACTACTGAGGAGCAGACGCCGATGACCCGGATTATAAGCGGTATATAGACACCCATGGATATCACTTTTCCAAGGAGCTGGCTAGGGAAGCCGCTGACAAGATGCTTAACGCCGACGGGTCCAAGAGAAGATGGACGATGGAGGACGCTAAGCAGATGTTCGATAAATGCGGGGCTAAGAAACCTGATAACGCCACTTGGGGAGATATCCAATATCTGTTCGCTATGTTCTATAGCGATTACTTTCCTAAGGTATTGGATTGCGACCAGAAAATAGTCAAGGCTGTCTTGGCTTATCTGGAAGACCCTGACGCCCCGGAAGGGACGGCGTTCGTAAGGTATCTGGCGGTGCGGTGCTTCGTCGGTGACACAATCAAATGGAGTGATATGATTTAGTTTGATACAACGTTGGAGAACCCTGTCGGCAATAGAATACCGATAGGGTTTCTTTTTGACCGTAGCTTTATTATGATTACATTTGTTCGAGGTAGATCTTTTGTTCATAGGAAGGGTGGGCGGGAATGAAAAAAGGCATCCTCACGGACACCCTTCCCCTTTGGTTGAAAATCACTTAAAACATTATGAGTTACTACACCGCAAATATAGATAATTAAATACAAACTGCAATGGGTAAGGGGTATTATTGGATAGAGCCAGTGGATCAGACGTTAAATGATTTCCAATTTTATAAGGCACGTATCGTAGGCGATCCTGAATATGACGAGAAACATCATCGTGTTATATTGAGGACTGATAAGTATTTCCCTGTCGGAAGTATCTTCCATGTCTTAAAAGACCCAGAGATGTTTGTTATAGAGAGGAAGTTTAAGACATGGGGGAATAAGTATGTCGTTAAGCCTTGTGAGGGTGAATGGGAATGGGAGTCTGTCCAAAAACTTAAAGACAAGGCTATTATATTCCGTAGCGGATTCCTGCATGGGGACGGCAGCTTCTAACACCTGCCCGCATCTACCCCCCCCCCTCGATTTCTTTGGGTTGATACATATATCTATATTTGAAAAAAATAATTGTAATATGGCAGATTTTCAAGGTAAATACAATGGCGAGCAGATAGAGCAGCTTTTGGATAAGGCTAATGATATTGATCTTACCAAATATGCTCTTAAGACGGATAATGCCCCTACCGCCACGAAACTACAGGCGGCTAGGACCATAGCGCTGTCCGGGGCTGTTACCGGTAGTGTCTCATCGGACTTCGGAAGCAACGTAACTATCTCCACGACATTGGCTAATTTTGATGCCTCTAAGATCGCGTCCGGAACCATCAGCATAGATAGGTTACCTAAGGCGGCTTTGGAGAGATTGATCGTGGTGGCTGACGATACGGCTAGATTCGCCCTTACCACCGCTACGGCTCAAAGTGGTGATACGGTAAAGGTCACGTCTACAGGTAAGATGTATCTGATAAAAGACGAGTCTAAATTGAACAGTGAGGATGGGTATGAGCCTTACACGGCCAGTCAGGCTTCCTCCGTGCCTTGGTCCGGGGTTACGGGCAAACCAAGTACCTTCACCCCTCCCACGTCCTCCGCTACCGTTCTTGGCGGTATTAAGGTAGGATATACGACTTCCGGGAAGAACTATAAGGTGCAACTGGATTCGTCCGGCAACGCTTACGTTAACGTTCCGTGGACGGATAATAACACAACGTATAATGAAGCCACGGCCGACACCTTAGGATTGGTTAAGATCGGCTATGCTTCTAATGGAAAGAACTACGCTGTGCTTTTGGCTAATGGTAAGATGTACGTGAATGTCCCTTGGACTGATAATAACACGACTTATACCCAAGCTACAAGCGATAAATTGGGTCTTGTTAAGATCGGGTATTCGGCTAACGGGAAGAATTACCCGGTAGTTCTTGACGGAAACGGTAAGATGTATGTGAATGTCCCGTGGACGGATACCAACACGACATACACCAATATGGGAGCCGCTTCTGCCTCAGCGGCGGGAAAGGCCGGCTTGGTCCCCGCACCTGCCGCCGGAGCGCAAGCCAAGTATCTTCGTGGTGACGGGACATGGCAAACGCCTCCTAACACCACATATAGCAACATGGGCGGAGCGACGTCCTCAGCCGCAGGATCGGCGGGATTGGTACCCGCTCCGGCTGCCGGCAAGCAAGCGTCGTTTTTGCGTGGTGATGGCACATGGGTGGTTCCGACAAATACCACATACGCTAAGGCTAATACCACGACCTTAGGATTGGTGATGATCGGATATTCGGAGAATGGCAAGAATTATCCGGTGGAGTTGGATAGTAGTGGTAAGATGTATGTCAACGTGCCTTGGACGGATACTAATACAACGTATGGTGTTGTAGGAGCTAACGGGTCCACGGGGTTGGTCAAGAACGGCAGTACCGTGACAAGCGCCTCTGGATATACAGCTTGTCCTATTGTCGGTGGTATTCCATATTATAAGGATACGAATACTACCTACGCCAATATGAAGGCGGCTACGGCCTCGGCGGCTGGTGCTGCGGGATTGGTACCGGCCCCAGCCGCTGGTAAGCAGACGTCCTTTCTTCGTGGTGACGGGACATGGGTCGTACCTACTAATACCACATACGGATTGGCCTCTACTACAGCTAACGGCTTGTTGAGACAGCTTAATGGTAGCACCTCTAATTTTATGCGTGGAGACGGTACATGGGCTACCCCTCCTAACACGACATATGCCGTAGCCAACGAGTCCACTAACGGGTTGATGGCGGCCGCCGATAAGAAGACCATGAACAGGCTTATAGGGGTTAATACGGTCACGACATTAGCTAACCTGCCTATTAGCAAGAGAAGTATCACGGCTACGTTATCAGCCGCTACCACCCTATCCGTGCAGTCAGGGATGCAGATAGGGGAGGAGCTGATGATCAGGTGCGTCCCGTCGGCGGCCTTCACGCAGGCTATACCCAACTCCGGGGCTTATGTAAGCATGAGTGGTACTTCTATAACCACTACGGCTAACAAGCCTTTCGAGATAAATATCTGGTGTTACGCTTCAGGTAAGTATAGCATCGCCGTTAAAGAACAAGATTAAAGAACAGATTATGGCATATACATATATAAACAGGGAAATATATCCCAATCAATTAGTTCAGGACGATCCGCTTGATGATAATTACGCCAAGGGCTATAGTTATGATGATTACATTAACGGGAATCCCGCCCCATGGATAGAGCTTGGGGAGGAGCAATTGGCGTTCAAGGAGGCCAATCCTAAAGCTACGGTTAAGGAAATTATCGAGGCTAAATTGGATGACTCAAGGCTTCTTAATGAGGAGAAATCGGCTAAGTATGAGGAGATCAGGACTTATGAGAATAATAATCTTCATGAGTTTTTCTTGGATGACCAAAATATCTATATCCCTGAATATGATAGGAATAACGCTTTGTCTGATGGGGCTATAGCTGGTAAGATAACGATCATAGGTCTGGAGTTTGATATGACGGAAGGCAAGATCTTGATCGGGATGATGGATAAGTATGATAATGACCTGATGTCGGCGTTAGGAGTCAAACAGAGGGAAGTAAGCTTAGCCACTACCGTAGAGCAGGTGAGGGCTATTGACGCTCAGTCCGGCTATCCAGATAAGGTAAATATCACCATGACTTATGTCCGGCAACAGGCAAAGGAGAAAGATGCCTCCGATCCTCAGAAAGTGGCTGTCAGATTCTCCAGAATGGTGGTTAATAACAAGGCTATATCTTTATCCCCTAACGAGAAATTGGATGTTAAGGTCCTATTCCCTATATGGGGACAAGAGGGAGCGGAGTTCGGGTTGTCGGTGGATGCCGGATTCTGCCTCAGGGTGGTTAAGGACGATACGGATATCCTTTATGAGGTTATTCAACAACATACATTATCAAAGGAATGGGAACCCGGATTGGATACGGCTTCCTTATACAAGGTCATTGATAAGGAGCATGCCGGGACCATAGGGGATCCTATCCCGTATTTCCCTCCAATGGAGATATTCAAGGATAAGTATTATATCCAGAACGCTGATGTATATAAGTGTACTAGGGATAGCGGAACTCCTCTTAGTCATAATCTAAAGGACTTGATCGGGTTGTATGTTGAGGTTGTACAGGGCTAGTCGTATCTACCCCCCCCCTATATTTGGCTTGTGATATGATACAAGTTATTTTTGGCATAATAAAATGACATTTGTAAATATATTTAAGTATGGCATCACAAAAATTTGGTTTCGTAACCGTCGACCCGGTATCAGGATCAGGAGATCAGGCGGTTAATTTCTCCGGTGAGAAACACACCGGTCGTCTTCAACGCACTATCAACCTTACGGTCACCACGAACGGCGGGGCTAAGAAGGCGTTGGTAGTTAATCAGGCAGCGGCTGCTGAGGTGGTAAGATCAGACAGCCCTAACGCTTCCGTGCAAAAGACAGGCGGTAATGTTACCATCACCGGTAAGTCTAACAGTACTAAGCTTACGTTCGCGGTCACGCCGGCTGAGGATAACGGGCTTACGTTACAGCTCCCGGCTAACTACACGGCGGCTGGAAAGACTACGGCTAACGGAGCGGTTATCGCCGACGATCCCGGAGCCGCTGGCGAGTTCGTTTGGAGCATCACGATCTCGGACGTACCGGCCAACGTCACGATCGAGGAACTGACAGCTACATTGAAAGTAACCGCCGCTGGTGGCCAGACAGCCAACGTGACGGTAACTCAAGCCGCTGGAGACTCTACTATCGAGCTTGACAAGGAGACTATTAACTTGGATGTAAATGGTACTCAACAGACGGTTAACGTAACATCTAACGACAGCTGGACTTGGGCGCAAGCAGCCGCCAGAACCGTATTGAGAATGATGGGACGATAATCAGTTTCTTTTCGTTTACTCAGACCCCGATCGACTAAAGCCGGTTGGGGTTTATTTGTTTTGCTATCTTTGCAATAGAACAAAAATAATACAACTATGGCTAATGATTTGAATATTAATTGGAAGGACGGGGTAGGCGAGGTAACGGACCAGCCTCTGACCGTCAGCCCGGGGTCCGGGACCGGAAGCGCCCCCGTTTCCTTTGGCTCGGTGATGAACAACGGTCTTGATCGGACTCTTGAGCTGGAGATAACAACTCCAAAAGGTGTTAAGAAGACGCTCACGGTGAATCAGGAGGGATGCCGGCAGGCTTATATTACGAGTGACGGCAAACGATGGCTGACTAGCGACAATCGGGTGTATGGGGTTTTGAAAAGCGATGCTCCATGCGAATGCACGGGTGATTGCCCTTGATATTTTGTTTTTACGAATTTTGTAATTACATTTGTGGCGCATGTCCATCACCATGCTTTTCGTCGCTAATTTATTATAAGGGATACCGGTCTGTGATGGGATCGGCATCCCTCTGTTTTTTTTAATATGGAGAAGATAAATGTTTTCGATGTTCAGGTTCCTGATGGGAGACAAATCCGTTGTATGTCGTATAATAAGGTTACTTATTTTGATCTTGACGATATATGTAAGTTATGTTTTGACTCATACGATCTACATGATGTGGCTGACACTAAGGTAATGAGTGAGTTCCTGCACCGAGAGGGTGGTCGTTATTGGACTACGATAGATGGCGTAAGGCAGTTGTATCGTAGGATTGAGTGCAAGATGTGTTTTGAGGTTATAGAAAAATTAAAAAAATTATGAGAGAGCAGGAATTTGATTTCGTGGTATATCCGTTGAAGTTGATTATCACGGTAGGATTGGATTACGAGACGTTATGTAACCGTTTCGAGAACATGGAGCCGGATCATAAGGGAGAATGGGGTGATAAGGATGATATGGATAAGGAAGCGTCTTTCGTGAATCTGGTAAGGGATAGGGACGATGATGGTAAATTCGCCATACTTTGGAATTTTTCAAGCGACGATGATATAATGATGAGAAATATATGTCATGAGTCGTTCCATATAGCCATGAGCGTGTGTCAGTTCTGTAATATGTCGCTTGGATTTAAGGTCGGGGAGGATGAACATGCGGCGTATATAGCCGGCTTCGCTGGTGATTGTGTTAGCGAGTTCATCAATAGTAAGAATACGGATTAAGCCATAAATTATATAAGGAACACAAGAATATCAGCCTCCGCTTATTTGTGGGGGCTTTTTGTTTATCTTTGTCAAAAACATGAAGTTATGTCGAGTTGCGTAATTAAAAGGAATAAGGAAGGTAAGATAACCCGTGTCTTGACCCCTTCCGGCGAGGTATCCACCTTGTTCGATAAGATAGCGGGTATAGCCGCCGTAAGTGACCTTAATAAGGCCGCTGAGGCTTATATGACTATTTATAACGATAAGTTCAGGTCTAAGTTCGGAGACTGGACGAGATCCGTGCCAAGAAATAAGGAGGCTGCCAGATCCATAAGCGCCAGACTTAGCGCCAGCGAGTGGGGGCAACTTATGTCAGCCAAGGTCCTGTCCGCCATAAGCGACATGGATGCCCCAGCGTTGGCCAGAAACCTTGGGAATAGCGACAGTGTCGTGGCTTATCTTACCTCCGGAGAGGTAGGTGATGTCAATGATATGGCTGTGGTAGATACATCCACGGTACAGGAGGTGGATCTGGATTCCATAAACGAGGATAATATTGGCGATACGATACTGAAAGAGGCGTCATGGGATGATATAAGGGCTATCAGGGAGAATATAGATATTAAGGAGACAGCCCGTATGTTATGGAAGGCCGTTGAAAGCGCTTTTACCGGGCAACGACCTAATATCAGGGTGAAGGGTGGAAATATAGATGGTGAGATCATATTTTCTGGTAATGTCTTGCCTTTAAATGATATCGAGAATTATACGCCTCCATTTTCAAGATTGGTATATGATTCCGGTGAGCCTCGCCTGTTCTTTAGATCGGATGATGGCAAGGTATATGATACTTACGCCAACGCCATAAAAGGCTCGTCCGGCGGGCGGGTCGAGGCCGGGTTCTTGGCCGGCAGTGTCGAGGAGGGCGACGTCCCGTCTGGTACGGCTGACATCTCCTTTGGCTCGTCCTCCATAACCCTTAACAACAGTGATTCGTTCATCCCGGTCCTTGGTATCAGCTCAGGCTCTAATATAAGCACTCGTGGAGGGTTTGTCAATTACCTTATCAAGAAAGGTCTGTTGAGCGGGGAGCGTATAAGGTTAGGGGATAGGTATTATCTTACCGGAGCCGGCAACTCTGATGGTCTTAAGATCTATAACGCTATGGACGCCTTGTCTAGACTAAGGAACAGGTTTGGTAGTATGTCTTCTGAGATGAACGTATTAGGCTCCATCGGTTTTGATACGGAGGTAAATAACGATCTTGATCTTATCACGACATCAGGGGAGAAGGTTACGGTAAGCAGATCGGAGATAAAGGGCATGTTAAGGCAAGGTAAGTTTGAGGAGCTTAATAATAAGTATGATGGGTTCATGGAGCTAGCCTTGTCGTTGATGATGGAGGATAACGCCTTGTACGGAAGTAATGTCCGTGGGGTTATTGAGAATGAGAAGGCGGAGGATCTTCAGAACAGGACTGATATCACCAACATCTTATCCACGTTAGGTATTCGGGTGATGGGTATGTCTGAGTATATGGATAAGTATAAGATGCGTAATGGTGTCGAGCCTTCGGCTAGGGCATTGTCCGATATGGCCAATGGGGTTATCGCCTTGGCTGAGGGAGCTACGGTAGAGGATCTTAATGAGGAGGTGGCTCACTTCTTGATCGATACTTATCGTAACCAACAGGAGATTGACGAGGTTCTGGACTCTGTTGTCGGCACGCCATTATGGAATCAATTTGCCGGTCGTTACTATGAGGTGTATGGGAAGGAATACCAAGGGGAGGAACTGGATCGGATGGTGAAGCGGGAGATCCTAGGTAAGACGTTGGCCCAGCGGTTCGTACCGGGCATGGAACAGGCGGTGGAGGATCTGGCCTCGTCCGAGGACGCCCAGCTCTCCTTGTTTGGCAGGATAATCCGGGCTATACGGAATTTCTTCTCTACTCAAAGATCAGACTTGAATAAGGTTCTTGATAGGATAAAGGAGTCGGCGTTAGCTGATGATCCAAGCGCATTTGACGTGCTTCTGTTAAAGGATAGCGACCATCTCATGTACTCATTATCGGATGTTGATGTGGCTAATAAGTTGATCAAGAACGGGAGGTCATTGGAAAGGCTATACACTAGGTTACAGAGGATGAGGTCAAGCCAAAGCCAGAGGATCGGTGAGAGTATCTCCCTTCTCCGTGATATAGGCGAGAAGGTAAGACAAGTCGGGGGTGAGCTAAATAAGAATAACAATCTATTATCCACCAAGAGCGTCATAGCGACCGCCAAGGCTGAGGTGGAGTATTTGGTCACTGTCGCCAGTAGCCTACGTAAGAGCGGAAAAGGATTGGATTATGAGACGATACAGGTTATCGATAACGTATATGGGGAGATAGTTCCTTTGATCAGGAACCTTCGTGGATTCGTCAATAATCAGGCGGCTGATTATTATGGCAGCAATAAGGTTGGCATGGTAGAGGATATGGATGATATATTACGTATGGCTGAGACATCTATGTCTGATATAAACGCCCTTCGAAGTGATCGTAATGAGGACTGGCTGGATGGACAGCTTCGGATGTTTAATATCCCGGAAAGATATTGGAATGGGATAAAGAAGTTGATAAATAACATCCATAAGGATATCAATGTCATGTCCCGGTTCTTTGGTACGCTGGAGCATAGTGGTAACGCTATTTTAGGTATGTTAGGCCAACGTCTAGCCAAGGCCCATAATGAAGCCCATATCGAAGGTATATCTAATATCAATAAGATGACTAGGATGATGAAAGAGCGTGGATGGGGGATAAAGGATAATGAGGATCTTATACAGAAGATAAATGGGAAGAACTCGGATTACCTTGACTCGTCCCGTGATTTCGCCAAATACGATTTACTATACAGGACCGAGCAGGCTAAGGCTATTATCGATATATATGATCTTAAGAATGTTACGGGTAAGACCGAGAAACAACTTATCGACCTTCTTCTATCCGATAGAGGCCTTAAGGTGAAGACCCGTGACGACATAGTAGGATATGACGGGGATAAGCCTATCACTAAGGAGGTATATCATATATTCAAGCCTACCATCCAGAATTTCGATATCTCGGACATGACGTTCGAGGATCAGCAACGGTATCTGGATACGATAAATAAGTGGTTGGATGAGAACCGGGAGAAACCTATGGTGCAGGCTTATTACGATAAGATCGAGAAAGTCAATAAGAAGGTCGAGGAAAGACTGGGTCGTAGGGTATCGCAAGCTACGTCCGATTTCATGACCCGTATCCGCAGGAGCAGGTATGTGGCTATGGATAAGTTCGTGAGGAACGGGAAGGTCGATTGGAAGGCGTTTCAATCCGATCCTATAGCTTGGAGATCTTATCTGGATATTTTACGTGATAGGGCTATAGCCAAGAGCGAGTGGTATTCCGATGGGACACCAAAGGAAGAGGGATCCGAGGCTCTGATGATGTCCGAGGAGATCAAGGCATGGGACGAGGCGTGGGCCGAGGAGTTCGGGAATACCAACGAGGGTCGTAAGGCTTCCGCCGAGTTCAAGGAGATACTTCGTGGGATAGAGCGGTCCGAGGGCGGTAAGGCGGCGTTCGAGTTCCTGCTGGCCGGTGGTCATCTTGGTTTCTCCAAGGATATGTGGGGATCCGAGGAGGGTGATTATTACGAGAATCTTGTTGATAAGATCACGGAGCAATCTGTATCATCATCAAGAATAGAGAAGGTAGAGGAGGCGATGGCGACAATAAACGAGATCAATGACCAGCTAAGGCCTTTGCTTATCCAGTACCGGGATAGCACGAGATACGGGGAATATGATTTCGACAGGCTGCGCGGGTCGGCGTCGCTAAGGAAGATAAACGAGTTGTATGATCGTCTGGCAGAAGCTAAGAGCGTCATTAATGCCGCCGCTTCCGCTGAGGATATTGAGATGGATATGCCTGATACGGTGGAGAGTGGAGTCACGGATTCCTACCGTAACGCTCTAAGGGACGCCATGGCGTACGACAATGGCATGGATGAAATTAAATTCGCCAAGGAGCATATGTCCGCCCGCTCCCGCAGCCAAGTGGAGCGGATGGCCTCCAAGCTATCCCGGAAGAACCCGTCATGGACAACCGTGGAGGTGGCGTTCTTTAGAAAGAAGTACGGTCCTGACTTCAACAATAAGCTGGCTAATGATATAGCTATGGGTAAGGCTAATAGTATACTTATCGAGTACGCCAGAACTCGGCTATATCCTTATATGAGAAAATACTCTCCCAAGGGGTATTCTGGCTTCGTCAGGAAGATAAATAACGGTACGTATAAGGTATCCGAGTTCTTTGATGCCATGGAAAATGGTATATCAAAGGAAGAGAGCGTATCCCGTTTCGGGTTCGATATTAATATGATTGACTTATCGATCAATAACCAGTGGCTAGAAGAGGCCGATGCCGAGAGTTCTTTCCGTAATCCTAATTATAATCCCGATCTGGGTTATGGATATCATACGCCTAGGTTCGATAAGTACAAGAACGAGGCTTTTTTCAAGAAATACGGTATTACCAACGAGGGGGAGGAAGCTACGATCAATAAGGATAAGTGGGAGATGAGGAAGGAGCTGCTTAACATAAGCCGTAAGGCTATGGAGGATTATGATGAGCGATTCCGGAACATCTACCAAATACCACAGATATCCAAGGGCGGCGTGGAGAGGATGGTGCAGGCCGGGGTTGACCCGAAGGCGGTCATCGGCAACGCCGTACGTGATATCGTTGGCGAGAGGGTGGATGACCCTATACATGGTCAGGGGCAAGACCTAGGAGGGATTGATGAGAACGATAACAAATATCGTATGATCCCCAAATACTATCTTAGTAAGTTGGAGAACGCCGATGACGTGTCCCATGACTTCGCCTACTCCTATTCCATGTTATCCTTACAAGCGACCTCTTACAAGTATAAGAGGGCGGCCTTGGATGATGTCATGGGATACAGGAACATGATGCTGGAGACGCAATACGACGGCGGTAAGAACCCAGAGGCCACTCACGCCTATAGAATGTTTCAGGACTGGGTTAACGCCAGTATCTATGATGTTAGGATAAATAATAAGCGGGCAGAATGGAATATAGGTAATTATAAGGTCGATCTTAATAAGCTGGCTCTTATGTTTACCAAATTCGTATCCAAATCCAACTTAGGCTTCTCCCCGTTCGTCGCGGCTACCGGCGCCCTTACCGGGCAGGCCAACTTCCTTTTGGAGGGTATGGTAGGGCAGTATATAAGCAAGGACTCCATGAAATACGCCTATGGGGAAGCCCAGAAGCAGTTAAGTACGTACGTGTCGGAGATCGGGGATATAAACCGTACCAACAAGCTATATGTCGTTGGAGAGGCTCTAGGCGTATTCAATGTCCGCAACCGTGTACGATCGGCGGCGTATAACAAGATCTGGAGAACCTTATTCCGGGACCTGCCGTTTAAGATGATGGAGGTTCTTAACTCCCCGTTGGATCCGCAGGTCATTATCTCGGTCATGGATGATACCCGCCTATACGAGGGTCAGTTCTGGTCATACTCCAATTTCAAGGAGATGATGATGAAAGACAGAAATATGTCCGCCAACGAGGCTAAACGTGATTGGGAGCGTTTAAGGGATTATTCTATGTGGAACATGGTAGATGTCAAGGATGGAAAGATCGTGGCTAAAAACGAGGCTAACAAGGATATTATAGACAGATACATACCTACCTTGTCCAGCAGGGTCAGGAGCATGGTGCAGATCTGTGACGGCGCCTTGAACGAGCAGAACCGGGTGGGGGCTAGCCGGAACGCTATCCTTAACATGGTTCTGCCTCATCGTGGATGGTTTATATTGGCCGTGCAGCGGGCGTATAAGAAAGCCGGTTTCAATTTCCAAACCAACCAGTTCGAGGAAGGATATATGAGAACATTATGGAGATTGGCCGGAAATGTCTATGGCTCGATGTCCGAGGGTAGGATGGGGGAGGCATATGACGTGCTTAAGGAAGAGTATGATAAGCTTACCCCCTACGAGCAGATCAATATCAAGAGATCGATTATCAATATGGCGGTATTCGCCACGATGATGGCCATAGGAAGGGCGTTGATGGGATATAGGGAGGATAATGAGGATAGCTGGTTCGGGCAGTTCATTACCTATATCGGGTTCAGGACGATCAATGAGATCGCTTCCCAGACATCCCCGTTCATGGAGCTTAACGCCATAGACATGCTACAGGATCCGTTGGTTACCGCCCGGAAGTTAGGCGATCTCACCGATCCTCGGAACTGGGATCCGTTCGCTACCGTCCAGACCGGCGTGTATAAGGGCGAGAGCAAGCTATGGAGGCAGCTTATGAAGTTCTCGTTTGGTAAGCAATGGTATAATATCAAGACGGCTAGGGATATTAAACAGACATCCGACTACTGGTTGATGACCAACGGCATGACGATGGGATTCTTCTTAGGAGGCAGGAATAAGGATGAGTCTGGGGAGGACGCTAATTGGTATTTTGATAGAGGAAGATAGCTGAGAGCGCTTACTGGTGATAATAGGTTCATTAAAGATATTGATTATAAAGTTTTTACCCAAAATGGTAAAAACCCTACTGAGGGAAGATCAACAATTGTATATATGATAACTGTATTTTGCATGGAATGTTTGATAACAAGGAAAGAAAGATGAGTATAAATAAATAGTTATACTATTGATGCTTAATGTAATCCAAAAATGGATTTACATAATAATAGAAGGATAGGAGATCATCATCCTATCCTTCTTATTTTCGTTATCGGTTATTATATTTATACACAAAATCATCCACATCCATATACTCACACCCGAAGTTTTCCGCCGTCTTCTTATCGGAGTCGGAGAACTGCCCTTCTTTTCCGGAAGCGTCCCCGATCATCATGATAGTATCGTATATGATCTTATTTTCCTCATCTACATTATCATTTATGAATTTGATATAATCCATATACTGGTCTATCATCCCCGTATTTGGTTTCCTATTGATGTTATCTTTATCATTGTTGTCGCAATAAAAGTTGTATACGGATATATTGGTATAATCCTCCAATGCGCTTGATATATAATCGAATTTATATTCAAACATCTCTTTGTCTACGAAGCCTTTTTCTATACCTCCCTGATTTGATATGATTAGTATATCATCAGGAGCGTAATTTTTGATAGCCTCAAATACGTAGAGTTTGATTTTCATATCCCATATACCTTTAGGGAATGTATCTCCTGACAATGTTTCAATCAGTGTCCCATCTAAATCTGTTATTAACAATTTATATTTTTTCATGATTCAAAATTTAAATGATATATAATTACCTTACTTTATTCATATACTACTCGTCCCATTGCTCCTAATAGCTCTTTATCATCCTGCTCCTTTACCTCTACATAATAATATCCCTTGAAACAAAATTTCTTTTGATCGGGATCTGACAAGAACTTTTTATATTCCTCGAATCCTTCATCTGAAAGATAATAAGCTCTTCTTTTTTGTTGAAGTAATTCATCTGATTCTAATATCTGTTTTTTTGGATGTGGTATAGATGATTAATCTTTAGGAATAAACCCAACAGCCTTTTCGGTAGAAGCTCTTTGTTTTATAAAACATTCAGCTTCTTCCCATGAGGTTGCCCATATTTCACCGGCATACTTTTTGCCATTGATTTGATACTCTGTTACAAATTTCTTTTCTTCTTTTTTCATGTTTGTAATTTTTAAAAGTTAATAAAACTAAGGTTTTAGACAATGAGGCATTATATCCATTCTACGAAGTTTATTATCTTCTGTTTATAAAATTCAATGTCCGCATGAGGAAATTTATCGATGACGGATTTAGATTTAAGAGATATAGGATCGTCCTCCCACTTCAAGTCCCTACCTGTTAATCTACGGATAGTACCTTTTGGGAGTACGATCGCCGAATTATGATCCTCGATGGAAAAATACTCTTCGTCATGCGTCGATCTCTCATCCGTCCATATCTCCCCTTGTCGAGCGGGGGTGTTGTCAAGAATAATCTCATCACCATTCTTGTTCACGGCTAAAAATATTATTGTCTGTTCTCCTATTTTCATAAATTATAATTTGTTTACCAATCTCCTCCATCATTACCTATTCCTGAGATTGTAGTTATAATATTATCTGGATTTGTACCTGCGTTAGGAAGCATCTCAGGTATAGGATTGTCTTCCCTATCACCATGCATCATGACGGTAAGAACCCCACTAGCGGAATACAACCAAAGACGTTTGCCGTCCTTCTCCCATTTCTTCGCTAATCTATTTAATGATTCAATCAGCTTACATTCTTCCGGGGTACATTCGATCCCTGCGTCAGTAAAATATTTTACTCCCATATTATTGATTTGTTTAATTTACGAGCCTCTGATAAGGCTCGTGTTAGTATATCCTTTTTTCTTATAATCTCCTTATATCTTTTGATATTCATTTTTATTATCTTCATAATAAGTTCTTTTGTTTTAATAACACCAACATCTTATTCCAATCAACATATCCTTTATCCGTGAGCGGAGTGCCGATATTCCTGTCATCTATATAATAATCACAATACAATTTTGGTGATGATGATACTGGCTCAGGATTGTAGTTCACCGAATACAGATTGATATGATTATATCTAAACCAGTCTACGGCATCCTGTAGATATTTACCATCTCTTACCGTATACAATATCAGAAGATTCTTATCGCCCAATTCCCTCAATACGCTAGCGGCTCCGATATTGTCTCCTACATAAGGGTATAAGTCTGTCACGCATGTCCCATCGAAATCTATTCCTATTATTTTCTTCATATTATATATCTTATAATAAATACTCTTCTATTTTCTTAGCCATATCAATAAGCATCTCACATCTAAGGTCGTTAAGATCCTTACAAAACCTCATCTCCTCCTCATGCTTTTCCTCCGGCGATCTGTTATCACTTATACTGTAGCATGGTGATGAGCATATCGGTATGGGCTTCATGGCATCTATGGCTAATTTGATAGCCTTTTCTTTGATATCGCTTATATTAATTTCTTTTTGCATCCAGATCATACCGCTATCATGGCAATCAGGAAAATCGACATGATCCGGGTCACGTATTAAACAGCTTCCCTCGTTATAAAAACAGCATCCTGTACAATGATCTTCTTTTATCTCCGGGACAGCCACGTATGTCATTCCTTTGTATATTCTAACTTCTCCTTTTCTTACCTTATTTATCTTATTCATCTTATCAGATTTTTATATCCTACACGTTTTAATTCCTCTTCAGTAGCTTTCTTCTTCGGGAACTTCCCGTGCCATTTACCGGGCACCACGACATCACGTCCGTCTGGGCTGGTAGCCAGCCTCCCGCATTCGCTGCACAGCCCCATGCCCTTGTACGGCTGTAGTTCCTTGGCATAGTCGAATTTGTCCACCATATACTCGTTTGTCAACATCCAGTAACTAGACGTAGCGGTATTATCAACGCAACCGCATTTAGCGCATACAAATAAGCTCATAGTAAATTATTTAATATCATTATCCTTCTTATCATCGTCAATCCTCTCCACCTTAATCGTCCCCATATCACCTGAAGGTAACGTGATATCACTATACACATTATTCCAGTCCTCGTCAATGGCCAACTGATGTAATATCGACCTATATATTTGGTAGGTGTTGCCGATAAGTCTCTTCCTATTTATCTTATCCTTACTGCCTCCATCGTACCCTATATGCTCAAAATCCTCAAGATCTGGGAACAACCTTCTTCTTATCGCTCGTGAGTTATTGACTATAAAGCTTCTTATCCCCAGCGATTCCGTCCTATCCATATCATCTATCAACGTATCTGTTGTATGCTGTAGATCCATGTCACCCGCCGCAAATCTACTGATGTCTTCCACGCATTGTGAGATCAACATCAGTTGCTCCCTTGTTAAGGTTATTTTGTAAAGTTGTTTATTGTTTATAACCATCTATTTGTTCTTTATATTAATTACTTCCATTTTATACTTCTCTGGGTACTCTAGACATGTGCATACTACTAAAATAGAATCATTCAACATGGTTGCTTTATTACCCCTATCATCTACATAAACAGTTTTAGGATAATAATCAACATCTTCTTCTTTTTTATCCTTACATCCTATCATGATAAGAGATAGGATAATAATACTTGCTTTAATCTTTGTCATAACAGCTCCATCCCATTCTTGTATATCACGTCTCCTTGTTTCATCTTGTCTATTTTATTAATCTCATTATCAATATAGCAAAGTTGGATATTATCCATACTATAGATATCCAGAATGTTATACTCAACATAAATCCTATATTCTTAGGTATAGGATCTATTCTTCTGAATGTTAAGATCATGTATATAAATGTCTTTATGTTCACAATTTACGATATTTTTCTATATAGTTAACTATTAAATCTTTAACTCCTTTTGGGACATCTACCAGTTTGAGATTACCTTGGAATATGTCCTTGCCGTACTCATCCATAATCTCCCCGAATGAAGGATTCATGACTCTTGTTGACATAGATATCGGTTGATCAGTGTCAAATTTGATAACGATCTTCTTTCCGCCGTTTATCGCCTTTTTAAAAGCCACGTAAAGCTTTCGGCCTTTTATTATATCACAATTTCCTTTCAGGATATTAGACATATGTATGACATGCTCTTTCTTCGCATCTCCGGGGTTGTCCATAAGCTTAAGATCTCCTCCCGTATCTCTCCATTTCCTGAAGCACGAGAAACATAGACCGTGATTTGCCTTGGCGTGTCTAGGTATCATCCTGCTGCTGCCGGCTGGGATCGTATCGCCACAGCAGATACACGTCCTATCCTTGTTGGTGCGCATCGGCACATAGCTCTTTATCGGGTATTCTTTTCTTTTATACATCTTCTTCTGTTTTCAAAATTATCATCACCATACTCATAATTAGGACAAGCTTTGTTGCTTGGACGCCTTACGTATGTTGTTTGTTTCCTATTATGTTTCCTGTTAGGGTTTATATAATGGTCACACACCTGCCAAATAGAACAACATACCTTGCCATATCTTTTCGCCCATTCATTATCATGCAGATGTACGCATGTGGCGCAAGTCGGATTCTTAAGCTTATCCTTGTTATCATCTATGATCTTATTAACCCGATCAAGAATAACGGACATATGCTCAGCATACATAACATCGAATACATCCGGCTTCGGAAGATATGTCATCGAGCTTATATCTATATCTATTTCCTTGGATTTGTCATAAACGGATTTGTATTTCCTTTTCATCAAATCCTTTAATTGATTTACCTTCTTATCGTAAGTCCCCATATTTCACTCAGTTTTCCATCCCTGTTCCCTTAATAAATTCACCATCATCTCCTTTATCTTAGGGCTAATGGCTTCGGTAAGTATATCAGCGGCCAAGTTAATAGAGAAGCTGGTCATCCTAGATTCTCCTATATACTTCTCGCTGGTAACTTCTTTGACATAGTCGTGAATATCCTTGATCATTTCATTTTGAGATCTTAGGAGATCCAGTATCTTATCGAGTTTATCATTCATCTTTTTTCTCGAATATACCTGACAATAACCAGAAGACCACTATCAAAAAGAAAAATAGCCCAAGAGCCTCATCCGGATAATCATGCATCGCCTCTAAGATACTTCTCATAACTTAACATCCATTTTACCGATTATACGATAGAAAATATCCCTAGTCAGCTCAATATCGTAAGTAGCGTCATGAAGCTTATTCTCGTCGATCTCAATACCCATAGTCCTGGCTACGGTCATCAACTTAAAGTTCTCCATATCGTTTCTTACACCCATCAGGAACGGTGTCACCATAACATATACATCCATACAGTTAGGATAAAACCATGATCCGAAATACTTATCCCCACATTGGGTAAATAAAGCCCGTAGGAAGTTGTTGTCGAATCCAGCGTTGTTATACCCCACCAAATACATTTTATCCCTCTTATCGAACTTATTCACGTATTTGGATAATATACCAACTAACTGCCTGTACCCTTCTTCCATAGGCTGATACGACTGCACTTGCTCCAAGGTAACACCAGCCACATCCAGCGCCTCTTGCTCTATCGTGGCGGCAGGGTTCGGGGCTAGGCGGATGTCGAACCTCTCAGTCTCCTGCCCGTCGATATCCACGATCCCTCCTATTTGGTGTATCCCGTTTCTCCAGAACTTAACCCCGGTTGTCTCTAAATCAAAAAATAGTAATTTGCTCATGTCTATTTATTTTGTTAATTTATCATTATCTAAGAACTAGTCGTGAAATGCTTTTATAATATATACTCCCATCAACTCTTTTACCTTCAAAGAAGTATATCCAATATTCTAATGAAGAACATCCAAAAGCAAGACATAGATTATTTATCGCATATCTAAAGTATTTCTTGCCTGAACGAAATAAGATTTGAAATTCTTTATTATTTAAATGGAGTCTTTTTTTGGTTTTTCTTTTATTCATGTTTATAGTTTTATTTTAAATGTTCCTTAATCTTATCCAATGCCTTATAAGACAGATAGCTGTCTATAGTATTATCGCTATCTATTTCCAGCAACTCATTAAACAAGTCTTTAGCCAATGCTTTCCACTGCTCTCCCCAATCACGGAGATTCTCGACCTTTGACCGTATATCCTCGAAATAAGAATATACGTCTGATTTGATTGATTTTGAATAGTATATAACATCCTCCTCGTCCCCATCCATAATATAATCACATTGTGTCCTGATATCTTTTATATGACTATCTATATCACTGCACATATAATCAACAGGTTTACGTATATTGAATATAGCTTCTGACGTAAGACCGGTTATATCTTGTATGTCTTTTAAATTATCCATGATTTAATCAACTAAATACCAACCATCCACCTGCAAATCCCATTGCGAAAATATATAAGATTATAGATGTGAATAATATCCAATCTTTTGCGCTTAGCTCATTATTATCTCTCTTTATTTTCTCAAGATAATCATATATAGCTGTATAAACAGCATGGTGAATATTCTCGTCTCTAGCCCTTACGATATTATCATATTCATTATATCCTAGATTATAGGTGGCGCTTTCGATCCTTATATTCCCCGTAACCTTTTTATTTACATCGAAATCGAAACTAACCACTATATCGGTGGTTAGAGCGCTGGCGATTTTGCTTTTTATCTCATCATTACTGAGATTAGCATCGTGCACTAATCGCTCATAGTCTTTATCGTCAAGAATTATCTGTTTTTTAATGTTCATATCCCTAATATTTCTGCTACATAAACAAATCCATAACATATATAATTATCAGCGTCATGCTCACCCCAATTCACATGCCATACGACGGCGCACGGGAAATATAATGGCATATCCTCAGCCATAGGATCCTCTTTGAAGTCATCAATGTTTATCTTCTCCCTCCACCTCCACAGGTCTTGGATATCGTTCAAAATTAATTTCTCCATAACTATGACGGATGTTAGATGTTAGTAATTCAATAGCTAAGCTGATCATAGCTCCCGCTTCAGTAAGTTGATTCATTTGGGCGTACATTCTATGCTCTGCACTACGATAAGCCTCTCTACTACTTATGGTGTCTAGTAAATCATCTATAGCGTTTCTAAGAAGATCGGTCATCCCATGCCCTCCTATGCCCTTGAAATAATAAATATCACGACCAGCGTAAAACATGTCCTGATATCTTTTAGCTACATACTCTATCCCGGATAGATGGTATTTCTCGTTGTCTATCTCCACCTCTCCTTCTTCTATAGCTCTCAACAACTTCCAATCTATCTTTACATCAGCTTGACGATTTTTTACCTTTACATAGGCATATCCGCCATAATGAGAGCCCAGCGTCCTCATCGTAAGTTCATTGACTTTTTGTTTGTCTCCATCCATAACAATCTGGTTTTTAATGTTGATACAAAAATACAATTTAAACAAAAATAAAAGCATGAATAATATTAAAATAATATTAATCATGCTTAAATATAAATATATCCCTTCTAGTTCTCACGGATATACGTATTCGTACTCATCTGGAGGGGATGTATTATATTCAACATCGCACTCCATATTGGTGTAATAGTTATCCCCTTTTCTGTATACTAACGCTACCCAACAGTCATATTTTTTGCTGTATCCTATAAGAGGGACATTAGCCATAGGCGGATTATCCTCTGTTTTGTATCTTATTCTTGTTACTTGTTTCATATTTTCATGGATATAAATATTCATATTCTTCCGGTGGATATGTTTCAAATTCGGTGTCGTACTTCATACAAGTGTAGTACTTGTCTTTGCTTCTGTACACTACTGTCCACGGACAGTCATATCTTTTGTTGTATCCTAAAAGAGGAACACCTTCCATAGGAGGCTTATCTTTCGTTTTGTACCTTAATTTTGTTATTTGCTTTATGCTCATATAATCTTATGTTTAAGTAATTCCATCATCATCGAAAACAATGTGTCTACAAGAAGTTTCTCGCTACTCCAATATATAGGGATCTCATCTATATCTCTATACGTTACAGACCATGCATGTTCTAGCTTATAACATTCGAATGTACAACCCTCTATCTCATATGGGAGTAAATTCAGTAACGTCCCTACATCCCAAACCGGGTCGGATATATCCGGGGTAACGGCCTCGATCAGTCCTATACGACCAGCGTCATCCTCCATAGAATGCAATGAGTCAAGGTACTTGTCTCTGAAGCCGATGGCGGTGGAGATAGGGAGGCCGGCCTCGACCAGCACCCTCCCCTGTTCTTTTGTGGTGAATATCCTTTCTTTCATCTAACCCTTGATCTTTTTCTCTACAGTAACAATCGTATCATTATGCCATCCCCCATGAGCCACGAGAAGAATCTCCTGCTGCTCGAAGCCAAGCCCTGCCCCTATACCGCCGGAGTTCCATGCACAGGTAATGACCACCCCGTCCTTCTTGGTGATCCTAGCTATTTCATTCTTCTGCCTAGCCCAATAACTAGATTGCGTTGTTTGCATATTAACAGATCCTCCAAGTCTTTTATACGACTCAGATACCTGTCTCGCAGAATATGGTGGATCATATAATACCATATCAGCTATATTATCATCAAGATGACACAAGAAGTCCGTGGCGTCTTTATGATACATAGCCTTAGTCTCAGGATCAAGATCGTTGGTTATCGTCCCTATATCGCTGTTTCTGGCGAATGGATCTACTATAACCATTCCGTCTTTTTTATATCTATCTATAAGTTCTCTTATCGGTTTTATGCTGAATGTCTCTTTATTCGGCATCGACCATGTCTTGTTTATAATCATATCGTTGTAATTGTGTTTTAAATTTTACCTACGCTCTATACCTCTTAGCAGATGGGCTATCACATCCACTGTCCATCCGTTACCCGCTAAAGACATGGCCGTATTTGGGGCTATCCCGTCAAGGTAATCATCCGGCAATGTCTGTAGCCTACACATCTCCACCGGGGTCAGGTATCTGAATTTGTCTTTCATGTCAAAGGCATTAGGATATCTTCCGGGAGGCAACGATGATATCACGTTATCTTTCATGACTGTTGTCAGGCAATTACTTTTCTTAATAGAAACAGTATTTTTATCTCTTCTTACCTCCAAACATTGCGTTATTTTCACGTTCTTGTCATAATCCTTTCGATGCCCGTCCTCTCCTATCCTTCTACCGACAATGACTCCTATATATCTTCCTCTTATGGCTCCCGGATTCCATCCCTTGTCATGCTCTAAAATATCATCCAATGATATATGCTTGTCTTTCGGCATTTCTACCGACCAATTGCACCAATAAAGACGATGCCGGGTCTGTGCCGAGACCAAGGCGCTATCGATCTCCACCGGCTCCACGCCAAGCTCCTCGGTAATCACCCAGCGGTGCTCATCCCGCATCCGGACGTTCTCGCCCAAGAACAGGACCTTACCTTTGGTCTCCTTCCTTAAATGCTTTACGATGTCCGAGAAGCAAAAGAAAAGCCTTCCACGAGCGCCCATGAATCCCTTACCCTTGCCAGAGCTGGAGAAACTCTGGCAACAGAATCCTCCCATGACCAGATCTATGTCTTTCCAAGGGATATCCCATGTTCTCCAGTTATTAACATCCCCTAATTGAATAATATTAGGAAAATGTTTTTGACTTACCTTTATACATGTCTTGTCTATCTCCGAGGCGTAGTAAGTCTCTATAGGTATACCGGCTCTTTGTAATGCTAAATACCCACATGATATCCCATCAAATAATGATAATACTTTCATATTGTTCATTTATTCTCAGACCTAAAAATATCCTTTGCGATCATATCAAGGGATATTTTATGTATCTTAGGTAAGACCTTAACCAATTTTATACCAAAATTTTCGCCTCTCTTAACAAAAGTCCATTTACCATATATGATTCCATGCATCATATTCTGTATTACTTCCTTACTGTCTGTCAAGAATACTTGGTAATAGACACTTTTGGCATAATTAAAATCCTCCCCATGATCATTCGCCGGTCTTAATATCATTACAGCCGAAGAGCGTCCACGAACGAATCCGTGTATCTCAAGGCATTCCTCGAACTCATAATTATCACGTTCCTAGTCATGATCATCTTTAACCCACTTACATGGTTTCCCATCTTTAAATGGGATTCTTAACTGTTTCTTTGTCATAATTGTTTTTTATATTAATTGTGATATTACTCTAATAGCATAGAAGGAAACGCCCTTTCTCTCATCATTTGGATAAAACTCATTCCCGTTATAAGTCACTAACCATGCTTTCTCATAATTATATTGAGTGCTAGTCCAATAACTTGTAGCGCCTTCGTCTATATCTAATCCATCGATAAGAGACATGCATCTGTTAATCTCATCTAAATTATTTATGATCTCCATCCATTCTCCCACTGATGCTAGATATCCCATTTGCCCGTTCTTGAATTGAGTAACAGTACATTCATAAGCGGCACTAGCATGCGTATATTCCGCAATACTTTGTGTGTTTTGAAATCCATTAAAATCTTTTTTGGCTTCATTACTTGATGTTATTGTAGTCACTCCTTGGATCAATCCAGTCGTATTAGACCAGCTTCGATTCTTAATCTCAATACCTGAAATAACGAAGCTGCTGTTGTCGCTTATCAACGCCACTCCCACGGCGTCGTTTCTCCACGAATAATTCCATTTATCACTAGTATATAACTTGCCATTGGTGTGTAAGATATATATACCGTTTGAAACGGTTTGACCGCCTATCATCCTTCTTCTCATATTCTTCTACCTTGCTAATGTATGTTTATAATTCTAAGTTTATCATATTCTTCAGTAAGAATCCCATGATCAAACAATTTGCTAGCGTCTATTTCAAAGTCCCTATATTTGTCAGTTATATTGATATCAGCCCACATGTTCAATCTCCCCTTATCATCCAACTGCATATGGATAAAGCCTTTTGTCACCTTCTTCCCGGCTTTAAGAGCCTCTACGTCTTTATCGGTAATCTTTTTCATGCTTTTAATATTTTATCGTTACAAGTGAACTACTCACGCCTAAAGTCAGGGAAATTCACGCTTAATCCTTAAATTCATCTTTCATCCTGATCTTTATGCCCCCATATGATAATTCCTTATGAGCTGTGACAAAATAATCAACCGCATCTTCATCTAATAAACTATGCGGACACCTTTCCCATACAGGACTTTGATCTAGATGATCCCATGTAGCTACAAGCAACTGATTCTTGTCATTATCAACAGTTATTTTATATGTCCCTATAGTAGCCTTACGTTTAATGATCGCTCCATTTAACATCTGCTTCTTAGCCCAGCTCCATGAACCTCTCAACCCAAATGTTCTTATAACCCAGTCATTTATCTTCTTCATTTCAAGTTATTTGTTAAAAGCGTAATATAAATATAAATACATAAATTGGATAGGGCTATTCACCATACCCTTATCATTAGGCTCGTCATACTTGTCAAGCCAAAGACGAAGCGCTTCCCAATCGATATCCCGCCGGTCACAGACCATGCAGGCTAGGTTAGCCCCGAACAGATCCCCTCCGCCACGTAAAGACTCGTTAAATCTCTTGGCTAGCCTTTTCTTGAATCCTTTATTGTACCAAATACCGGAGGTAGCGGCATAACAGTAATAAGCGTTGTATTTCATTTTCACACCCATCTTCTCAAATAAAGGCGTATGCCATATCCGGTCAAGGAAGAATACTATTCCACGATAGATAAAGGTTCGCAGGTTCTTTCTGTATCTTTTCCCCAAGAAGCTATCTACGCAAGATATAGTTCCGCCTGAATAGTACCAGTTATTGGCGCCTCTCTTAACCTTATCCGTCATCTTGAACTTATTTTTCCTATCCTCTACCCTATCCCAAGGCTTTAATTTATCCTCGTTAAATGTCGGGCAATAATGATAGTAATGATTGATCCATGAAAGGTATGGGTTGTATATCGTGTATCCATTATCGCTGACATATGAGTTTATATCATATCCAAGTTCTTTGGCTAGAATAGACCCTTCATCAGCTAACACCTTCAATATCGGGTTCAAGTTCCATATCTGGTCTTGGCTGACGAACATCGAATAACAAGGATCCTCATCCTCCCCATACCATCCTCCCATCCCGCTCACTATTTTATCCAAATCAAGTGAATAATCTTTCCCGGATGAAAAATCATCTCTAAGAAAAAAACCTCTATATGGGATCATGTCATATATACCCGGTTGATCCTCAAACATATGTTTAGCGTTCTCGGTCAATCTGATCAATGTTTGCAAGGCAGAAGATATATCTATGGGCGCATATTCACACCCATAGACCTTATTATTTATCCAAAGATATTGAAGAAGCTCGGCTATGTTAATAGTCCCGTCCTCCACGTATCCTGTCTTGTTATCGAAATTTATTTTGGCTAGAGGTATATTGCTCCCTTGTGGTTGGTCGCTTTCTTCATTACAGCAATGCACGAACCTATCAAAGAATATATTCTTCCAGCCAAAATATTTATCCCTTATCGTCATAAGCCTATTTCTTGTCGTATAATGACATGACGTTAATAAGATCAGCCTTTCTGCACATCCCCTCAAGTTTATTAAAGCCATCCATATTATCTCCACTGACGATAATAGTAGGATATACCTCTATACCGTACTTGGATATCTCCTCATCCGTGGTTTTGTTCTCCGGGATCTGGTTTAACGTGACCTCACCCTCATACTCCTGTAACGTGTTGGCGATAATATATCGCATGTAATCGCTGTACTCAGCGTCTTTCTTCGTGAAAAAATCAATTCTTACCATTTTTAAATAGTTTTTAATTTGTTAATAATTAAATCCGCTGTAAATATAGCGTTATCTACCTCATCTACACTCAACCTCCTCCCATCAAAATCGTTGGACAATAAATCTTTTACGATCTGATATCTTCTCAACTCCCAATCTATGTCTATATCAAAATTAAGATGCCTTACACAATCATAATTCAGCTCCTTACGATTCTTATCAAGGTACTTAACTATCGGGAATGAAGTACCATTGTCAATAGTACGTGCGATCACATTAATGTACCTACCAGTCCTTTTGTCAATAGCTTTTAATTTCTCGTCTACTATTATTTCTCCTGATCCTTCCATTCTATTAACCCTTTGTTATGTTTATCGTAATATAATAACGCTATGGCGTTCCAACAAATTTGTGCCAAATGCATCAGCCCTGTCTCCTTATCATATCTCTCGCCTTTCATGTACGCCGTCATATGGCGAAGTAAAGCCGCTCTATATCTCTCAAATCCATCAGGTATATTCTGCCATGAATTGTCGGCGTATTTCTTAGCCCCCTCCGTATATACCCTCACGATATCCTCTATCTCAGCCAAAGGAAGGAGATCCCACCGAAGCTTGCCGTCGGCCCGGTCGTCCTTGCCGCTGCCGTCTTTCCCTACAAGCGGCCCGCTTTCCACCACTGCGTCTCCTATTTTTGGCTTCCCGAAATTCATCGCCTCATCTGCCGTCTCATCATCAATAAGCCTTAACTTGATAGCCCTGCTTAACGAGACAACCATCTCCTCATCAACCCAAATAAATTTATATGTCTCATCAAATAACGGTTCTATTTTCATTATCCCCGTATTGTCGGCGGTTTCAAGTACCTCAAATACCTCACCATCATAAACAACCTTGTCGTATTTGCTAAATTCCTCTTTCATTTCAAACTCCTTTTTGTTTTATTAATAAAATTCACTAAGATCCCTGCATTCCGGTGTCTCTCCTGTCATAGAATAAAGCTCACCAGATGATAGATATACGCAATGCGAGGTCTTCCCGTCCCTCCACTCGCTTTGCTTCGTAATCCCGCAAATAGCGCAGCGTTGGATCCCCGGGCCTGCCTTTACCCACGAGTGCCGTACGCTCCTCTTCCTTGTCCTGTTGGTGTCGTCAAGTTTTCTCATGATTAATCCTCCAAGGTCGTTACAATTTTATCTTTCCCGATAATAACCTCATTCCCGCTCCTTACATCAAAGCATTTCCCCTCATCTGCCTCCTTGAAATAAAGAGCGCCATTGTACTCGAACAAACCGAAGCCATAATCGTCTAGCTTCATTTCGTTAAGTCTCTTGAATTTGTATATTTTCCCCATATTTTCTGTATTTTTTGTATTTTGTATTACTAAACACATCAAAAAGATAGATAAGATCGCTGCTATTATCCCTCCATAAAATTTAGTCGAATCATTCTTTTCATTTCCTTCTACTATCAAATAGATAGAACACACCATTATTATAAAGGTAGATCCTAGTCCAATCATAACATTTTCTTTGTTTTCAAAAACTCCATCATATCCTCTGCGCTAAGCTGGAAGCCTGCCGCCGCCTTATGACCTCCTCCCCCGGGATAGGTTTTATGTGCCAGCGCCGAGACATCCACCTCCTCTTTGGTGGTATAGAATGAACATCTAAAGAATCTTCCGTTCCAGCAAAATGGCATCATCAGATCATGTCTCTTAGGGTTATACATAGATTCAAATGTAGTAGAGTTAAACTCCGTGGTATTCATACATATAGCCTTGTACCCAAATACATCAGCCTCGAATGAGAACATATTCATCTCCCCTCTGTTTTTCTCTACTATATACTCTATTATAGCCTCCCCGTTATTTATCATATCATTCACTAAGTTGTTATCGGCTTTATCTAGTACATTCTTAACAATGTCTACATCAAGACCGCAATATCCCCTCATCCCGTATTGGAACGCCATGACATCACTCCACTCGAACCGGTCATGATCCCATACATCATAAGCACTCAATAATTCTACCACATTAGGAGTTTTGATGTCATCGAAAAGATATTCCCACGTAAGCTCACAGGCCGCCGTCCCTATACACCTCTTGCCCTTTACCTCGTAATCCCTCATATCGTCTATGGCTGTCTTATGATGGTCTATCCATATGACATCTGTACCTTTATCCTTCCACTCATCGAAAAGGAATCTTGTTCTGTTTCCAAATGACACGTCAACTACAAATACCTTATCATATTTATTCACGTCAGGTATTTCCTTGCCATAATTGTAAGGAAGAAGATCAATGTTACCTTTGAAATACTTTTTTACTATAGCCGCTGACATTACTCCGTCAAGATCAGCCTCATGATATATACATCCTGTCATAATCTATTGTTTTTAATTAAAAAATCTATGTATTCTTTTATCTCCTTATTTCTATCATTATCCCAGTCAAATGTCTCGTTTATGAATTTGAAGTACGATACTGGGATCGAATGTAACATCCACCCACTATACTTTCCAAATGTCATTACCGTAGAGCCAAGGGGATGATCCGGCCTCCCGGGTACAGGGGAGGCGGTAATGCCCTGCGCCAGCCCCCTCCTTCGGTCTTTCTTGGCGGCCTTGATATCCATATCCGTTTTCGTTACCTTATCCCCCATCGGGATATTAGTGATTAGTTTATCGCCGATAAACATCCCCCATCCATATCCCTTGTAGTTCTCTATGCTAAGACCCCGTATATCGCCGAATCTCGAAGAGTTATCGCAGCAGTCAACCACCATCGCACTATCCTTTCCATCCTTGATTCTCACGGCTCTACCAATGGCTTGGTACCATGTAGAGAACGAGAACGTAGGTCTACCGAATACCACGCAGTCCAGTCCGGGATGATCGAATCCGGTTCCGAGGGCGGAATAGTTGAACACCACCTGCGTCCCACCTGACTTGAACCTCTCGACTATAGCCTCCCGTTGTTTCTTTGGCGTGCCTCCGTGAACTACCTCCGCCATGCCAGCGCATATCTTGGCGTTTATCCATTCGGCGGCCGTATTACAGCTCTCAACAGAATCCATAAATACCAATATAGACTTACAGCTATTCTTTAATATCATCAATCGGCGTAAAATAAGGTTGTTTAAGCCATTTTTTCTCACCGCCTCACTAATAGACTCAGCCGTATATTCGGAGCCGTTAGAATTAAGCTTAAGGGCATCTCCATTGAAATCCCATGTCTCATATTTAAGAGGTGTCCAAAATCCTTGCCTTATCATCTCCTCTACCTGTATCACGTGAATCAGGTTCTTGAAATATACCGGTCTCATACGAGTGATGAAATTAAGTTGGGAATATGATATCTGTCCTATCGACATGTTTTTAAGTCTACATGGCGTGGCTGTAAACCCTATCACCTTTCTCGGCTTCAGCTCATTCATGAATGTCATGAACTCACTGCCGTCCTCAGGACTGTATCCGGCATGAGCCTCATCTATCAATACATTTCTGATTCCCATCTCCTTAAGCTGCCCAACAACCTTCTTGATAGACCCTAACGTGGCGTATATCATGTTAGACAGCTCTTTCTTGCCACAGGAGGCGGAATAGATGGTAGCCGGTATGCCATATGATGTAAGCTTATCATAATTCTGCTGTAGCAATTCTTTTGATGGTTGTAATATTATTGTCTTGTCTCCCATCAATCTAGCCGCTTCTGCTATGAGGATCGATTTACCGCAACCTACAGGCCCTACGATCAATACCGGATCATGTCTATCAGAGTTTATGTAATCAGAGATGCTTTTAACGCAATCCTCTTGATATGGTCTTAGTTTATATATCATTTGGATTTATAGTTATCAAAAACAGCCTTTACGTATTTTAATTTCACTGGGCATTCACGATCGTCAAACATTTTTACCATCAATGTATCCATCGTCTTACTTATAGCTATCACCTCTCCCGTGCCCACCTGGGTATGGACTATATCACCTACCTTTATATCGCATTTAATCATGATCTAGTTTCTTATTAAATTCCTCTATCTTGCTCCTATCTGTCTCATTCACCATCTCAGCCTCTTCCTTGAATATGTCATACCCTTCCCGGATATTGTCTCCAACCATATTCTCTATCATCTCCCTTAGCTCATCGCTTCTTACGGCGAAAGATATTTGGAACGATTTACTTGTGCCTTTCATCAGGTAATCAATCTCCTTTTTACATTCTGTCATTAACCGATCCAGATTATCGAACTTAACGAACTTGGAGTTGCCGTTGGCTTTCCTTACCCCATCCTTGAAATCCTCCAATATCCCGTTAAATACATCCGCCATACACATCATGGAATGTAGCCATACCAGCATATTGAATTTATATTCATTATCAGCGTTATTCATCAAACTCACCAAAGACTCGCTTTTTGTCAACATGATCTTCGATTCCCGGTCTACGATATCCTTTATCTCCTGCCGGTATTTCATGGCGCCAACGAAATCCATCTTAGAATAACATTCATTTGATTTCTCTACCAATTTCCTGATATCCTTTCTAGACATCAGAAGATCCAATACCTGTTTTTCTCTTTCGTTTCTATCCATAACCAATTATTTATTGACACAAATATAATTAAAGCCTAGATGTTTACCTAGGCTTTTTAATAAAGTTATTCTTTTTTATTCTTTCTTTTTGAATCATCCCAATCCGATGAGTACCTGCATGTCCCTTGTTTATGGATTGAGAAATCGCACCAAAAACACAAGGGCTTGGGGCGGGGTTCAAGGCAGGCCGGCTGGCGTCCCATGAGGTAGCGTGTCTCATACTTATACCCTTGTTTGGCGTCGTCCCAAACGTGAGCTTGATAGCTATCTACTTTATTTGTCTCGAAATCATACATATCAAGGAGAATATCGTTAAGTTCCTTGACCGATCTCTCCACTTTCTCCTTATCTACCTTCACGTTTTGATTGTCCAGCATACGGGTAAAGAAATAGCTACACATATCCGGAAGTACCTTGTATTTCCTTAGTATGTAAAAGGCGTATATCGGGTGCTGGAGATTGTGAAGCAATTTATCCTTATCGAATAATTTTCTCCCAGACTTCCAGTCTATCGTATACATAGCTGTTCTGTCTTTTGTCTTATACTCACCTCTCCAGTCTACTGATCCTATGATATGTACCTTATCGTATGTCACGCCATCCAATGTAAGGGGCTTGGGTAGCTTATAAGGCAGGACGAAGTCCTCCTCCACGCCGGCCGGTCTCGACCCCCGGATCACCTTCTCCATTGGCGTAAGATCGGACCATGCCTTCTTATAATTGCCAGCAGCATCCTTCTCAAACAACCCCACAATCCATCTTATTAGTCTAGCCGCATGTTGCATGGACTCGATTTGGGATTTTACGCTATCGAAAGGAATCTGCTCTATATCGGCGTAGTAGTTGAATGCCTTGCTCATATCCTCATAAGAAGGCCTGCATCCGTTCTTGAAGAAATACTCCATCGTCTGATGGATAACCGTGCCATATGACGTAGCCTCGTGCTTCTCCGTGGATCTGTGACCCTCCACGTAAGTCTTATACCATTTATATGGGCACTGGACGAACGTGTCTATCTGCGAGTAAGAGGCGGCGAGAACCTTCTCTCCGTTTATAACCTTACATAACAAATTATTCTCCGGTATTACCATAAAGCTTATCTATTTTTATGTCATGTCCGTATAAATCCATTAACAGGTTTTGTAGATGGTGAAGATCCTTAATCTGAATAGGATCGCTTAGGTCGTCTCCCAGATCCCTAAGGCTAAGATAATACCCATCATCAAAAATCTCTATAGATATTCCGTAGCCTCGATATACATCCCGCCCCTTATCACGCTTGAAATAGATAGTATCAAGTATATTATCATCTATCTCAATAGGCATGACATCATCTTCCCCGGAATACCATTTCATTATCCCATCATCAACCTCACGTTCAAGGATTAATGACCCATTTTCATTACGCATACCGGTAACGCACCCTACTCTCCATATATCGCCAGCCTTGTCCTTTACAAGATTACCTGGTCTTAATTCCTTAACCGAAATCATATTCTTCCTCCTCATGATCGTCATCGCAATCATCGACAAGAGGGGTCTCTAACCCCTCTTCCCAATCATCATATCCGAAGTCCATTACTTACTCTCAAGCCAATCGTACAACATATCCACAAAAATCCCTACAGTTAGTTCATCGACAGATTTATCGCCAAAGACATCATCCGGTATCCTTATATCCATCTTTTCTTCAATCCCTATCAATACCTCTAATAAATCAAATGGATCCATAGCTAGATCAGATGACAAATTACTGTCTTCTCTTACATCGTCAATTACCTCTATATTATTAATGTAATTGAACTCATGCATTTTCTCGAATATCTCTTTCCTCACTATCTCCAATATTTCATCTCTTTTCATAATCCTCTAAATAATCACCCAACATATTTATAAGCTCTCCTACCGTCAATTTGTGATAAGGCTTGACGCCAAGTGCCTCATCGGGGATACAATTACCCGTTTTCTTTTCTACTTCCATTATGACTTCTGCAAAATCAAAGGAATCCATAGCCATGTCCATATCCAGCTCATCCTCGTTCATTATCTGAGCGGCATGATCAAGGCCATTAAATTCACCCATCTTCTCGAATATTGTTTCCTTGACTACTTTTTCAACTTCTTTTCTTTCCATACTAAATCGACATTTTCAATCTTCTACCTAATTCTTTTTTTATATCTGATATCCTTTCGATATCCATCTTAACATCGCCCGTAATGGAGTATTCCTTATCCATCCTCTTGGGGGGATCCGGAAGCCGGCTTATGGCGAACAACCATGCCAGTTCCTTGTTCTTGTTCTCCCTAAGATATAGATCGGATGTCATGCCATACATTTTTATGATCGTATCGAATAACGTTGATTCCGATAAGCTCATATGTACGCTATAGACATTTGATGGCTTCCATATAAGGTTATCCAACCTCATCGTATACTCACGTTTAAGATCTATGTGGGATATTACGGCTCTTACTATAGGTTCTTCCTTGAAGTTAGTATTAGCCACGAACCATACGAGCCGTTTCTCTACCTCCTTGATAGCTCCTGTATCCTTACCCATATCGTTATATACCCCAACGATACGGTCCCGGATCCCCTCGACCTCCGGTGTCAGACCGGGTGTCTCTATCAGCATCAGCAGCGATCCTCCCCTTGGTGTTATCTTCCACTTCCCGTTCTTTTGAGGCTCGATATAACCAGACGCCTTATAGCTGTCTATTTTCTCTTTTGGAATGACGTCAGCCATCTCCTCCTTTTGCCTGATCATCAAAAGATACCCGACATCGGACATTGTTAATCCTGATGTCATCATCTGTTCAAAATTAATATACATAAGTTAATGAGTTAAAATATTGACCTAATCTTTCTAGCTATTTTCTCTACTATACCAGGATGATCGGTATCGTTGTATATGTTAATCAACGTGCGTAATATATATAGCCTTGTATACTTATCGGAAAGATTGAACCAAGCTTCCTCTATACGACTATTTATCGGCTTAAACATCCTCAACTCAGGTATAAGTTCATATGCTAAAACTTTTTTTCTATCCACTAATCCAAGCATATTAGCCGTTTCGGTTATAGCTGCACACATAGTTAACTCACGTCTACATTCTATAGCATTGTAAGCTCCTATCAATACCCTAAGGCCGTCTGCTTTCGATAATCTCTTTCCCTTTCTCATATTGTTTTACCGTATAAGATTCATTAGCCATACCAACCCTGCCAACTGATATGGATTGATTTATTGATTGATTAAGATGTCCTATAACCGACATCTTAGCCCTAACCGTATTGGCGCATCTTAGAAGGATGCGATAATCCTCTAACGCCCTCTCGTATCTTACGTCCACCCTAGCCCTTTTATCAGCATCAGTCATGCTCTTACATGTTCCGTCCTCCCTCAGGCTTATAGCGATCTTGTCCCGTATGATTCTGATATCATCCTCGGCTATCACCAGTTCGGCGTCAAGAACCCCCTTGTATGAGCTAAGAAGATCCTCCACCGCCACAACTTCCCTTTTCAGGTTCTCCAATTCCAATATCATTGAGTTGTCATTTATCCTTTTATACTCCTGTACTTTATTGGATACCTCATCACAGATACTCATGATCTCCTTTTCCCGTTCCCGATTTATGATATATCTGATGCTGTATTTAGCCATTTCCTTTAACGAGGATATAATTTCCTTTATCCCCATCTTATCCTCAACCGACAATACGGTCTTCAAGAACATTTCCAGCACCTTTATCACTACAAGCAAGTAGTTATGTCTCAATCTCATGTCAATAAGGTGTTTCGTCATGCACTACATTGAAATCATCACTGGGCGGTATATATTGTTGCTCCAATGGAACACCGGGAGGTGGGGGCGGAAGCGTCACTACGGTCGTGTCCGGCTTGCCGCTACCCACAGGGGCATCCGAGCCTCCTGGTCTTTCTTGGCGCACCACCCCTCCATCAGGATAATATCGCTCATATCCTTTCATAATATCTACATGTATCGCATCAATCTCCTCCAATGATCTTTGACGAACCTTTACGATATGATGGAATATAAGTCCATCTACACGGAAAGAGCGCCTTGATTCACTCTTAAAACGTTCCAGATTAGGATACCAGCCTTGCGGGAATTGCATGTATGATGAATATCCGTATCTTTTTGGGATATTCAACGCTACCATAGCCGTACACAATTGCCCCAATGTATCTGATTGATAGAAATCAGATTGTTTTGGCATATGATCCTTAGGATCCCGTCTTCCCTCAATATCACGGTTAAGTTGTGATATTATAAGAAAGAATATATTGGGAAAAGTTCTTTTAGCTATATTACACATGGTTATCAGACTATCTATATTCCTCTTAGCGTCACCCGTGCCTTGTATAAGAGCTGTATGATCTATGGATACAAATACCATTTTCTTATCCTTGTTCGCTGGCATATAACTATTCCATAAGAAGTTCTGAAGCTCGTCTACTGTCGATGGTTTAGGAATGTATGTTATTCTGCTGGAGTTTTCCTCCTTAAGACATTTCTGCATTTCCTTTATCTCTTCATCAGACATCTCGTTAAGGAGAATATCTTGTATATCCTTTCCCATTTTTTTTGATAGTGAACGTAACATCAAATCCTCTGGATTCATTTCAAATTCACATCTGAGCCATACATAATCATCAGCTTGGGGATTGATATTAACATTCATTACATTACTCATAATCTTCTGAGCCAAATAAGACTTGCCCACTCCGGGCCTAGCGCCGATAGCCACCGCATGTTGTGGGTAGAACCCGCCCAGCAACGCCTTGTCAAGATAAGCGTATCCAGTACGAGCCGGGAGAAGCTCTCCCGACTGATACTTTCTTATCCTCTCATAGGCATCCATGATAATCTCCTTGGATGACCTCCATATCCTATCCTCACTCATCCTCTTGCGTTTCTATCGCCAGCCGTATCGGATTTAGACCCTCTGTTAGCTGATCTTGATTTATATCTAAGTCCTTTAGCCGTATGGCATAAATCCTTTCCCTTCCGATAAGCCTTACCCTTCAGCTTATCGGTCTTATAATTCTTACGACCTAATTCCCGTCTCTTGGCTTTCTGCTCCGGGCGGGCGTTGATCTTCTTATCCGTCTCGGCTTTCTTTCTTCTGGCCTCCGGATGTGTCCTATAATATTCAGTCGATCTCCCCATTATCGTCCTCCTCGTCATAATCATAATCCTCTACGATAATATCCTCTCCATCTAAATATGAGGCTTTATCTCCAAGTCTGCTTCTCATGCTCTCGTAAGGATCATCCCCATCTTTTATTTCCCACACACATAAGTACGGACCTATTATATCAATAAGCATGTTGGCCTTATCCTCGCTTATGCCTTTTTCTATCATCTTATCTCTGCATTTGTAAAAACCACATGTCTTGTTAAACACTGATCCTCCTACATAAAATCCTGTTGGCTTATGAATAAAAATTACTTTCATGTTTTATATAATTAATATTGTCTATCAAATTTATTTATTTCTTTCTATATAATCTCCGTAACTTATATCCATATCACACACTACCGTATCGGTCGTGTTGTTTACCACATGGAACAAGAACTCCGGGCACCCGTGGCAGGCGTTACTCCCGATCGCCACCGCTCCGTGCCTAGGGCAAGCCTTACCTATCGTGGTACCCTCATGTATCTGTATATGGTTCTTCCCATATACCTTGATATGTCTCATAACATTAAGCAATGATAATAAGGACATCTTATACGGAGACACATGCTCTTCTGGTATTCCTAGCTCACTGGATAACTCTTTGTAAAAGTCTTTCCTTTCATAACCCGACTCTTTCAAGAATCTATCGATCTCAATAGCTGTTATATCCATGGCCCTAAGAAGCTCTGGTTTCGCCAATCTCCCTACTGGTTTACCCATCGAATCAGACCTCATCCAAGCCCCGCACTTCTCGCACCCTACTTGCTTCCCCTCTACCGTATTTATCATAGTGGACGGGTTCTTGCAGTATGGGCATATGGATCCGTTTAACATAGCTTTCTGGGCTAAAGACAGTTCTCTCATACCGTTTCTTCTATCTTAACATTAAATAGATTGCAGAATCTATTAAAATTCTTGTTTTCTATTTTCATGTCCTCCTTATACCTGTCAATTGACTTAATGAAATCATTGTAACAGTCTTTGCACATCCATTGATTGATCACCGCCACGTAATAACCTACGGATGTAGGTCTGTTACACATATCGCAAATACCTAAGCACCCGTATCTGGTAAGCTTATCCATCATCTCCTGTCTTGTTATTTCAAGCACCTTGAATCCCTTGTAATTATCAACTACCTTTGCCATTATTGTAAATTTGTTTAATTATAAAATAATCCGCTATATCCATCCCCTCATCTATATTGGGTTTTGATTCTAGAAAATTACTTATCTCTATATTCATCCCCCTCATATCCTTGTCTACCTTCTTTCTCCATTCGTTGAAAGCGTCGCCCTTATCCGGGTACAGGACTATCCGCCTCCTACCCAATGTCTCTATCATCTCCCTTTTCAGCATATGGATACCGCCACAGGCCATAAACAACCTACTAGGGTACACGATGTTACAGATAACAGCCGTCTTCTCTGACTCTACTATATACACCGGAGCGTCATTGGGATAGAAGTTGATAAGAAACTCCCCGAACAGGCATTGCCTAAGCAGGTAATCCTGACCGTCCAGTATATGCACCCAACATACATGATCCATGGGAACCTTTACCCTCTTCCCGTCAGGCCCGTAGTCCATTATCTTCCCGGTCCGCACTACCCAATTCTTATCCAGTTGCCAGAACACACAGCACTTACCCCAGTCCCCGAATCTCATCATCCCCACCTTATACAAGCTAAATGCCCTATTGGTATGATACGATCCGAAGATATTGGATAGATAATCCTGAAGATCAGATGTCTCGAAAGGATTAAGCGTCTCAAACATCTTGCTTACCGGAATGCAGTTGGCTATATCCGGATCCATAGGAGGTCTGTACCTCCTTAATACTTTGTTTGAATCGGTAAAAAGATCATTGTTCCCAAGTTCGCTCCCTGTTGGATATTTAAAGTAACCACATTTATTTTTATGATCACACACCCCAAACTGCTCTCCAACGATCTGACCGGTGGTTACGTCCACGTACGGCGTAAAACACTTATCCTTGCCGCATTGCGGGCACGTCAGCTTCCTCCTTGGTTTGCTATGATCCAGCTCATACCGATGAACGCTCTTATTGAACTCCCTAAATTCCATCATCCTCTCCTCTCATTCATGACTCTATATATATAGTCCCTCAGTGGTTCTTTCCTTATCAACTTATTAACGTCAAACTCGCCTTCTATGTCCAAGGATCCGATTCTTGATGTAACCGTATAATTAGTTTTCTCGAACTTATACTTTCCTTGAAGATATACTACGGTAGCCATATTCAATATAGGATTGTCAGTCTGTCTCTTCAACTTATATTGGCTGGTCTTAGCGGTAGGATCACCCGGAGCGAAGTTATATATCTCCTCTATCTCCAATATCTTTCCGTAATTCTCCAGTATCATTCTTCTATATAGCTCAAGCTGGAAAGCGTACTCGTCATAGAAATTGCCTTTCCTGTTTGATTTGAAGTCCAATATAGCGAATATCCTCCTGCATCTCTTTATCTTCTTTTTCTCCGTCTTAGGCTGACCTTTCTTGGCTCCCGTCTTATAGAACTCTCCTGTCTCGACCTCTATTTCCACCATCTCCGGCTCACTATCCATCTCCACCACTGCGTCCACCGAAGAAGCTACTTTCAATCTCCTTGACCTCAACATCTTCTCGATCAATACAGGTTTTACATGTCTTTCCTTGCAGAATATGGCAAATGATATTAGATCCTCTATCAGCTCATCAATGTTATCCACTAATATCCGCTCCATCCTATACTTGTCTATTCTCAGCTTAGCCTCCTTGACAGCCTTTCTTATCCACGTCGGGATCAGCTTTATCTTAACCCCGGTCAGATACAATCCAAATAGATAATGCATGATAGTACCCAAATCAGCCCTATAGTTAGCGTACTCATCAGGGTCCTTGCCCTTGAGTCTCATCTCATTCTTCCATTTCTCCAAGGCTCCGGACGTATCACAATACCCATTGGCGATATTGTTAGTGGCTCCATCGTATATGATAGGATACCCATCAACATCCATCTCATAATACACACGTTTGCCGGCGACAGTCATTCTATATAACACCGGTGTCGGGATATCCTTTATCCATTCAGCGGCATAATACTGTTGCTCTGTCTCCAGATCATACTCAACTTCCATCTCCTCCTTAGGCTCGTTTTTAGGTTCTTCAGCAGGCTTTTCCTCCTCAACCATATCTTTCTTTGGGATCGTTGACAAAACGTCTAATATGCCAAAGAAAGCGGTAAATTTAGGATCTGTATGATATGATCTTAATATTGGTAATGATGATCGCCAATAATATGATGGCGCATTCTCGTCCATTGGCTTATTATGAACAAACTCTATTACAATGCCATCATCCGTGATAACCACACGATGTTTTTTGGATAAACGGACTCTCATATCATCAAATGATTCTTGATCGCTTATGACTTCCATATCCATTCCTTTCTTATATATCGTATCACTTATAGCCTCGTATCCAAGAGCTAGAAGTAATTTTTGTTTTCTTCTATCCATGATAATAATCTGGTTTTTAATTTACCATCCTCCTCGACTCTAGGTGCGAGATCCCTCATCCTTCTGGCTGCCAACAGCCATACGTTGCCAAACTCGTCCAAGAGCCGGCTGAAATCCATCGTATCTAATAGATAATCGAATCTTGTATGCTCATCAGCCGTCAAGTAGATAATGTTATCATTATCCTCAGCAACTGATTTATATTTCCGTTTAGGGTATAAGTGGCATATGTTGCTTACCCCCGGGCATGGTATGTATGCGCCGGTAGCAGATCTCCTTGTCATACTCAACCTAGCCACATGAGCGCCAAAGAAAACGGCTAGGCTCTTCCCCTTCGGCTTGGTCTTCACCCGTATCGCCGTCCTTTCCTTTGGCGGTAGTTCCCTAGCCCGGCACGCAGGGCACAACCCCTTGCTCCTTATGGCTACCATCCTGCCGCATCTCTCACATGGTAACATCCTACCCTTCATGCTTTTTTCTTTTTATAACTTTTATTGAACTCCATAAGGCTCATAGCCCTATACCTCTTAAGCCTATCTATTTTGCCCTTCGTCCAATCCTGATCCTTGAAATTGATGATCGTGTCGAATATCTGAGCTAGTTCCCGGATATTAAAACTCCTGTTTTGTATCTTCTTATAGAACCCCGATCTGCTATATCCTAATTTAGAAGCTAGATAAGTTTTGTTAGACAATGTGAGGATACGATAAATCGTACCCTCCATCTTGCTTATCTCCATCAACTTCTCGGCGACGGATGATGTGGTCTCATAGCTAGTTTTATTGCTTACTATTCTCATGTTTCTCCGGATTCCTGATCTTACCATCAAACTCGTAGAAGTCCATCAGTTTCTTCTCTTCCTTGATACAAGTGACAACGAAATCTGATATGGTTCCTTTCATGCCTTCCTCGAAATTCTTTTTGGCATGATCAAGGTCATTGGCCCGAACGATGTAGTTAAACGCCTTGCGTTTCTCATTGTTCGATTTCTCGTCTATCGTAATATAATCAGCCGTGACCTTATAGAACCGGTCTCCATCCATGGCAAACAATTCCGCTATCCTGAATCGTTTGATATCAACGCTAAACTCACCGGATATGAATGGCTTCATCTCCTCTATGATTCTAGCCTCACATTCGGTATAAGAAAAGGCATCTACTAAATACTCTTCCTTTACCTTCTTCTTCATGCCGTTCTCGGCATCGGTCTCATAAGAAACCGTACATTTAAACCAATTGTGCATTTTAATCTATATTATTGTTAAACAAAGGATAATCTTTTATTCCTTCACGAATATATCTTTCCGTATCATCATCCACGCCATAAGCCTTCTTGAAAAATATCATAGCCTTATCCGTATCATTATCCACCAGTGGTAGATATTCCCTTGCAAAAAGCGACCTAAGATAGTTCATATTATCAATCCTATGTCTTATATCGGCTACTTTATCCCATATCTCGGCCCGAATTTTACTCATTTTCTTCATATTTCTCTCATATCTCTCTAGCTGGTCTTTATATTCCGCCTCAATCTTATCGTTCTTATCCTTGATAGACTTATAGGTCTCCTCGTCTTTCGTATCAAACATCGGAGTATGTTTGATATTAATTATATCCAATTTGCTGTATAGCTTTTCATTGGATACGGTGAAATCATATCTAGTCCTGTACAGATCAAAGTCACTTAAGAACTTAGCTATTTTAATAGCATCATCCTGATCAAGAACGGCTATATTCAATCCTTCTAAATAGTAGAAGAAATGGGATGGAGAAATAGGTTTACAGTCATATGTCCTCATGATTGGAGGCTCATCCATAAACCTGACACCTTCCTCCGCACATCTTATTACGATCAATTTCTCTACCTGCTCATCAGTAAGATCATATATCTCCTGATCGGTCATCTTATCAATTGTCTTCATCATCCTCATCCTCCGATATCGTTACAGCCTTTGTAAACTTTTGTTTATAGACCTCACCCATAAGGCAGGCGAAAGTCCTATCATCCATACTAGCCATAGTATTGGCCTCTACCATAAGATTCATCTCGATGTTCTTTACCAAGATTTCATAGTCATCATCATCTTCTTTATAGAAAATGACTTTACCACCATACTCGAAACCATCATCCCCGGTCTTAACCATATCGATGATCCTCTCTAACTCCTTTACAAATTTACTCTTTTTCATATGTGTAATTTTTATGTGTCTACAAAAGTAGACATTTTGTTTTTGAATTAAATTAAATAAACATTATTAATAGTTAATACGCTTAGGTGATTATATACCATTTTACACTAAAATCGTAAAATGGTATATAATCACCTTATCCTCCATATATCTTAAGCCCTTTTATATTGTATTTGCTTATATCCATACACAAATTACACCCTCCATGACAACAACACCACGAGCAAAAGGCTAGTCGCTCCTGCTCCGGCCTACCTTGAAACTCCACTTCCGCCCTATACCATGCCGGGGATAATACCCTGACCTTCTCCGGTACGGGCGGTGTCATGAGCACCGATCGCCGCCTTCCTTTGGCATCCTCCCTACCTCTCATCTGGATTATCTTTTAACAGTTCAGCTATCTTCTCATCCTTCAACATATTTTGCTTTCTCATGCTATCTACGACAAAGGCAGCGAACGCCATATCATACCTTTTCCTTAACTCATTGACAAAAGATTTGGCTTTTGATTCTACCATTGTCTCGATGTTGCTGTCTACAACTTTCTTCATCCTGCCTCTTATAAACTCGTCTACTGTCAACTCCTCATCCATATAATCTAACCTGAATCTATATTTCTTCTCGCTGGCGTTCTCGACAAGATCGTTCATTGATTCTCTCGCTATATCCTCAATCTTCTCTGATATCGGATTGGATATTTCTCTCATCAACTCATTCTTGAACTTTTCTTTAAGTTCATGTATTATAGCTAACCTGACCGAGCTGGTAAACTCCTCTTTCAACGTCGCTTCATTGTACATAGCTTCCTCGAATACATCTTCCAAATTTAATTCTACTTGAATTTTCATATCATTATATTTTAATAAATTATAAATTTTTTAGGCATATAATTATCATGTATTATTTCCCCTCATCTTTTAATATTAATTTCTTCCCGATCTTTTTAATTTTTGTCGGTCTTGATAATCGATAGTCTCTTTCTATCGGTCTATTAAGTACATCATCCTTGTGCCCCTTGTATCCTTTCTCGTAAGCACTAACCCTTGCGCAAAACTCAACCACATCGCCTGGCGATAAATCAGCACCACTAAATCCTTTTGTTAAATCGAACCACAAATGATCTGATACTATTTTGCTATCAAGTGTCACATCTTGTAAAAGCATCGTTTTTACAGGTCCAATGTATCCATTCCTAAATCCAAATCTAACAAAGGTTGCTGTAAACACATGGCGTCCTTTTGATCCTATTGTTCTCAATTCTTCTCTCATCTCCTTTCTTATTTTTTATTCATAAAACCAGTAATTTTCTTCAAATACCCTTTTGTCATCTCAATAAAGTTCACGCAATCCAGCTTGCTCAACTTGTAAATCAAAGCCGGGTTATGAATTACGGCTATAATTTGTGTTTGCGGTTTATGAAATGACAATACCTTGTACAGATCCATGATATTGTCAATATCTAAATTCCTGTCCGGCTCATCCATAAGGATTGTATACTCAAAATCCTTCTCCATTAATACCACATGATTGTCTTTGTAGTATTTTAAAAGATTGTCGATCCTGTTTGCCCAGAACTCATTTGACTTTTTCTTAAATTCCATAAGCTTCTGTATCGGAAACGCATACTCATCTTGGTTAAACACAAAATCAAAGAGCGAGTTCATGGCATGAAGGTTCTTCTCCCCAGAGGACCTAGATGCTCCATTCATATACAAACTTAAATTATTGATATTATCCAATATATCATCCTTTCTCATTTCAGTTTGCTGTAGGAGATAGAAGACTTTCCCAATATAATCCGACTTAATACTGGTCCCGTCAAGCACCTTGTCATCATCAAATATATCCGGGAAATACAATGCTTCTGACGGTAATTCAGAACACATCTTTTTCTCGCACAACATGTACTTCGATATCATATTCAGGAGGGTTGATTTCCCGCTCCCGTTCTTGCCTACAATCACATTCACGCCGGGCTTGAATATAAACTCAGAGCCATTTTTGAACGCTTTTATCTTTTGGATATATTTAAATGGAGTCTTCTTGTTGTCGTCTATCCTTATAGAAGTTATCATCTTATATGATTTTGTGTTGAATTATTTAAGCCTTTCATTAATTGCCAAATCAAATATCTTATCAAGACATTTCCTCATTTCCTCCGCATACTCAAACAGATCCTCTTTTGAAAGATCCCTGCGCTGCCAATCATACATATTCGTATATCGAGATTCAATAGCCTTATCCTCTATCTCCTCAAGCACTTTTTTAATAGACTCGTCTTTTTTGCACATTTTTATCTTCTTCTCTCCCATATCTAGTAAGGTAATTATATACTTTCACATATTGCCTATCCATCAGCCACCCGTAAGGACTGCCACCAAACTCCCTGTCCATCCGCTCCGCCGCCCCGATGATCGCCTTTCGATTCCCGAACGAGAGCCACGAAGCAATGAACCCACTGACCTCCGCGTCCCTCCCGGAATACCGCCTTGGGAACTGGACGGGGTCACTGGAGATAAAGTCGGCGGTTTCGTATTTGTCCGCCATGCATTTCGGCATGTCTACAAATTTGTCATTCATTGTTTATCCCTTCATTTGTTCGCATGCCAACCTTTCAAGTTCCGGTGTAACGTTGGTATCCATTATGCCTTTCAAGCAAGGGCATTGTCGCCAGACTATATCATAAATCTTTGACAATTCAATCAAAGCCTCATTGTTTGATTCAACTGTCATAATCCAATTGTCCGGCGATATCTCTATCTCCCTGCATGGTATTTCTTTCTTGCCTTTTGGCATATATCCGTTCTGATAGTCTTTTACATTACATCTACCAAAATATCTTCCAGTGAGTATTCCGTTTTCGTCCGTCTCAAACAACCCTCCTATCCATCCTATCTTATGGATATTCTCCGTCCACGTTCGAGTGGCGAATAAAAACTTTTTTACAGGAACTTTTGAAAATGCATCAACATCATGGATACTCCCGTCCGGCTCTTTGAATATCGATGATTTTCTTTTATTCTGGCAACTCCCGTCTAAGTCTATTTTTCCCCATTCGCCATCATCAAATCTCAAAGGAGAGATTATATCAAAACTGCAAAGTTTCTTGACGAGATTGATTTCAAATGGTGCCGAGAATCCGCTGTTACCATGAGAAGAGAACAGCGCGACAGCTTCTATTACCTGTTCGCGCATCCATTTGTTAGGACCGTCCTCTTCTTTGCCATATCCGGCTAATTCCAATTCTCTTATCGCATGTTTACATAAATTACTGTTTGCGATAATATACCGAAGAGCCTTCTTGTTGATAAGGCTCTTCTTGCTCATTTTCTTTACAATTCTTCTACTCTTTTTCATGTTTAATGTTATTTAATGTTTTAATCACCAATCTCCTCTATCATTCGTATTGCGCCATGACCATCTGTTTCGCGAAATCTTTGTACGCCACTATTTTCGCAGGTTTGCTCGCATTCGTATTTCCCCGATACCGCCGACCGGAGACAAGGCACCTGTATTAACACCTCTTCCCATGTTTATTCCTCCTTGTTATATAATTGCTTGTTTTTATATTCCAACATCCTTCCCATCCTCTTTAACCCAATTAACTGTATCGCAATACCAACAATACCCTGTCTTGGAATCCTTTTTATGAGAATGGGATCCACATGTGGCGCACCAATAATTATCATCCATATTGTATGTATAACTTTCATCCTCATGCATTTTGGCTATTCTAGCTACCCTATCCTCCAGCAGATCCTTTAGATAATGGCATTCGTAAGGTCTATCCTCTTCCTTTAATATATAAATATCGATATCCATCATGCTCCCCATCCTGTCCGTACACATACACTCGGCGGCATGGCGCACGTTCCCTTCCGGCATCCCCGGAACTATCTCCCGGATCACCGCCTCCATCTTCTCTTGGTATTCGGTGTCTACTTTGATCACCAAATCCTCCAACTTATCTATTAAGCTCATGATCTTTTTACCTCTTTATATATAACGTCTATATCATCTATCCTATCCACATCAATACAATGGGTATCCTTACAGTAATAATCCTTGCTATTATTAAATAAGCATCCTTCACAACTAGAGTCACTGGATTCAACCACCTCCAGTTCTACTTCTTTCGAACCAATATTATATTTAAATATAGAGCCTATCTTATGATACCCTATATTTTCCAAAGTTATACTATCATTTTTATCAGACATCAACTTGGCTATAAATGATTCCATTTTATAATTCAAATTATTCTTACTCAATAACTCCTCGCACTCATTTTTGTCAAATCCGAATGTCTTTATAAAATAATTTGCCATGACAAAGTTCTCCAAATCCACTAAACTCTGTATGCATAACCATATCCCTTGTCTTATGCCTTCCTCCTTAGCCTTATCGATCGTATTCTCGCTCATAATTCTATTTTCTTAAAAATTACACTTTTATCGTCCTCTCTAACACTACTAAAGCATCTCATGTTACTACAGATACTCGTATCCACAAAACAACATTTACTACAAATGTCATTCCTAATGACCGTCTGACATGCTACCGCTTTTATAATTTTATTATTTATCCTAAAAGAGTGAACTACGCCTATTCCCGGATCCAGAGGACGATCATTACGATATACATCATCCATCTTATCTATCCTGACGACCATTATATTATCATTCGTCTCACGTTCACTCTTATTACACCCCTTGCATAACAACTCGCTATTTGATAAATAACATCCATTACACCCCAGCCTTGATCTTTTTACAGCCTTGATCTCCACCATCTCCTTTTGATTGTTCATGAAGCTATATGTATCACCTACTTTCATTGTAGATATATCTATATCAATCATCTGATTATCCTCATCTAAATCTATCTTACGACCGAATATCGTATCAATAAACTCAAGCATCTCATCATCAAACGACCCACTTTCCTCTTGTAGCTTTCTACACTCATCCTCAGTCAATCCACAAGAAGATACCAGCTCCTCCGCGGCTTGCGTCCATCGCCCGTCGTGGGCTAGCTCCTGAACCGCCAGCCATATCCCTTGGTTCATGCCCTCCATTCTTGCCTTATCTAAAATATCCTTATCATTCATATCCTCAATCATTTATATCCTTGTTTCTTACAATAATCTCTATATTATCCAACATCTTATCTCGTAATACCTTTTCTACCATCCTTGAAACGATGTTAAAATCTCTGTTTTGAAGCTCATTCTCCACCATAACCTTAATCCACCGCTCTAAATTATTATCATTCCCGTAAGTATTACGTATACACCTCTCAACATATTGTCTTATATCAGATCTAATTGCATTGATTATATCTTCCTTCGTAAGCCCAAGCTCATTATGGATATAATTCTTTATCGCTTTATATTCTTTACTTGTTTTTGTACTCATATTTATCCCTCCTATTCAGTCATTTTTTTTAACAAAATTTTCCCATAACATATCAACATCATTGTAATGTCTACAACAAGCATTCTGTATTCTTTCTATCAACGGGATGAACCATAACTGAGTTATTCCGTAACGAGTTTGAATTATTCTGCATAGGTTTATTTTTATTATCTCCATGTCATCAATACTAGGAGATGTGTTGTTATCATCACATCTATCTAATATTGTTTGAATTGTAGCCAAATAATGATCCATGTCTTAAATTGTTAATTATATTACCATCTCCCATTTCCCGGCGTAAACAGTATCTCCCCTGTCCTCACCCAATGATTCCAGTTATTTTTAAGTTCATCAATATCATACGCCTCAGCCGACTTACCGTTATCAGATCTTTTTATGACCGACATAATACTTTCCGCTTGCACGCTCCAATGACTATAACAGTCTGTCCCGCATCCGCACGCCGTGGCTCTCCCGTTATCGAACTTCCAGACCAGAGGCCGGAGGCCGCATCGTGGACACGGCAACCATTCCATTGGATTCTCCGGCTCCTCATAAGCATCAATACACTTGTACTTATATCTCTCTACCATTATGATCAACCATTACAGAATTGATTTAATCTTTCGATTCCTCATCTCATTCTTATCCTTAAACATCATTATCCTATTAACAATTCCCTCCGATTCCATGTACGTCGAGAATCCATGTATTCTTAGATATTGGATTGCTGATAGTGATTTTTCTAATATTTCCTTATATTCTATATCTGTTTTAACTGCTTTCCCCATGATCTTTTCCCTCCATTTCTTCTAATATGATTTTAACCAGATATACTACCTCGTCTATCTGGTCGTAATAAACATTCACCCCATCAACTTTATCATTGTTTTCATCATATCCATCAACCATCAAATTATCTTCCCCCGATAAATACACGGATGTTATAGATAAACAAATCAACCCGTTATCGGTAAAGATCCTTATTTCAGCCGGAAAATCATCTATATGGCCTACGCTACTCACATCAAGATCAAGTCTCCCTGTTCTTTTAATCAAATCAACCATAGCCCCATAAGCTACTACGTTCGCATTTAATAGCATTTTATTTAATGCATTTACTCTTTCTACGTCTTTCATAATCTCCAACCCCTTTGTATCACATTGTTATACGTTATTCCGTTATCTTGAATTAGTTTCATAAACTGATCTTCGGTATAAGCCAGAGATTCCCCTCTGTTAGCCCTCTCTATATTCTCACTCATCATCCCTATAGCCTGTATTAAGGCTGCTGAGGAGTTGGCTATTAACTTAGCCGCTTCCATTATCCTATTATCGTCCATAATCATATTACTTTAACTTCCTCGTTCCACAAATGTCTTTCATATACCATGGTTGTTCCTATTAGGATTCCGGTATCTTCTCCCCAATATTCAAGTATTTGATTCCTGAATTTGTGACGCAATTTTTGTATTCCTCCCTTGTTTTTATCATAAGAAGAGTAATCTGATAATCTTACTGTCTCCATCGTTTACCTCCTTCATTTGTTCGTATGCCAATCTTTCAAGTTCCGGCATGGTGTTTGTTTCTTCTTATTTTCCCCCATACTTATTTCTCATTTCATTAATATAGCTCATATACCAATCTCTTATATCCTCTTCACTATCCATGCTATACTCTTTATTGAATGGATCGTATCTGATAAACTCCTCTGTTCGGCAGAATGGGCATGGAATCTCTTCCAATGGCTTGATTAGAACACCATCATCACCTACATTATCCAGATCATACAATATGCCATCTATGCAAGTCGCGTCTGGATAATTCGCACCGAAAAGCGGGAATTCTGGACATGTGTTTCTCATACTTGTACTATTCAAATTCGTTCTCATATTCCTTTCTCCTATCCACTTCCTTTAAATTCAAACCATCAGGTGTCAATATCTTCTTTTCCAACAAATCAAAGAGAAGCATCGCCCTTGACTCCACCTCTGTTTCCCCAAATCCGCTATACACTTCTGTTGGCGAATCGTAGGCATTGTAACGAACATAGGCGGCTTCGTAATATCTACTATCCCTATTCGGGAAATACTGTGTCAACTGCAACCAGTCATCCCATATTTTTGATTTACTGATATTTATCATACTTGGTAGTATCTCTCCAAGTTCATGACTCATATAAGCCGGTATGAGGTCTCCTTCTTTTCTATATGAATACCTCATTGTATTTTGCGTAACTGAATCTATCTGGGTTCCCCCTCCTTTCATCTCTTTCACAAAATAAAATTCCGACTCCGAATTTACGCCCAACTCATGCAACTTTAGCGCAAGCTCATAAGGGCACATAAAATTTTGATATTTCATGTTATTCTATATTTTCGTTTCTGTAATCCCCTGCATAGTCTAACCATACCCTGTAATCATTTCTGTACTTGGTCGCCTTTATTTTCATATTCCGGGATATACTCTTATTCACATTTTCACCAAGTACACTCCTTAGCTCCCTCTGTAAGACCGCCCCGATAAGAGGATAGATGTCCAAATAATTGCCTTCACACTTCTCGAAATCTATTGCCTTGTTCCCTATTGCCCGTTCTAATGCCTTGTCCATTGCCTTCACAATGGATTCTTGCACATTTTTATATCGATTGATAAAATCCTGTTCTTTATTTTCCATTTTAATATGTTTTTTACAAAAAATGTTCATTACCTTCATAAGGAATACAATAGATCCATCCCGTCCCATTTAAGCATTCATATCTTTCTTCTTTATATTGAGCATCAGCAATTTTCCTAACAAACAAACTTACGTGCCAATCATCGTCTTCTGTATCTCTTACTAAAACTTTATCAAATGGCTTGAATTTATATTCTGGTTCTATTTTAATACCAAAGAATTGTTTCAAATACATTTTGGCTTTAGGCTCTTTGCTTGTTTTAAGAGCATCAATAAACTTTTGCCTTTCATCCTCAGTAGCAAGTCTGTATTTTTCAATATTATTACAATCAGCATGTGCTTTTCTAGGAATCACGACTCCCCTCCCCTTCTTCCATGATGCATGAAAAGATGTAAGATATTCTCCGTTCGTATTTAATATAAACAGGTAATCACCCTGTTCATTACTCAATACATCTCCGTCCTTGAATGTGGTATATTCTGGAACTTTAAGCTTAAGTCTATAATTCTTTCCTCCGAATCCATTATTTGAGAACCAATCTGATATTATGCCGTGATCAGTATGGATAACTCCTAGGATTGGGAAAGACTCTTCCCTATGATACACAAACTCTACTCTGTAATTATCGCCATCCGTTACAATCATTCCATTGCGCTCACCATTGTTGATTTTCTTTGCCAACTCTAAATCAAATGGTATTGTTATCATTTTCTTTCCCATAATTTTACATGTATTTATATTGTTATTTTCACTTTAGTTATATCACTACATTGCAGCTTTATCTATTCAGCCAATCCAACGAACATGGGCGGACGCCCCGCTTCCCCGACCGCCTTACCCATACACGCCGGCTCCACCGGTAACGCCGCCCATGACATCTTGGATGTCTCTCCCGTAAATCTGATAGTGATCGCCACAGCTCTCAAATGTTACTTGATAGCTGTTTAATCCCATCCTAATTGTCTCGCAACACCTTCCATCTCGCTATACGCTATCCTGTGACATCCAGCAACCAATATATCATTCTTATAGCTATTGATCTTCCATTTGTGACTGGTTGTATCCAATACCATATCGTGTTGGAATTTACCGCCATTATGGAAGAACTTTATCAATTTCCAAAGTCTCTCAGCTTCAGCTCGCCCTATCTTGATATTCTTGCTAGTCTCAATTATGCCATTCTTAATGCGAAGCCATACGTTAGGCTGGTCATCCTTCAAATAATAATGTGGATATAATTCCAGAATCTTGCTAGACTTCCACATCTCGATCTGTTCTTCAAATTTTTTCTTGCGATCTTCTTTTTCTTTTCTTCTTTTTTCAAAAATTAAAGCCTCTTTTTTCGCCTTACTGTCTTCCCATCTCTGACATCTGGCCGCATACTCAGCCCACGTTCCTTCACCACAAATCTCATCTACTATCACATTGGTCGTTCCTAAAGTTTCTAACGCTTGGTGATTTAGCAACACCTCAAACACACGCTTTAACTCATGGACATATTCACTTTTAATCTTATCCGATTCATAAGATAACTCATGTTTAGTTCCGATCCATGTGTTTGCACTTTTTTTAAGAAGGCTCTTGGGAGTACCCATATTAAAGAACTCAATATAATCCATTAGACTTCTAAATACTCCCCAAACATCCCTATAAGACAGGCTTGTTCTAACCTTCTTGTATTTCTCGATAACCTCTTTGATAAGCTCCAATCGACTGGTGATAAAAGCCATGCTGCCATCATCAGACATATTATATCCAACAGAAAATACCTTTGAACCAGTTGGTATTGCACTACGAACACAACGTTGATGTTTACAGGTAGAAGAAGAATAATACTTATCGTTAAGCAAATACGCCTTTTCACCACACTTATTTCTTACGATTCTTCCAATCTCAAAATGATAACCATAAGAATAAATACTTCTACCTTCAAAGAAAAGATTACTACCTTTTCCGGATTCTTTCTTTTCATTTGCCCATAAGTGAGCGACCATAGAGTTGTTCATATCAATATTTTTTTTGTTATACAATTACAGATTAATAATACGATATACGTTCATTACATCCGACATCTTGAATTTATCAACATCCGTATTCTTAACATCATATGTATATGAGTCAAATAAATTACTTACCGCGTTCAACCAATCATCATCTGTCGGTTCTTCTACCTCATCCATACAATCATACACATCCCAGTAATTCATGAGGATACCGTTGTACGCTATTTCCGGATCAGCGTATTCTCCTCTTGACATAAAGCAGATGTTTTTGCCGGCTTCGTTGCCGGCAACTATCTTTTTATAATCTTCTATAATCTTATTCATTTTTCTGATAATGATTATGTGTAGACTAAAAATTACTTTAACTCAAATTTAATTCCTTCCGGGAGTTGGGAGCGATCCACGTTATTCACGAAATCATCAAACTCTTCCTGTGTGATTTTCTTTTTATAATCACTCCAGTTGAAAGATAAAGTGTTCGTGTGATTATAATATATCACATTATCGGTTGACAATCCATAATCAAATACACAGAGCATTACCTTTTTATCTGTTTCCGCTTTCCTGATTATCTTATCGTGTTGCTCACAAATTTCAGCACGCTTTTCCATCATCTTTGCCTTATGAGCCTCCTCCCTACGTTTTCCGATATTTTCTGCGGAATAATACCCGGCTTTAATGCGCTCTTCAATAATCAAACGTTCCTCGTCCGTTAATGTCAAAGCAAACCTTTCCTTTTCCGGCGTATACGGATTTACCCATTTCTTGCCACATAGGTCTTCAAGTTCCGCAATAAGCTCGTCTGATCCACGTTTCCATCTATCCACAATCCCCAGGTTGAAAAGCAGATACTTGAAATACATCTTATCGTCCACCGCTTCAGATAATTTGGAATATTCCTTGTCTGATATACGTAAATATTCAATAGCCACAGACTTATCGCTATTCTTTATGTGATACATACCATTTTCCACCGGATACATAGGAGCACCATAATGATTACAACAATGTAATGGTATAAACTTCGCCAATTCTGGAACATACTTCGCAATCTCATCGTGGCAGCAGCCTCCCATATACTCTTTATATATCCCATATTTATTTTTCCAACGAATGTCAGCGGTTATACTCCAATCACACATATTGTTATGACAATCATCATCTAACGATATTGTAGTCTTGATTTTATACTTATATCCGTTCTCGGTATAGTAATTCTCTTTTGAATAAACCAGTTTATTTGCTGTTTCCATACTATTTAATTTAATTGTTACACTTATGAAAAATAAAATCGGCGCAACTTCCCGCTATATCATTAGCGTCATTGCACCGATAAAAGCCTTCTGTTTCCAAGTCCACATCTACAGGATACCCTTCTGCTTGTTCCAAGAAATTATTAATTTCCCTTTCTTCTTCATCCGATAAATCAGTATAATCACCATTTATCAGAGCACAAGCCCAATAAACTGGAAGCCTGTATCTTATTACCTCTATATTCATAATCTCATCAATTTACAATGTGAATTTTCAAATACAGGAACCAAACCCTGCTCTCTGAAATATGCAGTTGCTATTTTAAAAGCGTACAAGGCAGGTCTTTCCTGAATATTTCGTGTCGTCTCATAAAGAGATATTGGCTGGCAAACATAGAATTTCTCATTACCAAGACACCCAAAAACCCCATCCAAATAACTTTCATCACAATTAGTGCCTCCCAGTATCAACAAATCACATCCTGTCTTTCGGGCTCCGAGAATAAATGTCTTGTTCTTGTTTTCCGGAAGCATGAATATTTCCTTATCAATCTTAAACCAGTCACTCTGGTAACTCTCTACATCACGGCGAACGATCTCATCGATCTCACGAGCATATTCTTCTTGTGTTTTCATGCTATCTCATTTAATTGTCCAACATACACATCCCCATTCTCATAATAAAGTTGATCTTCGTACTGATTATGATGAAGCTCTTCACGTATAGCGTCTTCATCGTCAGCCCAATGTTCATATTCCTCATGCCAAGCCTTGAAAAAATTATTATAACATTTTTCTATTAAGTCCTCTAAAGAGAAATTCTCCGGGTAAGTACACCAAGTATCGTAATAATCAATTATTGGTTTAAGAAGATAATAATCATAGCACATCCCTGTTAATGGGCAATTGTCTTCGTATCCCAATATTACCCGACTGCGTCTGCACTTGTAATTATATTTCCCATCTATATATTTGCCTGTAGAATAATATTTACCTTTCGTGATATGTGGCATAATGTTGTTATTGATATACCTGAACAATAATTTACCGCATAGATTCTCAGGGAATATATCACGATGATAATCTGTAGGATGTTCATAAATAGGATCTTTGTATTTAAACTCATAACTAAAATCATATCTCTCGTATCCAACTTCCCAACCATAAACCTTAGTATCTGTCAGATCTTCAAAGGCTTCCATTGACTTTTTATAGTCTATGTCATAAGCATCCATACATTGCTCCATTACATTCCAACGCTCACGCTCTATGATCCTTTCTTGTGAGTCTTTTGACAGCTCATCAAACTCATACAGTTTTAATACAATCTCTTTCATAATCCCTCCTCTTTTAATATAACTAGATCCCTAACGTCAATCGAATGACTTACGTACCTCCTTATGTTCACGTTTAGAGATATGATTGTGGCTATTCTCACGAACCACCACAATCCAGATTCAGATATTACTCATCCTTTATCTTTACGAATGGGTTTTCTACATAAAACTCCACTACATCCTTAGATTTTATAGATGTCACTATACCGGTGGTATCCACAAATCCATCCGTTTCATCCATTGTCAAATCTTCTATTTTATCTCCCGGCAAAAAACAAAGATTATAGTCTTGATCAATATACATAATCATCTTTAACCTAACCATGTCATCAATGATGCCTTTCATTCTCTCCACAACATCCAATTGATCATCACTAAGCATTAATCTACTTTTTGATGATTTCACTAACCTTATGTCTCCATTCTTGTCAACTACAGTTAAGTCATTGAATTTATACACATCTTCACATGTTCTGTAATATGTTTCCTTACAATAAATTTTTCCTTTATTATCTATTTCAACATCAAAATATTCCAACTCCCCCTTGACAGCTCTTCCGTTTTTGTATTTCCATACATCACCTATTGGAGCGAACCCATATAATGACTTAAAAACATCATATATTGATAGTTTTGTCTTAGGAATGCTCTTGCCCTTTTTAAAACATTCTTCGGACGAATAAAATAATTTCCCATCTAATGTCTTCTCAGTCCTACATCCTCCCCATGTTCCTACATATCTAACTACTCCATATGTAAAACTGATCAAGATCTTATCAATCTCAAACCACTTTAATTTTTCTGACATATCGTCAAAAAGATATCCACTCTCTAGATAAACCGATAAATATTTTCTCATTTCCATAACAATTTATTTTTTTTAAATTAAACAACATCATTTGTCTTGATCACTATCGGTCTCAATACTCCTCTAAGTATCATGGTTTTCATGATACAACTCCCTTGTGTAAGGACTCCAGATCGTCCCTGACTCCACTGCCGCTGGGTCAACCGCCATCAGCCCCGCGCCTATCTCGTAATATAGCTCAAGATCCATTGGCTCTAACGCTATTTTCTCCGCTTCTTCCCGGCTTAATCCTGACAGCATTAAACACCTAACTCTATGTTCATAAGCAATGGGCGTTTCATCCGGACTTAACCTTACTGATATTATTTCAGCATCTTCTATGCTGTTAAAAATCAACTTCCTCTCCATACTATTATTCCATTATAATATCACATTAAACAATTCATTAAGTCTATCTACCTCACTTAGGTATTCATCTTCTTTATCAAACTTAATTTGAGTCCCATTATCCAAGCCAAAGGACAGGGTAAAGGATATGACCCAGCCCGATCCGTCCACGGCCTCCCCCTTGGGCGTCCATGACATCACATGTTTCTTGGATATCCACCACCTTCCTATCTGGACGAAATCAGGATAGTTATTCATTAAATATACCATCTGACTATCCATCTTATTGACATCATCAAAAGACACTATATGATACTTGTTTCTTATCCTGACCTTCAAGAAGGGGTTATCCATATTATATGCCGCAAATGCTGATATTACGGAACTAGGATATCTAACCCCTTTTATTACCATCCATTTCATATATAACACCTCCTCTTAATCATTGATCCATTCCACAAAAACTCCCCCTTTCAGACTGTAATATGTATCTGCTTTTATCTTTTCTCCATCAACAAATTCCGTTTTTACACAAATGGGGATATATCTTTGTTTTCCCTCAGAATAAGACCACTCGGATAGTGTTATCCATGATCCTTTTGAGGCTTTTGCTACTGGGTTAATACCTGCGCACATAATGACACAGTCTTTGCCAGTGCTGTCAATCTTGGCATTGTTGCCGGACGAGCCAATCTTGGCGCCGTCGCCGAATGAGCCGATCTTGGCTCCGTCGCCAGACGAGCCGATCTTGGCATTGTTGCCGGACGAGCCAATCTTGGCTCCGTCGCCAGATGAGCCGATCTTGGCATTGTTGCCAGACGAGCCGATCTGGGCATTGTTGCCGGACGAACCAATCTGGGCATCGTAGCCAGACGAGCCGATCTTGGCATCGTAGCCAGACGAGCCGATCTTGGCATCGTAGCCAGACGACCCTATCTGGGCTCCGTCGCCGGATGAGCCGATCTTGGCATCGTAGCCAGACGAGCCGATCTTGGCATCGTCGCCGGATGACCCTATCTGGGCTCCGTCGCCAGACGAGCCGATCTTGGCATCGTCGCCGGATGACCCTATCTTGGCATAGTTGCCGGATGAATTATCCTTTATGCTCGTTTTTATTTTTTCAGGTAATGTGATCTCTTTTAGCCACTCAATTCCAAGATTGATCATGTCAGCCAATTTTAACTCTGCTTTTATTTTAATCTTCGATGAGCAAATTTTTGTCCCTCTATCCTCCTTGGATATATTCCCGTCTTGCTCTACTTCGCAAAACCTAGAATCTATCATAGTATAGTAATCAAAAACATCAAACGGGCTTTCGCAAGCGTGAAACCCTCTGTTACACACCTTGATCTCTCCATCCATCTCATATATCCCTCCAATTTTGTATTGGAAGTCTCTGCATCTAAGATTCTTGTCGAATCCTTTATAAGATTTTATAGCCATTTTGCAATTTATTTAATATAATTTCATCCGCTTCTGTCCTCTTATCCATAGGCTTGTTTTGAGATTCATTGATAAAGTCAAGCATCTCATCCCATGTCCTCTCAAACAATTGTCCATTATTAACCCCACAGCATCCACATCCACTAGAAAATACTGGGATTATACTCCCATTGTACATCTTAACGAATTTATATCCTATATATTCATCACATAATGAACATCTTCTTACTGGTATAAATCTTACTTTACCGCTATAAACGATATTTACTAATGTCTCACGATCCATATAATTTTCTCCTCTAATTAATTGTCCTTATTTCTAGCCAATCGAATAAAATTTATCCGCGCTCTCTTTTCCGTCTCCGCGAAAGTTAGCCAGCCCGCATGTCAGGATGCTCACAAGGTTATCCACCACCTCCAACTCGCTCGATTTGAACCACGCCAACTGACTATAAGTTTCACCTATCCATATTATACTCATTCTCCCGTCCCGACTGACCTCCTTGACCAGCCCTATATGGTTTTTAGTGTCCTTAATCACATTTAATTCGTCAATATTTGTAAGCCGAACAAAATCCATCGGCCGTATCACTTTATTCTCGTCCATGTCTTTATCCTCCTATATTCTTTTTATTCTCTCAATTTACGCTTAACCTCTTTAACATATTTAGTAGAATGTAGTCCCCTATGCAATCTTATAGCCCGATCTATATCCTTTTTAGGATTATGATGAGATTGATATATCTCGAACATTTCCCTAGCCTTGACAGGATTTGTTCTATCATCGTATCTATACCGCTTTTTCTCCCGTTTAAGACACAATATCCTATTAACCTCATCTACATACACCTTTTTCATCTGCCACCTCCCTAAAGCCCCGGATGAGGCGTTATACGCCCGATCGTCATTCCTTGACTCCACGAAAGACAAGGCGGCCGCCAGCCTATCCCACACCCGTGCCTCGATCACGGCCGGCTTCGGGGCGAGGGGCATGCCTCCGTTTCCTTTTGGCGGTGTTAATATTATCATCGCCATCACAAGTAAGTATCTTATCACGTTCCCTTGTTTTTATAAAACTCCTCCCCGAATTTCACATTATCCACATAATCTTCCATGCACTCATGAACAATTATATGAATATCACCCTCCGTGTATGTTATCTCGGACATCAGCCTCTCATTAGTCACCCACCAAGAATAACTATCAATATGCCGTGTCTCGAATCCATGATCATGTAACAGACACATAACATTATGTTCTAAATTCTTAACCATCATCACACAATCATACACGATATATCCGTTGATACTTTCATGAAACCATCCGAATGCGCAAATGTATCTACTCATTAGCTTATACAACTTCCTCGCTACTGGATTAGGTATTACCTCATCCATATCAAAATCCATACTCTCCTCGATAAGCTTATCCACATCCCGCTCCTCAATACAAGCCCTAGGCATGCCTTTCGCCCTCACATGAAGGCGTGATCGACTATCCCGGCTTAATACCGTCCCGACATACTTCTTTCCTTTGGTATATCCAATATTATGATTCCCAGCAACGTGAAACATAATTTTATCACCTATGTTAATCTCTTCCATATCCAAGATATTTATATTATTTGTTATCCTTTTTATACAAAAAGGGGATATAATGGCATAATATTATGATATCAAGACACGAATACGTTATCTATCATATTATCATACATATCCTCCATATAACGTTATTTATGGCATTATATCGTATATGATGCTGCATACCATAAATACGTCCAATCAATCCTCTTTTAAGCTCTTATCGCTATTTAGACTATCAGCTATACTCAATATCTTCGAAATAAGAGCCTTTTTAGGCTTGTAGTCATCATTTACGCTTATAACCGAGTAATTATATACCACGCCTTCTTTCGACACCTCCACACCCACGTATTTAGGCGCAACAGCATCCCTATGCAACACGATAAACGGGTTTTTACCGTCCAGTTTATTTATCAACTGGTTAAACTGTCGCCTTGTCATCTGATAGTGATATTATTTCCATGTTATAAATACGATCTCTCTTTACCCTTATCTTCTCGCACAGCTCATCAAAGCACCCATCTCCTTCTAACCTACCAACATAATATGATACATTCGATTTAGAGCTTCCTTGAAGATATATATATCCTCCTATATTCCTTGAGAAAAAATTAGGTAAGACCATCTTTTGTCTCTTATCCTTATTATCCATGTAAGATATAACGACAACCCACAACTCTGGTTCCCATTCTTTCACCGATAACATAAGATCGAGACCCGATTGACCATTGATATTCCTCCTGCCAGTTTCGTTATAACGAAGAATAACATAATCATCCGCTTTATCATTCTCAATCATCACGACCATAGGACTATTACCCTTTCCGTTATCACATAATACTCTTGCCTCTTTTCCGTTACGTAGATATACCTTATCGTAATCTCCGTTTTTGTATATCTCAAAATCAAATTCTATCACCATATTATTTTCTCCTATTGATATATTGTTGCGTACGTCCTTCCTCTATTTTTTCGAAATAAAACTTATTCCCATATAACCGAGTGAAGCAGATGTTATACCCGAAATGTTCCGCGCGTCTGATCTGTGCGTAACCTCTACTGATATCATTATTATCAATCAGCGTAACAAAACAATGTGATCCTACTTCTGTATTCAAAACCAGATTTTCCCAATCTTTTACCTCCATATCAAATCTCCTTAAATAATTTTTTGTTATGATTATCGCTATTATACCATTTATCAATATTATCGTACTGCTTTGGATAAACCCCATAAGACCTACACCACCTAGGTAACGGTCCGTTCAGCACGTCTAACGCCGTCTCAAGGTCAAACGTAGCTTCCTCCTTGACACAACACCCCGATCCACTTCCACAGCTTGGTATATAGGCTCTACTATATGCTACGTTCATCCCATATTCCCCATGACTCAGATACCCGATGTTGGGTGAATCAGGGAAGGCGTAATACAACATTATATAATCACCCTTACTCCAACCTCTATTATAAGTATCATCCTTCCATGCGAAAACCCTGCAACCGGCTTCTTTTAATTCCGCTGCCGCTCTTTTTAAAATATTATCTTCCATACTACTTACATTTAAGTTATGCCAAGGCGCCGGGAACCGACCCCTGACCATATCCGCACACGTACGATCATGGTATTCCTTCCGCCCCGCCAAGGCTTGGTTCAACATTAACAAACTTTCATATCCTCACACATCTTAAAAAAGACCTCTCTTATGATCCTTTTGAACAAGATGTATATCTCATCATCATCCTCATCGAACTCCACGCCCCATGAACGTAATAAATATCTAATGTCGCAATCCGCTATATGAATCCTAAATATGGATGGAACGCTCATTATGTAATCCTCAAAAGCTTTCTTAATCCCATCCCTTTTGATATGTTCTTTATACTCATCCTTGAACACGTTAAGCATAAAAGATAGATATTCCCTATCATATTTAAACTGCTTCCCATAATTATCTGTATCTATATGATCCAGTATATATATTTCTATCGCGTCTCTATCGTATCTTGACATACTTCTTCCTCCTCCTTTTGATATTTTATAACCTTTTTCTCCCCATACGCCTTCGCTAACTGGATAAGTTGACCGGTAAATACCTTGGTACGGTGTTTTACGATCTTATCCACCAATTCCGGGCATCTGGTTTTCCACCTGTAATTAACCTCACCTTTAGCTTTCTTCTTATAATACCTGTAGAATGTTACGGCTACTACCACTTCTCCATTCTGCTCGAAAGCAACTAAATCATAATTATTATAGCTTATCTCGTTCATCTTGTTATTTCTTTTATATATTCAATCACTTCTTTTGATAAGGATGTTATATCCTTAACCCTTTTCCCAAAATTGTATACTCCTCTCTTCCATGGGTAATAATCCCCCACATACATACCTACACCCTGCGGATGAAACGGGTTTGAACTACAAGCAAATACCGGATAATATACAACCCCATTACGGTCTTTATCCTTACTGCTTACACACACAATAGTATATCTATCAACCGCTTTATCGCCAAAGTCATATACTCTTACTTTTACCTTCACACCATTGGCGTTTGTTATAATATTATTCATACGCACCTCCTTTGTTGTTCACTACCCGACTAATCTATTTCCTTCCCATATAAGGTATATGAGCCACACCATCCACGACTCTCATTCGATACCCGAATATGATTCACAGGTTTATTCCCCGCCATGCAATTGGCGTAAGATAATACCGCCGACATGCTTCTAAACCCAGAATCCATTGATGATTTAATAAGCTTCCTATCACACCCAAATACCAATATCTTTACAACATCCTTCTCTTTTACAGTTCTTCTTACACGCATAATCTTGCCATATAATAAACAAACATAAAATCTATCTTATCACGGTCATTACGATCCACCCTATGCCCGGTTAGATCCAGAATAACACGACGTTTCTCTACTACCGGTATATTATCGACCTGGATCTTTATATACCGGTATTCCATGACCTCCAATTTCTTGGATAGTATATCCCGAATATCTTGCCGACGGAAATACATGTTTATCCCTATGTGGCTGGATGTTAAAAGACATTCGTCTATTATCCCATCAGTATCGAACAACAGCAACATATCGTCCCTCTCGATAGTATATTCCATATCAAGAATCTTGATGCGTTTGCTCCCGTCCTTCCTTTTAGACATCAAAACTTCCGTCATTTCATTCTCTGTCGTAAGGATATAATACGCCTCTTCTTTCGTAATATTATCCCGTAGATAAAGCAGAGCCTCATCTTGTAATTTCATAATCTCGTCCATGTTATTAGTATTTTATATTACCACGCCAAGGAAAAGGACGGAGACCGACAACCGCGCTTACCACGCCGTGACACCGCCGCCCGTTCCCCTTGGTGTTATTCCACCACCATCAACCGGTTTTAAATCCAACATTCCTCTACCTCTATCTCCATATGATCCTCCCAATCACATCTATCAACATCCTCACCATCCTCGAAATAATAGTAAGCCCATACCTGTACGCCTCCTACCTCTATATATCCATCACTCTTCCATTCTATCAACCCATCTTGCCTTACCACGTTGGTAGGCTCAGCCCCTAACGACAGCAGATTATTTACTATACTACCGCCAAATACGTTCCTTGCTTCTTCTCTCGTCATATCACTATCAGATTTTTAATATTACACTACCGCCAAAGGAAAACAGGGACGGACGACCAGCGGGGCCGACCCCACGCCATCGCCGCCCCTCGTTTCCCTTGGTTCCCTCCGTATCACTCCCACGCCAACAGACAATATCTACCACCAATAACACTATACCCACCATCACTCGCAATCGCTTTGCGTTTCCACTTAACGGTAAAGTATTGCCCCTGTTTAGAAAGGAATCCCATTGATTGGAAAGTATTTCTTTTGTTGATTGAAGGGGTTCCCCTTGTTTTTCTTTGTTTTCCTTGGGTTTCATTGGTTTTCCTTGGTTTCCCTTGTTTGGAGGTGTCCCATCCCGCGAAACAAACCAACCCCACCAACTCCCAGCATAAAACCCGAGACCTTCCTCCCGATTGTTCCACGTGGAACGCCCGTTCAGTCTAGGATATCGAGGTCTTTGCTCTTGATTGCCTTATATACTTGCCTAATACAATGTATTGATAATAAAACCAATAAAAGAACTATGATTAAAGGCAGGGCGTCGCCCGTAGCTATAACATACCGCCCCAACTCAAACGCCATGTACCCACAAAACAAAGTAAGTACGAAATATATAACTAATCCCATAAAATATACAATAAGTAACCACGATTTTAAAATTACACTCAAATAATATAATTAATTGAGTATCAATAACATAATATACATCAATCCCTAGAGCTTCCTCTAAAGAAAGATAAGCCCAAACATAGATAAAAAATATACAATAAGTACCGCCTATTATATACCTTTTAGGATTGATTCACGCATGAAACCATACATAAGGGCACAATATACCCGCCTGCATGGATATAGATATATACAAAATGATATGCAATGAATGATTTTACTTACACATTTTCGATCAAGGCTTAAAATTTGCCGCCTCAACACTTTTATGTGTAAGCAAAACATATGAATATGCTATCATTTTGTAAAATATAGAAACAAAAAAGCCCTTCAGTAATATATCACTACATTACTGAAGGGCACAAACTTTAAAATCAAATAAAAACAAACGATCTATTGTCGCAATTTGTTTGCCATGTAGCTAACACGTTTCCGCCTGCACTTATCCGACTCCCTACTGCAATCTAATTTATTAGACTTGTGTAGTTCTTTGGTAAGCTCAACGTAAAATTTCATTTGAGCTATTTTAACCGCCTCTAAAGCCTTTTCTTTTCTAAATGCTAGCTTTCTATTCAGATTGTCAAACTTTCTCCTATACATAATTTATTAGTTTTAAATGGCACCAATAAGAAACGGTAAGCCGGGGACAATACGGCCGGCCTTATCAATACGACCAGCCGAACGCCCACACGCCCGCCTTTATCTTTGGATTAGTCCCTTTGCCGGCAACGAAGCCGACCAAATATGCACATACGTTACCCGTGATACATACCGACAAGGCGTATTTTGTCCGTCAATTTAACCGCACAAAGCACCCTTGTAAGGGTTGTTATTCTGCTACTACATATAGCGTATAAGTATTTAAGCGACCTTAAACGCTATTGCTTTGATACATTGGCACGGATATAACCCCGTAATGCACTCCATGCGTGTTACTCTAGCAACGCATGGACATACGCAATATACATGCGTATATACACCAACGCACCCCGCTTTTAACGGCCTATCCGGTTGACCGGACGTACTAACCCGTCTTGATACAAGCCCAAAGAATAACGGTTCGTCTTGCGACTGAAAACGAACCTAAACCACATTGTTAAGCGGCGGCCTATTTACACAAGCTATCGAACGCCAACGGCTATACCCCTACCGACTTGTGTATGCTTATATCAATATGTTAAATATCATGTCCATTTAGTCAAGATCAGTGGCACGGCGTGAACGTATGGACATTGCCACCATAACGCCCCCTATGTAATTAAATAGGGGGCAAATCGTTTGCTATCTATCATTTTTAGGGTGCGTCAAATAGTAAGTAACACACTTTGCAATGAGATTAAACGTATACCGTTTGATAGGTACGGCACACTTTATGATACGTTTATCTGCACCGTTAAACGTTTCGTAATATATACCAAAATCGTACTCTATAGGCTCATTATATCCAAAGCGTTTATGAGACGATCCTAGTATTGCTATATCCTCTATTTCACTCATTTTAAGCTTTTTGTTTTTATCCTGTTCGTTTTTATCATAGTATTCACGCTCTACTTCCTTGTATGCACAAAACGTATTATTTACTCGTGGGAGTATTTCTTTGCAAAGTTGTATTACTACTTCTTTGTCTTTAGCTAAAGCAACCAAAGCGGGAACGACTTCCTTTGATACTTTAATATCATTTTCTTTTAGTATGTCGTTTATTTCTTTACCAGATTTAAACAGGTTGCACCAAGCTTTTACTGCACCTGTTAATGTCTTTTCGTTTGATTTTTTAACTTCATTTTGTACTTTGTTAATCTCTTTACTTATCATATACTTTGCCTATACCTTTAGGACTTATAATGGCACCTGGTACACCTTGTTTGTTAATGCTGTTATCTTACAAGAGCAAATATACTACATGTTTTATCCTCAAACAAATATTTTGCAATAAAAATTCGAAGATTATATGTAATAAATCTAATCAAATGTAAACGTATATTAAAATATTGATTTATATGATTGATAATCAACAAGTTAAATACAAAATAAGCATTCTTTTTTCGGCTCGTAGATCGTTTGCCGTTCCTGTTTCCCGTTCTTCGTGGATTGGGGGGGCGGGACCAAAAACGGCAGCCCGGCCGGGCCGATTTCGGGGAGGTGGTCCGTCCCGCATATCCCCCTCCCATCATACCCCACCTCATCCTTCCAATAACGTCCCGCATATCATCCTCCCCGAATATCCCTCATACTTCCTCACAACCATATCACCTTCCATCTCATTTAATTTGTTATATTTGCGATATAATTAAAACATAACATATTATGAATAAAGAAGTTAAATACATG